AATGGCTGAAGAGCGTATCGCTGAGCGTATCGATGCGAACCTATTGAACTTGACCATGGATGAGTTGAAGGTTATCGACAAAGATATCTTCGACAATCGTATTGAAAAGATTTCTAAGAAAACTCAGGGCAAACTAATCGTCAAAGAATATCCAACTGCTGGCGCACATGCTGGTCACTTCAGAGCATTGCTTGAAGAGTTGAAGTTGAAGCGTGAGTTTATTCCTGATATTATCTTCATTGATTATCTAAACATTTGTTCAAGTCAGCGTATGAAGCAAGGTGGAAGTATTAACTCTTATACATATATTAAGAGTATCGCTGAAGAGTTAAGAGGTTTGGCTGTTGAATATAATGTTCCAATTGTTTCAGCCACACAAACAACTCGAAGTGGATACACTAATAGCGATCCAGGTTTGGAAGATACTTCTGAATCGTTTGGATTACCAGCCACTGCTGACTTTATGTTTGCGTTAGTTTCAAATGAAGAACTTGAGCAATTGAATCAAATCATTGTTAAACAATTAAAGAATCGTTACAATGATCCAGGATTCTATAAGCGTTTCGTTGTTGGTATCGATAGAGCCAAGATGAAGTTATATGATGTTGAAGCATCCGCTCAGGTAGGTTTGTCTGACTCTGGTCAAGATAAAGACGATGTGCCTATGTTTGACAAGAGTGAATTTGGCAAGCGACAAAGAGCAGAAGGTTTCAGTGGGTTTAAGTTTTAGGAGAGAGAAATGGTAAAGGTAATTGTAGCCGAAAAGAAAATTGATTGTTCACATTTGTTGGGCAAATTTGTTGATGAATCTCATTATGATATTCTTGTGGAAGAAGATTGTGATGTTTACGCACCACCGAACTGCGACCTAGCAACCCAAGCTGATTGTGATGTTCCAAAAGATTGCGCAAATTGCGCCACAGGTTCTGATGAGCGTAGAATTGTTTTCAAGTTCCGCAAGAACTACTTCAGCAAAGAACAACAAGACGCAGCATATGCTGGTCTGCGTGAAGCAGCGATTCGAACAGAGAATCGTGGACTTGCTTCTGGTATTAAAGATGGTATCATTGCTACCTCTGATGGTCGTGAGTGGGTTACCAACTATCAAGATGAGATGATCACTGCCTTGATCAAGAATCGTAACTCTGCTTTGATTGAAGAAGATGTTATTGATACAGTTCGCAATAAGTATCCTACCGAAACTGACAAGAAGATGGCAGGTGGCGGTGGTAAGAACAATGTATGGGTTATCTCTCGTTTCCGTGGTAAGTTTGACTTTGAAGCATGGGTTGATTCAATTAAACCTATGAGCCGTGAAGAACGAGCAAAGGCTACTGAAGAAGTTATGAAGATGATCAGTACCACTACTTACGGCACTGCTGTTAACTCTGGTATCGCTGGCTGGTTCGATCGTTACCCACGTATTCCATATGGTCGTGCTACTTCTTATACACGTGACAACTTTGAGAAGTTCCAAATGGCATTCCCATTCCTTCAAACTCTTGCCAAAGGTTTCAAGGATCTATTGCCATGGCGTTATGCTAATCAAATGAAAGCAGCAGAGAAACTAGATCCACGTTTCTTGGTTCCTGGAACTCCGTTCACAACTATCACTGTCAACAAAACATTCCGCACTGCCGCACACTTTGATGCTGGTGATTTAGATTCTGGCTTGTCTAACTTGTTGGTGTTGTCTAACAATGGTAACTACTCTGGTGGTTACTTGATTGCTCCAGAATATCGTGTTGCTGTTAATGTGCGTCCAGGTGACTTGCTCTTAATTAATAACCACGAGGTTATGCACGGCAATACTGAGATTAAACTTCTTGATGAAGAAGCCGAGCGTGTTTCATTGGTATGTTATTTCCGTGAGAAGATGCTTGAGTTGGGTTCATTTGAATATGAAGATTGCCGTTTCAACTTTGTTGAATCTCGTAGACTAAACAAAGAACATCCTCTATGGAAACCTTTATGGAATGGTGTTTCTGAATCTATGTGGACTAGCAAAGAATGGTATGACTATTGTGAAGAGAAACTTGGTAAGGATGAACTTCATAAGTATCACCCAGAAGCCAATGCTTCATCACTAGAAGGTTTCTTCTGATGTTTCAGATTCTGCCATTATTCCCAACCCCAGTCTATGTTGCTGAGGTTGGGAATTTGAGCCAAGAGGAATATCAAATTATAAACTCTCTTGAAACATCAATGAATGTTTCTGGGAATTCTTATAGTCTTGATACCAAAGTTCTTGACTCTTTGCCAGATTTATCTGAACGAATCAAACCACATCTACAAAATTATATTGATAACATTTTATGTCCGTCAACTAAAGTGGGGTTAAGGTTCACTCAATCGTGGGTAAATAGGAATGCTACTAATCAAGCACATCATAAACATAGTCACGATAACAGCATTGTTAGTGGCGTATATTATATCTGCCCAGAAATCCCACCAAGCATAAAATTTTATAGAAAAAAAGATAGTGACATTTCTTTTGAAATTGGTTCGCACAATCCGTTCAACTCTAAAGAGTATAAGGTTAATATTAGAAAGGGTATGCTTGTGTTGTTCCCATCACAACTTGAACATTCTGTAGATATTAATTCTGGAGTAGAAGAAAGAATTTCGTTAGCATTTAATACATTCTTTACTGGGATTATTGGTGATGAAAATGGTTTGACTAAATTGGAGTTACAATAATGTGTTCTGTTATAGGTGCGTTGATTCAAAATCCAACTTCCAAAGATTTTGAAAACATCCGTAATGTGTTCCTTCAATCAAAGATTCGAGGCATGCACGCAACTGGGTTATCTTATATTAAAGGTAATACAATTGTTACATTTAAAGAAGCAGTCCCTGCGGATAGATTTGTTCATTTAGATAATTTAGAGGAGATGGTAAACGATGACGGCATTCTTTATCTCATTGGTCATTGTAGATATAGCACTAGCGATCTACTGTATAACCAGCCGTTGACAAGCGCAACACATTCTATTGTTCACAATGGAGTTATCACTCAAGAACTTCCAGAGAACTGGGGTAAGATATTTAATTATCCTTGTGAAACAAAGAATGATTCTGAATTAGTTTTACATTCTGCGAATGCTCTTGGTGAGTACCCAGACGCATCTATGGCAGTTTGTGAGTTATCCCTTAAAGATAAACACCTTCTTGTTTTCAGAAATGGTAAGCGTCCATTATATTTGACTTCTTTGGTGAATGGAGTTATAATTACTTCTACTGCGGATATTCCTAGACGAGCAGGTATTAAGATGCCAGCTGTTGAAGTTCCAATGAACACTTACTTGACATTCGATTCAAATATGACAATGAATGTTGACCTTGTCAAAACAAAGAAACCTGATTTACAGAAAGTAGATTATGAATTATCCAGCTGATAAATTTACATACGGTATGGAAATAGAGTGGGGTGATGTGCCTCGCCCTTTTTTAATTCCAGAAGAACTCGGTTCTTGGGAGTATTCAGAACGAGATATTATTAACCTAAGAGACCCTTACAAATATGTCTGCGCTGACCCACTTGGTGAAACTCCTCCAGTCGGTGGGGAGATTAACACTAAACCGACTAGAACATGGCAAGAACAAGTTGATAGATATTTTGAACTTGAGAAAATCTTTTCAGATAACGGAACTCCACCTACTGTTGGCGTTACTGCTCACACTCATATACATTGTCGTGTCCCTAATCTACGTAATGATATTGATGCGCTCAAGCGTCTAACAAAATACATCAAAGAGAATCAAGCTGCTGCTATTGAGCATGTTTATGGTTTCTTTGAGCACAATCAAATGAAAGGTGCCAAAGGCGCAAAGATGTATTTGAAGTTTGATGGTGGTCGCCCAATGCCTGACTACATGTCAGATAACATCATCAACCTAGCAACAGACTTTGATTCATTCATCAAGATGCATGCTGCTGGTAAAGATGGCGTATCAATGGGTCGCCCATTCCGTTTCGCTATTAACATGTATGCTTTAAAGCATATTGATACTGTAGAGTTTAGACTGTTCCGTGGAACATTAGATCGAACTGAACTCGAATCATGTTTCCGTTTTGTTCAAGACTTTCTTGACGCAGCATTAAATGATGGACCAAGTGTAGTTGAACTTATATCAACAAACAACTATAAATTTCCTCCAATGCAGTGGGACTTGGCTCAGTTTATTGGTTGGGAGAAAACTAAACATCCAGAAGATCGTGGCGAAAAAGTAAGAACCTATGTTGAAGTTGCGTAACTGTACACGAACTGAATTCATTGCCGCAATATCTGAAGCCAAGGAAGATAACTTCGCAAAGACGTTCGTCGCTAAAGCAGACATGCAAGAGCAATGGGATTCTTGTATTGGCGCATTCGATGGTAACGAATTAACTGCTGCAATCATTACTACAATCTCGAAGACTAAACCACATGTAGCCAATCTACAGTTGCTACATACCTTTGCAAAACATAGGGGTAAAGGTTCGGCTCGATTACTCTGCGAGGACTCGCTAAAACGAGCGAGAGCCAATGGGGCAACTTACTTCAGGGTATCCTCTGAGAAGTCTGCCGTGGGCTTCTACGAGCGTCTAGGATTCCGCTTCTGGGGTGCTCAAAAGAGTGGTTGCCAGCTATCTATCTTCCGTATAGGGGGAGATACCTTCTTAGAGGGCGACTACGACTACTCCGACACGACTATCAACAAAGCGGTCAACCGAAAGGGTAAGGGGGGCTGTACGACCCTCTACGACCTTGCAAACAGCCAAATAGGGGTCAATTTAGAGGGTTTTTGAGTCAAAAATCGCTTTACTTTCATTCCGATTTATAGTATAATAAAGTATGGATTACAGATTAGAACAAAACCGACGAGAGGCATTTATCCGATGGTATGCTTGGTCGTTAAAATATGATGATTGTGACCCAGCTGTATGGGCTACAAACTATCTGAACAAACGATATGAGCATAATGACGAACAGCGTCTTTGGCTTTGTTGGTTGTATGGTAACACATATCAATTGCCTACTGCTTGGGTATTGATGAATGAGTTTCCTGATTATGAATTGGCGACTGTTGATCGAATGACTCAATGGAATGCTACGAACTATAAGAGATTGAGATATCAAACTGATACAAAGTGGAACAAAGGACATTTACCTACAATGTTTGAATCGTATCAGAAATTTATTGGAAACAGGACTCAGCGTGAAACACTCGAATCGTACTACGGAGACAATGAGAAACAAAACTTTGATGCTCTGTGGAGCGTACTCAAAGGAAACCTTCACAAGTTTGGTAGGTATTCTACTTGGTTCTATATGCAGCATCTTCGTCACACTGCTGGGATTAGGATTGAGCCTAGTTCTCTCATGCTTGATGATTATGATGGTTCCCGTTCTCATCGTAATGGATTACTTTTGGCCATTGGCAAGGATGACGATTATGATCGAAAACTTAATCGAGTGGAATATGCATACCTTGAGAATGTTAGCTGGGGGATTATCATTGAAATGAGAGAAAGGTTTCCAGAACTAGCAAATCAAATTGACTACTTCACTATGGAAACCTGCCTATGTTCTTTCAAGAAAATCTTTCGTGAACATCATGGTCGTTATCTTGGATACTACCTTGATCGTCAGGCAGAAGAAATTATTAAAGCAGAGAATGATGGATGGTATGGTATTGATTGGGATGTTCTTTGGGATGCTCGAAATGAAACGATTGATTTAAGATTAGACCATAAGCGTGGTATTGATAAAGAAAGGTTTTCAAGTTTTGTTAATACTGGTAAACTTGAAAACCTTGAATGGATGTTTGATGATGAAGAACCTGTTTTAATTGGATTGGAGAATTTTTAATGTCTGTCGCTACACAAGCCCCAGTAGGAAATTTAAGTTTTGATGGTAGCAATAGCACCATCACGGTATCTACTGCTTCTAATACTGCTGGTATTAGTCAAGCACAAAAAGTAAAGACTCAAGATATTCTTGATCAGTTTGCTTTGAATGAGTTTGTTGTTGAGCATCGTGTTCAAGAGCAAGAACTTATTAAATTGAAAGAGCAGAACGTGGATTACGCTGATGCCATTAAAGAAAACATGGCTAAGAACCTAGCACGTGATGTAACTAAGAAAATCTCTTACACTAAGAAATTTGAGCAAGATACATTCACTCACTCTTTCCGTGGTCGTGCTTGGGTATTCACTAAAGAAGAATTGATTAATCTTATTGAGGATATTAAGAATGGCGTTCGTTGAGCGAGTCGGTGCACAAGACACTATTAAAGTAGAGAAGGTAACAAACCCTATGAAGACAAGAAAGATTGTAGCAGTTGGTGGTTCTCCTGGAACTGGTAAGACTACTTTGTTCCGTAAGTTTATGGAAGACAAACCATTCATCTCAACCGAGCCAGCCAAGTTAGTCTCAGCCAGCTATAATCCTGAGCGAGATCTATACATCCTTGGTAAATATGAAGAGGGTGAAACCTTTGCTGGTACGGATCGTCTTTCTATGGCAGTCCAACCAAACCTACAGGAATGGATTAAGACTCATAACTGTAATATCCTTTTCGAAGGCGACCGAGTCTTCAACCAATCTTTCCTAGAGTTCTGTATGGGTCTAGAGAATACCGAGTTGGTAGTGGTATTCCTAAAGGCTCCAAAAGATATCCTAGAACAACGCTATAAAGATCGTGGATCAGACCAGTCGGAGCAATTCCTACGTGGGCGAGAAACTAAATATAGTAACTTGATGTCGAATTTTGAACTTATGCCATATATTACTGAGTTTGTAAACACTAACTTAGAGGAGCAGGGGAAGGTTCTTGCATTTTTGGAGAAGCAGTTTAGTTAAGCAAGTATCTTCTAGGGAATATGTATTACCTAGAAAACGCAAATTATGACTGGATGGAATTACTGAATTTTTATTCAGTACCTTTCCGAGCAAAGTTCATCCCTGCAAAGATATGGAAAGACTTAGATAATTACCGAAACGATTCTGTCGGACTAGGTAATTATGTTAAGAAGTGGCGCACTAAGATTGAGTGGCGCAAAGAACCTTCTAAGGCTCAGAAATATAAACGAGGTGTCAGTATCGCAGGTGAATATGATATTGAGAAGCGTCAATGCTGTCTTATAATATTCACTGACTACTTCGATAAGTTTCCATTCTCTGATAACAGTTGGAACAATTTCAAGTTCAGACTAATCACCTGCCTTCAGCATGAGATCATCCACTACATGCAATATGATAGACGTGATGATCAATGGAGCCACTATGTAGTTCCATATAAAAAAGCCCACAGCAAAAGAAAGAATGACGAGAGAAAATACCTCTCTGAGTTCGATGAGATTCAAGCATACGCTCACTGCGTATTAATGGATTTTAAATCTAGACGTCCGAACATGGATGTTGAGACTCTTCTGAATCGCTGTAAAAGCCATAGAGATTCAAGAACCCTTCACTATTTCTTGAGAACATTTGACTATGACTTTAAGAACAATGCTGCTATCCCAAAACTTATGCAGCAAATTGTTAAATGGGAACGTAAATACAATAGGCTTACGTAACCTAAATAATGGATTAAGGTATAATTAATCCATATGGCAAAACAATATTTCCAAGGTAAAGCAGGATTTGATATGTTGGTTCAAAAGAAACCAGCATTGAAGACTGTCATCTCCAAATTTACTCCATACAGTAGCATGATGTATCTGGAAACGGATGATGGAAAGATGCCAGCTGGCACTGCCTTAATTAAAGTAACAGCGCCTGATGAGAAATCGTTTGATGTAGTTGTTGCTGCTGCTCAGACAGTTAAGACTGCCAAGGTGACTGATCAAAAAGGTAAGAAGTATTTGGTTGAGGTTGGGGCAGATAAGTTCTTCCTCTATAAATCAGGTGGTCGCCTTCAGAATGTTATCGATGAAGAAGGTAATGCTACCACTGCTAAGACACCTTCAACTGCTCAGCAAGAAGATGGAACTAGGTTCTGTTTAGAATACTACGCAACTAATAAGAAATTCCCAGCAAAAGATCTAATCAACAAAGCAGTTAAATTTGAGTTTGGTAAAGACTGGCATGACTCATTCGAGAAAACTGTTAATGCTGTTCTGACTGTAATGCCAAAGAGCACCATTGGTCAGTATGACTTCTACCGTGATAGCAATCCAAAGAAGCCAGAGTTTCTAAATCAAATCACTGATGCCAAAGTTCTTCCAGATAGCAAAGATAACTGGAACCCATCAGATATTTGGGCAGTTAAAAAAACAAATGCTGCAAAACTTGGTCTCGCTGTTGATGCACTTCATAAGAAACTGCTGGCAAAGAAAGCTGGTATCGAAGACTTAAACAAGTTCGTTGAAGAGAAGTTTGATTCTAAGGATATTATCGGTATCTCTCTTAAGAAAGTTGCTGGACCAAAGGCTACTATTTCAAAGATTGAAGTTGATGCCAAGTATATCAAGAGCATTGAGTTCCAAAAACCAGCAAAGAAGTTTGAATACAAAGTAAGCAATTCTTACTTTGACTTTCTATTGAGCATGAAGGTATTTAAGGAAACCATCACATATCGTTTCCGTTTCCGTCCACGTGGTGCTTCTGGAGAACTTAATACCTATGGTGAGGGGCAACCAGAAACTGCTAAAGTTTGGGATGGTGCCATCTCTAGAGATATGCTCAATGAGGAATTCCCTGGGATGTTGAATGTTATTTCGGATATGAAGAAGGCTCAGAAAGTAGCTGCTTCAGCTGGAGCGCAAATTAAATCTATGTCTAACATTAAGATATACGAAGGATTCACCAAATACGTAGAAGCCAACAAGTTTAAGTTTGTTAATGTGTCTGGGATTAATGATAAGATGAGCGACTATGAAGTTCGAAGAGCAGTCGTTCTGTTATACTATATTTACGCTTTAGAGACTGCCAAAAACCCTGGAGACATCTATAAGAAGATGTATCTAGCTGCTAAGAAGATGAATGCTTTTTCCTCTGTGCACTACAAAGTTTACTAAATAAGATATAACACTACTTAATTGATGGATTAAAATGAAAGATTATAGACAATTAATAAGAGAGTTACCGAGCAAAACGGTAGTTCTAGCCTGTGGTAAGTTTAACCCTCCGACTATCGGACACGAACTTCAAATTAAGGCTGTCAAAAAACTGGCTGAGCAAAAGAATGCAAGCCACGTAATCTATGCGTCCGATCTAAGCGACGCCAAAAAGAATCCTCTTGTAGTAGAAAAGAAACTTCAGTATCTGAACCTGATATTTCCGAACACCAATTTTGTTGGTTACTCGGATAACATTAATGAGATGGTATCTAAATTAAAAGAAACCTATCGCAATGTTATCGTAGTTGTCAGCGCAGATAAAGTGGCTTCCATGAAGAAAAGTCTTAAGGAAGCCACAGTTGTATCCGCTGGTGATATTGATCCAGATAGCGACGACAGTATCTGTAAGTTTGCTGTTAAGGGTTTATACGAAGAGTTTAAAAAGAATTTACCATCATCAGTTCGTGAGATTGATTCTCGTAGATTGATGAACGATGTTAGACTTGGCTTCAACTTAGAGCCAATCAAAGAAGAAATTAAATTAGTTAAAGACGAACTCCGTGAACAGTATTTCCGTGGTGAGATCTTTAATGTTGGTGATATAGTTGAGTCAGAAGAACAAGTATACGAAATTGTGAAGCGTGGATCCAATCATCTATTACTAAGAAATGAAGAAGACAAGTTAGTAACAAAGTGGATTCACAATGTTAACTACCTTGACGAAACTAAACGCATGAGTGCTGCTGTTAAGTTACAGCGTGCATGGGATCGTGAGCGTGCTAAAAGTGATGCAAGCCGAGATCGTATGCGTAAAGAACTTGAACTAATTGCTGGTAAAAAAGAAGAACCAAAGAAGCAAGAAGTTAAAGAAGAAAAGAAAAAGTTAAAATCTTTTAAAAGTAAACTTAAAACAGGTGGTAAAAACGCTGAGCAGCCACAACCAGTGATTGATTTTCAGCAACCATACGATCCACTATTTAAAGGGTAATCATGGATGAATTAGTAGTGGCACTAAAAGTGCTCCAAGCAAATGCAACAGTAATGTATTATAAAGCACATCAGTTCCATTGGAATATCGAAGGTGTTGAGTTTACTCAGTACCATGATTTCTTTGGTGACCTTTACGAAGATGTTTATAATTCTATTGATCCAATTGCGGAAAACATTCGTAAACTTGGTGACTACCCTCCAGTGAGTTTAGATCAATTGTTTAAATATAAAACACTTGATGAAGAAACAACTAGAGTTATCCTTTTGAAAGACATTCTAGGTAGCCTTCTTTCTGCAAACGAAGAAGTGATCAACAGCCTAAATAAAGTATTCGCTATTGCTACTAAAAATAATAAACAAGGTATTGCTAATTTTATCGCTGATAGAATTGATACCCACGAAAAGCATGGCTGGTGGTTACGTTCATCAGCAAAGAACATTGGATAAACAATGAAGAGTTTCGCAACATACTTAAGAGAAGAAGACGAAGGTGCTAAATTAAAGCACATTCATCATGCTGAAGATCGTCCATTGATGCATGGCTCAGCTGGTTTCGAACATGCTCATGGTGCACTTACTCAAGCCCACGAGCATATGAAGGCTGGTAAATCTGATAGTAGTCTTTCTATGAAGTATGATGGTTCACCTGCTGTTGTTTACGGGCACCATCCAGAAACTAAAAAGTTTTTCGTTGCTTCTAAATCAGCGTTCAATAAAAACCCAAAGATTAATTACTCTCATGAAGATATTGACAAGCACCATGGTCATGCTCCAGGTCTTGCTGATAAACTAAAAGCTGCCCTTACTCATTTACCAAAGGTTGCTCCAAAGACTGGCGTTTACCAAGGTGACTTGATGCACTCTAAGACTGACGTGCATCATGATGAAAAGAAAGGTACTGCTTCTTTCACACCAAACACTATTACCTATACTGCTCATGGTGATGAAGCCAAGAAAGTAAAAGATTCACATGTTGGTGTTGTTACACATACTCAATATCACGGCAAGGACTTAGGTTCTATGCACGCTAAACCTTTAGAAAGCGACAAAGGTTTCAAACAACATCCAGACGTGTATCAAAAGTCTGCTTCTCATGACACAAGCAAGATTAGTTATCCTGCTGATGCTCAAAAGAAATTCCAGAGCCATATGGATGCTGCTAAGAAAATCCATGATACTCATGGTAGCAAAATGTATTCAGCTGTTCACCCAAGCCATTCTGGCGAAGGTGGTCATCTAGCAACTTATATTAACTCAACTGTTCGTACTGGCGATAAGCCATCTGCTGAAGGTTTCCAGAAACATGTTCAAGGACACTTTGATAAAGCAGCTGGTAAATTAAAGTCAGAAGCAGGTCAAGCCAAGAAGAAGGCTGAAGGTGCCAGCCATGTTGAGCATGTAGAAAAGAATAAAGAACACTACGGTAATCTGTTGAATATGCACAATGAGTTGCATCAAGCAAAGAATACATTAGTAAAACATTTAGAAACACACGAAGGTGGTCTTGAGCATCATATCGAAGGACAGAAATCGAAGCCAGAAGGTTTCGTTGTTCAACATAAGAATGAGCCAACTAAATTAGTAAATCGTGCTGAGTTCGCCAAAGCCAACTTATTAAAGGTAAGAAAATAATGCTATCTTTCAAAGAATACATTACTGAGCGTGCTATCGATGCCAAAGGATATAAAAGTTCTGAGGGTGGTTTAACACAGAAAGGTGTTGACGCTTACAATCGTAAGACTGGTGGTCATTTAAAAATGGCAGTCACTACACCACCATCTAAGTTAAAGAAGGGTAGCAAAGCTGCCAATCGTAGAAAATCATTCTGCGCTAGAATGTCTGGTGTTGAAGGTCCAATGAAGAAACCTAATGGTGAACCAACTCGTAAAGCATTAGCATTAAGAAAATGGAATTGCTAATATGTTAACATATAAAGAACTAAAAGAAAAATGCGATTGTTGGAAAGGTTACAAGCGTAAACCTGGAACCAAACCATGCGCTGACGGGAGCTGTGTGAAAGAAGAAGCAACAAAACCAATTGGCGCTGACAAACATCATGTATTAGCGTTTGGTCGTATGAATCCGATTACTTCTGGTCATGAGGCTGTTGTTAATAAAGTTCATTCAGTTGCTAAAGAACATGGCGCCTCACACAATGTTGTTGTTTCTCATAGCCAAGACGCTAAGAAAAACCCATTAAGTGGTGATCAAAAAGTTAAACATGCTAAGAACGCATTCCCTGAAACTAATGTTAGTTCAGCTAGCAAAGAGGCTCCAACAATCCTCCACCATGCCGCAGCAGCACACAAGGCTGGCGCTACTCACTTACACGTAGTTGCTGGTTCTGACCGCCATGAAGAGATGCATAATTTACTTCATAAGTATAATGGTAAAGATTCTGCTCATGGTCACTATAACTTTAAGAAGATTACTGTTCATTCTTCTGGTGAACGTGATCCAGATTCAGAAGGTACTACTGGTATCTCTGCTAGCAAAATGCGTGAGCATGCTGCTTCTGGTAATAAAGAAGCATTCCATGCTGGTGCTCCATCTAAAATGAAACCAGAACATAAGGACGCAATGTATCACGATGTGCGTAAAGGTATGAATATTAAAGAAGAAACAACTCCATACTGGAAGAAACCATCATTCAACAAGAGAATGTCAAAGATGGCTAAACAAGAACGTCTTGAGCGTGAGCGTAAAGAAGCTGAGAAGAAACCAGTTAAGGAAGAAACTGTTGATCAACAAGACGATAGAACAAAACAATTAAAGCGTTTCAAAGATCAAGTTGCTGCATTACTGGGTGGTAATTCTAGTGGTCTACATGACCCAGATCAACCTATGCACCCACGTCATGCTAAGATTAAGCATATGACTGAAACTTTACATCCAGACATGGGCGCAGGTGCTTATATTAATGACTTCATCAAGTCAACTAATCCTCGCTTCAATAACAAATCTAAAGCAGAACGACGCAAGATGGCTATTGGCGCTTACATGGCCGCTAAAGCAAGTATTAAAGAGGGCACTGAACAACCAAATGGAACAGACAAGATTGATACTCAAACTTCTGCTCCAACAGCATCAACTGCAAAGGATACAACTATGGGCAAGAAAATCAAAGGGTTTAAATTCTTCCAAGGACAGAATGAACCAAATACAGTTCGTGAAGAAAAGAAAACTGTTGACATTGATAAAGTAAATGCTGCTGGTGAAGAACCACATCATGAGAAGTTTGAGACAGTTAAAAAGAAAACTGTTAAAGAACAGGCTCCAGTTGCGCCAACTATTGCTCGCAAATATATTAAAGGTACACCAGAACATAAGGCTCATAAAGAAAAGAGCAAGCCAATTAATGGTCACCCAACTAATACTTGCAAAGAAGAAGTAGAAGCCCTTGATGAGAAGTCACAACAGGCTCGTCGCAATAAGACTTATAAAAACCTAATGGCTGCTTCTAAAGGTGCACGTGTTAATCAAGATTTAGGTATGACTCCAGCTGATACTGGCCATAAAAATAGACAGCAAATGAACAAAGCAATTGGTCGTGCTATTTCTCGTGGTGAAGTTCATGAAGCATCTACTGGTAACCCAGGTGCTGGCTATCACGGAACTGTCCCTACTGCTGATGATAAGTATGAAGAACTACACGCTCATGTTAAGAACCTAACTGATGGTGATGACAAGACTGTTAAACATTATTTGGATTCTGGCTTTGGTGCTAAGTTAGCTGGCAAAGAAGATGACCATGAGCATATCAAGAAAGACTTCGAAAAGTTTATGAAGTATTATAGACCAAAGGAAGTTGAAAAGGTAGAAGAACGCTATGAAGACAATCGTACTGGTTTCGGTCGTCGCCCACGTGAAGATGATGAGTACCATGTACCCGATCCAGAAATCAAAAAAACAAAAGTTAAAAAAGAGGAAACTATGAAATCTTATAAAGAATTCTTACAATCACTAGATGAGAAACTAATTGGTAAACAAAAGAAGTTGGACAAGAATCATAATAATAAGTTAGATTCTCAAGACTTCGCTATGTTGCGCAAGGAAGAAGCTGAATCATTAGATGAGATTAAAATGGCAGACTTACCATCACGCAAGATTCAAGGTAAATCTTATGGCGCCAGCTATGAAGATCCAGAAGGTGCTTTTGAAACTAAAGACGATATGAAGAAACCAGAAAAGAAAGCTGCTGGTCGTAAGATTGGTCAAAGCGTTGGTTCATATAAGCGTCGTCAGCCAAAAGCTGCATCTTAATAAATAAATAAAAGTCCAAATTCAAGGAGAATAAAAATGGCACTATGGGGAAATAAAGATAGTAAAACTGCTAGCGGAACTATCAGCATCGCCGATACTGGCGTAGTTACTGGTTCTAGCACTGCTTTTACTACTCAAGCAAAAGTTGGTAACACTATCAAAGCTGGTGGTGTTGAGTATCAAATCGTTGACATTACTAGCGACACAGCTGCTAAAGTAATCATGGGTACAAACAATGGTAACGGCACTGTTACTACTGTTTCTAGTTCATCATATACTTTATCTGAGAAGCCAGCCTATGTTGCTCACGAATCTACTGACAGTGGTATCGGCGCATCTGGTAACTCTAGCAAAGTATTCGGCGTAGACGTTGAAGAAGTTTATCAAGGTAGCAATGACGTAGTTGAAGTTGCTGTTGTTAACGCTGGTACTGGTTACAAAGAAGTTCCAAACGTAACTTTCGCTTCTGGTACGCAAACAGCTACTGCTGCTATTTCTGGTGGTTCAGTTAGTGTTATCACCATTACTGGTGCTGGCGCATATTCTGCTATTCCAGATGTTTATGTTGATGTGCCACGTCGCACTATCCCAACTTCTGGCGTAAGCACTTCTACTGAAGTTATCACTTACACTGGTCATGGTTTAGCAACTGGTGATCGTATTCGCTACAGCAATGGTGGTTCTACTACTCTTACTGGTCTAACTTCTGGCACTACTTACTATGCTATCGTTACTGGCGATAATACTTTCAAAGTAGCAACTACTGCTGAAAACGCAACTGCTGGTACTGCTGTCAACTTGACTGGCACTGGTAACAATGCTCAGTACTTTGACTTGCTAGATGAAACTACTGCTACTGTTCAAGCTGCACTAGGTTCTGGCGCAGGTGGTACTCAAGTTACTCACACTGGTTGGGTTCGTCGTACTGTTGGTACTGGCGGTCGTGCTGGTCGTGTGTTCTATGAAACTTTAGTTGCTGGTGGTTCAATCAACGGCGACGCTGCTGACGATATTCAATTCGCAGACAATTAATAAATAGATTATGTAGAAGGGGGAGTTGGTCCCCCTTCACTTCTTGAAGGTATTATGGTGTGAATGAACAGTTAAATGAATCGAATTTTTTGCTACATGCTATGCATCATTATGATAACACTCAGTGTTATAGTTTAAGCGAATTCGAAGACGATCTAAAAAAGTTTTTATATTTAAAGAAGTTAATTTCTAGATACAAAAACAATGGCGATCTAAAAGAACGATTAATCTTAAACCATATCATTGTTCTTTATAATCTTTTCGGTGATGCTACTACGAAGATGCTTTTCTTTAAAGTAGACGAAAGTTGTTGGGACGCATTGGTAACCTTCTTGGTTTACCTTGACAGGATGCCTGAAGAGATTCCAGAATATGGAATCAAGTTATCTGAAGTTGTATTGGATGAGACAATAATCTCAACTCTAAGGAAAATTTAATGAGCCGTATTGTAGACAACATTATCGCATTTAAAATTATTGCGATGTTAGTAAAACCCTTCACTGAAACCGAAGCATTCAAACTCGGTATCATTGATGCGCACGGCAACAACTTACGCAAATCTAATCAGTTCTCTACTGATGCTGAGCGTAACGCATATAGTTATTTAAATCGTTTAGTGTTTAACATGAAACGATTGCTTGCTAAACTTCCAGGTGGTGACAATCGCTTGAAGAGTATGGCTGCTGCCCTTTGGTTAGTTAAGGAACACTATGAAAGTGGTTCAAGAACTACATCCCAAATGCAGGCAAAGTTCAATAAGATTATGGAATCTAATGTTCATTTAGTTGAAGAAGAGATTCTAGTTGGTAAGTATTTAAAAGAAGATGGTATGGGAGTTGGTGGTGCACCAACCAATAACACTTCTGGTCCAGTTGCTACACAAGAACCTAAGATAGATCCGAAGAGCAAAAAGAAACCAATCATTGGTATGGCTCGTCGTTCACCACTAGCACTTAAAGAGATTAAATAAAATGTGGCTCTTGTCATTGCTGCCTGACAGCTTGTTATATTTCGCCATCGTTGTGATATTGTTTTCTGGTATCGCAATGTTTGCGTTCAGCTTCTTCCTTAACCTATTCCCAGCTGCTAAACCATATCGCCTTGCTATACAAGCAACAGGTTCTATCTTAGCAATCTCTGGAGTATATTTCTTTGGCGCATACTCAACAGAAATGAAGTGGCGTGAAAGAGTTAGGGAACTAGAAGCCAAAGTTTCTGTTGCTGAACAACAATCTAAAGAAACAAATACTGCTATTCAGAAAGTATATGTTGACCGAGTTAAGGTTGTTACTGATACTAAGATAGTTGTTCAAGAAAAGATAATCAAAGAAGCTGCTAAAATGGATGTTAAATGTGAAGTCATCCCAGAAGCAATTACTATTATTAATGACGCTGCGAAATCACCAAAGGTTGTGAAATGAAAAAACTTTTATTAATTCTACCTTTAGTATTATTAGTTGGTTGTGTAGCTACACCAGTTAAAAGAAATTTTCCACAAGTTCCCGCTGAACTTATGGAATCATGTCCTGACTTACAACAAACTAGCGAGACTACCAAGTTGAGCGAAGTTCTGAAAGTTGTTACTGACAATTACGCACAATACCACGAATGCCGTATCAAAGTTGATACTTGGGTCGATTGGTACAAATCCCAAAAACAAATATTTGAGTCGGTAAAGTAAAATGGATTCTGAGAGAATAGCCAAATTGGAAACGCAAGTAGAAGGTATCAAAGAAGACGTGGCAGATGTCAAACAAGACATTAAAGAACTGCACTCTCGTATAACTACAGGTAATCGTGAGATTATGGATAAGTTAGACGAGAAGATTGATGCACTTGCAAAATCTGACAAAGCGCAGCATGATACTCTTAAGTCCACAATGGACGAAGTTAAAGGTCGTGTTGATATTCTTGAGAGATGGCGTTGGATGATCGTTGGTGGCGCAATTGTTTGCGGTTACCTAATCGGACACTTAGAAGTTGTAAGTAAAATCTTCGGCAAATAATTTTGCTTTGCAATCACTTATGGGGTATAATATACCTTATGAGTGGAGTTTATTATGTTATACATTGATACAAAATACGCAGGTATTTTAGGAGGTCGTCTCCGAAACTTTAAACAAAAGAAAGACTATCTTTGGAATTTCTCTTGTCCAGTTTGTGGCGATTCTTCAAAGAACAAATTAAAGGCTCGTGGATATATCTACCGAACTAATCAAGACTTGTTCGTGAAATGTCACAACTGTAATTATGGCACTAATCTTGGTAACCTTATCAAGTATGTTGATTCTAAACTTTATGATGAATATGTTCTTGAACGCTACAAAGCTGGCGCATCAAAGCATCATGATCACAAAGACGTTAAAGAAACAAGCGTCACACTAGAAACTAAAATAGAAGAATTGCTTGAGGATGATATCCTCTCAAGTTTGTCTCGGTTAGACACACTACCACTAACACACCCTGCGGTTCAGTATGTAGTTAAAAGAAAGATTCCAAAAGATAAATGGAATCTTTTGTATTTTGCTCCGAAGTTCAAAGCATTCACTAACTCAGTTACTGCTAAGTTCCAAGAGCCAATTCAAGATGAACATCCACGAATGATCATCCCATACTTTACACCAGCAGGTAAATGTTTTGCTTTTCAAGGCAGGGCATATGGTAAAGAAGAACCTAAGTATTATACCATTAAGGTTGATGAAACACAGGAGAAGATTTATGGACTTGATCGCATTGATTATGGAAGACGCATTTATGTTGTTGAAGGACCAATTGACTCGCTGTTTCTACCGAATGCAGTGGCTGTTTCAGGAGCAAGTTTTGATACCCCTACTATTCGTAGGCTGCTTGCTAACGCAACAATCGTAATGGACAATGAGCCTCGCTCTAAAGAGATTACTAAATTCTTAGAGAAGAACATTGAGGCAGGTTATTCTGTTTGTATGTTTCCCGAACATGTTGAACAGAAAGATATTAACGAAATGATTTTAGATGGTAAAATGACACCTGATGAGATTGTCGAGTTGATAAATACAAATACCTTCACGGGTATTGAGGCGAAACTTAGATTTTCCACATGGAAAAAGATTTAAAGGATTTTAAAATGAATGTATATATTTTGTTAGATCGTAGTGGCTCTATGGCGTCACTCTGGGATGAAGCGATTGGTTCTATCAATGGTTATATTGATACCCTAAAGATGTCTGATAAAGTTCATCTTGCTGTATTTGACTCTATCAGTCACGATGTTATTCGCGATTGTAAAGCAAAGGAATGGGATGCTGTAACTACTGAAGAAGTTCAACCTCGTGGTGGCACACCTCTCTATGATTCATGCGGTAAGATTATGACTCAAGCCGAAGAAGATAATGCCAAGAAAACTGTTCTTGTTGTTATGACTGATGGTTATGAGAATGCTTCTCATGAATATACACAAGCTGCTATCAAGGCTCGTGTTAAACAATTTGAAGATAAGAAGTGGGAAGTTCTGTTCCTTGGCGCAAACTTTGATGCTGTTGAAACAGTTTCTGGTTCAGTTGGTGTTATGGCTGGTAAGACTATGAACATTGCTCGTGGTAATATCTACGACTCAATGCAAACATTGTCTGCTTATACAGCTTCTTATGCAGCGACTGGCGCTTCTATCAACTTTACTGAAGAAGATAAACTTAAAGCGTCTACCAAAATTGAGATTTAATAATGCGTGTGAAATTAATTAGTTATAGCAAACCCTCTACCGAAATGTATGGTGAGGGTTTGATGGATGTGCAGGAGTTAATTGCGTTCTGCGCTCGTGTTAGTAATCCAAGCAATCAGTTCAACACAGATACATCAGAGAAGTTAATTAAGTATTTGATTAAACATCAACACTGGTCACCATTAGAAATGGTCAGTGCGTGTTTAGAAATTGAAACTACTCGTGACATCGCAAGACAGATTTTGCGTCACCGCTCTTTCTCGTTTCAAGAATTCAGCCAACGATATGCTGATCCAACAAAAGACTTATCTTTCGTCCTTAGGGAAGCCCGACTCCAAGATACGAAGAATCGTCAAAATAGTGTTGAGAATACAAATCTAGCATTGGCTGCTTGGTGGGAAGAAAGACAAAAGCGAGTGATCAAAGAAGCTGAGGAAGCGTATGCTTGGGCAATCCAAAATGGAATTGCTAAAGAGCAAGCAAGAGCAGTACTGCCAGAAGGACTTACTGTTTCTCGCTTATACATGAATGGTACATTGCGCAGCTGGATTCACTTTATTGAACTCCGCTCTGGCAATGGAACACAAAAGGAACACCAAGAAGTAGCACTTGAATGTGCAAAGGTAATTGCTGAGGTATTTCCTCTAGCAAAAGAATTAACAAAACAATAATAATAAATGGGGCAAGTATGAATGACATTGTGCATGGCATAAAAGTAGATTACACACGTGATGGTTTGTTTGATGAACTAGGTAAATTAAGATTAAAAGAAAGTTACATGAAAGATGAAGAAGTGAGTCCTCAAGAGAGATTCGCTTTTGTTTCTAAAACCTTTGGGAGTAATGAAGAGCATGCGCAGAGACTCTATGAATACAGTAGTAAGCATTGGCTCAGTTATTCTACTCCCATTCTTTCTTTTGGTCGCAGCAAGCGTGGTATGCCTATATCATGTTTCCTTAACTACATTGAAGATACTTCGGAGGGTTTAGTTGATAATCTTAGCGAAACTAATTGGCTATCTATGCTTGGTGGTGGGGTTGGTATTGGTTTTGGTATTCGTTCAGCAGATGATAAATCTACTGGTGTTATGCCTCACCTCAAAATGTACGACGCAAGTTCTTTGGCATTCCGCCAGGGTCGTACTCGCAGAGGTAGTTATGCTGCTTACCTTGACATTAGCCATCCTGATATTATCAACTTCTTAGAGATGCGTAAGCCTACGGGCGACCAGAACATGCGCACTCTAAACATGCATCATGGTATTAATATCCCTGACGCATTCATGGAAATTATTGAACGCTGTATGGTTGATGATCATGCTGATGATGGTTGGGATTTAATTGACCCAGCATCAAATGAAATTCGTGAAAGAGTTTCAGCCAAAGAATTATGGCAGCGTATTCTAGAAATGCGTATGCAGACTGGTGAACCATATATTCACTACATTGATGAATCAAACCGTAAGTTGCCACAATGGTTGAAGGATAAAGGTTTAAAGGTTCATCAATCTAATTTGTGTTCAGAAATTATTTTGCCGACTAACGAAAAGAGAACAGCAGTATGTTGTTTGTCTTCTTTAAACTTGGAATATTATGATGACTGGAAAAACGATCCTCTATTTCTTGCTGATGTTGCAGAAATGCTTGACAATGTTCTTCAGTATTTCATTGATCATGCTCCTTCCACCATTAAGCGTGCAAAGTACTCTGCCCTACGTGAGCGCAGCATTGGTATCGGGGCTTTGGGTTGGCATGCTTTTCTACAGCGAAACAATCTACCATGGGAAAGCCCACAAGCAGTAGGAAAGAATAAACAAATTTTTGCTTATGTAAGAGGAAAGTTAGATGAAGCGAACAAGAAGTTGGGATTGGAACGAGGTGAAGCGCCTGATGCAGTGGGTACTGGTAATCGCTTTAGTCATCTTATGGCTATTGCTCCCAATGCTTCTTCTTCCATTCTTATGGGCAACACTAGTCCTTCTATTGAACCTTATCGTGCCAATGCTTATCGCCAGGATACTTTATCGGGTTCTCACCTAAACAAGAACAGGTATCTAGATGGAATCATCCAAAAAGAAGCAGTCAATCATAAAGAGGGTTGGGCAGATGAAGTATGGTCGAGCATCATTGCGAATGATGGTAGCGTTCAGCACATCGATTGGATGGACGAGTGGACAAAAAATGTTTTCAAGACTTCTATGGAAATCGACCAGCGATGGGTCGTCCAACACGCAGCAGATAGGCAAGTATATATAGACCAAGCCCAATCATTGAATGTGTTTTTCCGACCAGATAGTCACATCAAGTATATCCATGCTGTTCACTTCCAAGCATGGAAGCAAGGTTTGAAGACTATGTACTACTGCCGTTCTGATAAGATCGCGAAGGCTGACAAAGTTTCAAAACGAATCGAACGTGAAGTTATTAAAGAGATTGACTTACACGCATTAACAGGGGATGCTAACGAATGCTTAGCATGCGAGGGATAAAATGATTACAAAAACAAAATCAAAACTAACTGATCAACGCACGTACTTCAAACCTTTCAACTATCCATGGGCGTATGACGCATGGTTGAAACATGAACAGGCGCATTGGCTTCATACTGAAGTCCCAATGATGGAAGACGTAAAAGACTGGAAAAAGAAACTAACAAATGAAGAAAAACAATTCCTCACCAACATCTTCCGATTCTTCACGCAGGGAGACATTGACGTTGCTGGTGGTTATGTTAATAATTATCTACCTTATTTTCCACAACCTGAAGTAAGAATGATGCTCATGGGCTTTGCTGCTCGTGAAGCACTGCACATTGCTGCCTACTCACATCTGATAGAAACTCTCGGTATGCCTGAGTCCACTTATAACGAGTTTCTCGAATATCAAGAAATGAGGGATAAGCATGACTATGTTACTGACCTTTCTAGTCGCAATGGGACACTTTCTAGTACTGCTACTCATATCGCTGTGTTTAGCGCTTTTACTGAGGGGATGCAGCTCTTTAGTTCTTTTATTATGTTGCTTAATTTCCCTCGCCATGGTATTATGAAGGGAATGGGGCAGATCGTTACTTGGTCAATTGTTGATGAAACGATGCATGCTGAGAATATGATTCGTTTGTTCAAAGAGTTTATCAAAGAGAATCCAGAGATTTGGAATGACGAACTTAAGAGCAAGATCTATTCTATCGCTGAAAAGATGGTTGAACTTGAAGATAAGTTTATTGACTTGTGTTATGCCAATGGTGATATGCGTGACTTAGCATCAACTGATGTTAAACAATACATTCGCTACATTGCTGATCGTCGCCTAATCTCATTGGGAATGAAAGGTATCTTCAAAGTTAAGAAGAATCCTCTGCCATGGGTTGAGGAGATGATCAATGCGCCAGTTCATGGCAATTTCTTCGAGAACCGAGTAACTGACTATGCTAAAGGTGCGTTGTCTGGTTCATGGAATGATGTTTGGGGAAAGGCAGCGTAATGGCAATCACAAAACATTTTGAATGTAATGAATGTGGAGCAGAGGGTAAGGTTACAGTAAAGGGTGATGACCACCAACTAAGCGATATCGTTTACTGCCCTGTTTGCTCTGGAGATATCTACGAAGAGGAAGAGTTTGACGACGAATAAATAGTCCACTATGTGGACATTTAATAATTTAATCGTTGAAGAATTACCTGAAGATTGTGTTGGCTTTGTTTATTTGATTACGAACAAAGCCACCAATCGCAAGTATATCGGTAAGAAGTTAGCCAAGTTTTCTAAGACCACCTATAAAATGGTTACTCTTAAAAATGGCACTAAGAAGAAAAAGAAAATCAAGTCAAAGGTTGACTCTGACTGGATGGATTATTATGGCTCAAGTGAGGAACTAAATAAAGATGTAGAGTCTCTCGGAAAAGAAAACTTTCTCCGTGAGATTCTTTTCTTTTGTAAATCTAAAGCAGAATGTTCTTACGTGGAAGCACGTGAACAGTTCGGGAGGAAAGTATTAGAATCAGATGACTATTATAATGGGCAAATTTCTGTCCGAGTCCATGGTTCTCATATTAAAAACAAATTATGACATATTTACTATTCGCAACAGCATTAGGGTTATCTGCTTGTGCTGCTTACTATTCAGTTATGGGTTTGGTTGCCATCTTCGCATCGGCAGTCATCCCCATTTTCATCATGGGTAGTTTGCTTGAAGCATCTAAGTTAGTTGTTGCGTCTTGGTTGTACCGTAATTGGAAAGAAGTACCAGTATTATTGAAATCATATTTTACTGTTGCTTTGATTATCTTGATGATGTTAACATCGATGGGCATTTTTGGTTATCTATCAAAGGCTCATCTTGATCAAGCAATTCCTACTGGCGACGTTGCCGCAAAGTTGGCATTGATTGATGAAAAAATTAAAACCGAAAAGGAGAACATTAATGCAAGCCGTAAAGAACTTTCTCAACTCGATTCTCAAGTTGATCAAACCATCTCAAGAACCACAGACGCCAACGGCACCGATCGAGCAATCGCCATCCGTAGAGGTCAGCAAAAAGACCGAGCCAGAATCCTCAACGAAATCGGTCAAGCGCAAGCCAAAGTCGCCAAGTACAACGAAGAACGTGCGCCAATCGCCAGCGAAGTCCGCAAAGTCGAAGCAGAAGTCGGTCCAATAAAATATATCGCTGCATTAATTTATGGTGATAATCCAGAAACGGATGTGCTTGAAAAAGCAGTTCGTTGGGTTATCATCTTAATTGTGTCAGTGTTTGACCCACTTGCCGTTTTATTATTAATTGCTGCTAACTGGCAAATGCGTCAAGAAAAAACTAAAGTTTTACCAGTTGAAGACGATACTGTAGTTGAAGAAGAACCTGAGCCAGAACCAATTAAAATCTCGTTAGAAGATGAAGTTCCAGTTTGGGAAGAAGCAAATATTAAATCAAATCATGAAGAAGAAGTTCCTGAAGTTCAAACTGATTCTGAAGAAGGTGATTTAGATATTCAAGTGGAAGAACATAATAAAGAGTGGGAGCCTCTCTTGTACAATAGACGAGAACTAGGTCGTCATTTAGAAGAAATTACCCCAGTCAAAACTAAGTCTTTTTTACAGAAGGTAGCCGATACTTTTAGAGCACCAGAGGTAAAAAGCATTGAAAAAGAAGTAGAAGAACTACAAGACAAAAATACTAAATAGTTACATAACTATAATAACATGTAGGTGGATTAAAAATGGCAGAAGAAATCAAAGAAGTTAAACCATTATCACGTAGCGAGCGTGAGGCTCAAATCAAAGATAAAGCTGGTTTAGTAATCTGTGTCCTAGCAGCATTACTAGCAATCAACACATTAGTTGGTGGCTCTAACTCTAGCAAGATTTTAAACAACACTATTGAAGCCAATAATACTTGGGCATTTTATCAAGCCAAGTCTATCAAACAAACTTTGGCTGAACAATCATTAGATGATGCTCAATTCCGTAAGGATACTAAGAAGGCTGAATTCTTACAGAAGAAAATTGATCGTTATGAATCTGATCCAGCAACTGGTGAAGGTAAAAAAGAATTAATGGCTAAAGCACGTAAACTCGAAGATGAGCGCACAGTTGCTAAAAGTCGCAGTCCGTTTTATACATACGCTGGTAGTCTACTACAGATCGCCATTGTATTGTTGACAGCATCTATTCTTGCCGTAAATACTAGAATGTATAAAGCAAGTATTGGTGTTGGTTTGCTTGGTGCGTTATTAATGTCACAAGCACTTTGGTTATGGATTCCCATAACTCTCTAATAAACCCCTGATTATTGTTGAACTATATGTAGTACTTTTGAATCCTGTTATTATTGTGTAAGAATTATAACGTACACCCACAAGGTGTTTAAAAGGATAAAAGATGGCAATCTTCAAAAAACTTTCGGCAGTGTGTATCACTGCCTTAATAGCAACAAACGCATTAGCGGTAGACCCAATCGTCACTGACTCAACTAGTAGATCTACAACAGACTCTACATCTAGCAGCACAACAACTGTTAAATCTCCTCCACCAACAGCAGTAGCCCCAGCAATCACTGTCATCAATTCTGATGTTTGTGCCGTTGCTGCATCTGGCGCAGTTCAAACTCAAATCCTTGGTATCTCCATGGGTGGCACGATGACCGATAAAAACTGCGAACGATTAAAACTCGCTCGTGGTGTTTATGATATGGGTATGAAAGTAGCAGCAGTTGCTATCATGTGTCAAGACGAACGTGTTTTCTCTGCTATGATGAACGCTGGAACTCCATGCCCAATCGATGGCAAAATCGGTGAGTCTGCCAAAGAACTTTGGTCAGCTAATCCAGAAAGAGCACCTCAGAAAGTTAAGAGCAAGGACTAACCCGTGAAAAAACTGGGTGGTCTTTTACTCGGCTTTCTGCTGAGTTTCTCAGTAGCACAAGCGCAAATTTCAGTAGTGCCAATCAATAATGGCACTGGAACACTCACATCCATCCCAATTCCAGGTGGTTCAAATCTTTCTGTTACGGTAGCTACTGGCACAGCTGCATTACCACTAGAGAATATTGCTGGAACAGCTGGTGCAACTCAATTAAGATTGGGTGATGATAATATGGCGAATGTTCCACTTGGATTTACATTCCCATTTTATGGACAAAACTTTACCAACTCTTGGATGTCATCCAATGGTTTTGTAAGTTTCAATGGTAGTATTCCAGGTGCTGGTTGCTGTGGTGGTCAAAACCTATCAACTCTTAGAGATCCACGATACAATTATATGATTGCTGGTATCTGGACTGATTTGATTGATACAACAGGTAATGCTACTTGGTATAAAGGTACTGAGAATTCTATGACATATGGTTGGTATGGTACTAAACAATTTGGCACAAACAACTCAAATACATTTGAAATCAATATTCGTCAAAGTGGTGCATTAAATGTAAAATTTGGTAGTGCTTTTGTTAGTCAAAGTCACGTCGTAACTTCTGGTATGACTGGTAACCTTGCCAATGGTGAATATTACCAGTACTATCATGGACCAGGATTTACTGCTCCAACTACTGGTTTGACATGGGCTGCGGTTGACGGAACTGGTGCTGTTGATATGTGTACTATCAACCCACTATCATCTCCTACTTGTTCTGGTTATCAAGCAGCTTATACCGTACAACAATGTTCAGTCAGTGCGTTATACGATCCGTCATGTCCAGGTTACGCCACTGCATACTTTAATCAACAATGTTCATTAGATCCACTTTACAATAGAGACTGTCCAGGTTACGCCACTGCATATCACGATCAGCAGTGTTCAATCAATCCTCTATTTGCGACTGACTGTCTTGGGTATGCTCAAGCATATCATGATCAACAGTGTTCAATAAATGCTTTGTATGCCACTGATTGTTTAGGATATGCTGCTGCATACTTAAACCAACAGTGCACAATAAATCAATTGTATTCAACTACATGTCCAGGTTATGCTCAAGCATATTTTTCTCAACAATGTTCTCTGAATGGATTGTATGATCGCACTTGCCCTAACTATGGTGAAGCATACGCTAAAAAGATGGTACTTGAACAGCAAGGTATTGCTTCAACTGTCGCTACCGCTGGTGTTATTGCTTCTACTGCACCAGCACCAACATCAACTACTCAATCTACTACATCTGCTTCAACTACAATAAGCAGTGATGGTTCAGTTTCAACTGGTGTTTCAAAGACAGGTGATACTAACGTAGATAAAGCAATTGCACCACCAGCACCTACAACAAACTCTGCTGCTGCACCTAGTGCACCAGTCCAATTGGTTCAAGCACCTCCACCAGCTGCAGCACCAATGGCTCAAGCACCAGCAAGTAAAAATGAAGGTGGTAGAAAGCCAGAAAATAAACCAGAAGGTAGCGAAAAAAAACCAGAAGGTGGTGGTCCACAGCAACAAATGGCGCAAGGTCCACAGGGTGGTGATTCTAAGCCAGCACAACCGACTGTTCGTGAAGCACTTGCTGAACGTAGACAGGCAGCAGCAAGAGCAGAGGCAGTAGAAAAAGGTAAGAATCTTGCTAATGAAATGGGTAAGGTTGCTGATATGGAATCGCAAAAGCAAATTCAGAATGTAGTTATCCAAGCAATGGGATTCACACCTGGATTTGATGCATATGGTAAAGCAATGTTACCAGATGTTGCTGGTTACAAACCTTTCACTGTTTATAATAACCAGAAAAATATTGATAGTCGTGCTAACTTAAGAATGTGGACAGGCACAGATAGATTACACAATGAATTAGTTGATTCACAATATAACTTAGGGAAATAAAATGGCAGAAGATATTAAAGACGTCAACGCAAAGATTGACCAAGCCGAAGAGGCAATGAAGAAGTACGCAAGTAAAGACACTGTTATCAGTATTGGTGGGTATGAATTTACTCCAGCCAAGTTGATGGTAGCATTTACACTTGTATCATCAACACTGGGTGGCTTATATGGCGCATTCGAAGTTTACAAAGACTATCAGTCTATGAAGAAGCGTATCTCTGAATACGTTGCTCCAGACTTGTCTGAACTAAACAAGAAAATGGAATTAACAGTTCTAAATTCTGAGAAGGCTGTTCAGTACACTCAAGATATTAAGAATGACTTGAAACAAGATATTCGTCGTTTAGAAAACACAGTTGAGCAAGTTGAGCGTAGCCAAAAGACTACTGCTCGCGAAACTTCTCAGGACGTTAACGAAGTTCGTAGAGAATTAAAACAACTTGATCAAGGTGTAGATAAAAAGATTCAACGTGCGCTAGATAATCCACTAGCAAAGTAATGATACCAAATCTACTTGAAAGACCTATGTGTCCTGTCTCTGGTTGTAAAAACTGGAGACAGGTTTATTCATTAAGTGGTAAAGTAAGTTATCTTAAAACTTGCAGGAGACATACACATAGAGATTTATGAACTAAATAGATCATAACATAGGAGAGGTGAATGAAAAAGTTCTTAATCGCATTAAATATTTTAGTCTGGTCATTAGTTGCTTATGAAGCGCAAGCGTGGACGCAACGTCCTCCAGAACCAGTTAATAATTGTATAATCCATAGCCCATACGGTTTTGCTCAAACAGCAACTCCAGTATCCCCAATCTGCCGTCAAGCATATCTTGTTGCCTATGATGCGCCAGCTAAAATCCCAAAATACGTAGCCTATACTTTAACACCACAAGCTGCTCTTGGTTGTGTTGCTCGTACTAACGCATTTGCCGCTGATCAATCAGTTCAAGGTGGTGCTCGTCCAGATGATTACGCTGGCACTGGTTACGACAAAGGTCACGCTGCTCCTGATGGAGACTTGAGCTGGGACCAGCAAGTGGAGTACGAAAGTTTTTTGATGACAAATATGTATCCTCAAGCAGGATCTTTGAATCGTGGAATCTGGAAATTACTAGAGACAAGCGTTCGTGGTTGGACAGTTCAACGCAATCAGGTGTTTACTATATACGTTGGTGGTATGTATGGCGCTACTGATAAAACTATCGGCAATGGTGTAGTTGTTCCACATGGTTATTATAAAATTGTTATCAATAACGCAACTAATGAAGTTGCTGGATGGAGATTCCCTCATGTTGCTCCATATCCAAACTTAGGCAACGACCTACGTGCTTATCGTACTCCAATTGCTAATATCGAACGTGAATCAGGTGTTAAGTTTGGTTACCCAGCTGGCGCTATTGAAATCCAACCTGGAGCCGAATGGCCAGTTGACTATGGTGCTTTGACAAAAGCAAAGCGTGCTAAGTGTGGTGGCTCAGGTGAATAGTATTAAAAATGAAGCGTCTCGCATTGTTTATGCGCCATCCTGAATGTTCTAAGGATTGTGCATATGCAATGGTGCATGCTCTTTCTTCTGACTATCAAATAAGAATATTTCAAGAGGAAGAATTAGATGACGCTGAGTTTTTTGATAATCTTGACGTCATCGCTTTTCCTGGGGGTATTGGCGATAGCGACACCTTTCCTAATTTCTTTAATAGAAGAAGATCGAATAAAATTGCGAACTTCATTTCTGATGGTGGCCACTATCTTGGTATTTGCATGGGTGCTTATTGGGCTTCAAGCAGGTACTTTGATATACTTGATGGTGTCGTAGCTGAGCAATACATTAAGCGTCCAAACTCTGATATCAAACGCAGCTACGCTACCGTAGCTGCAGTCACATGGAAGAATCAAAAAGAGGATATGTATTTTTATGATGGATGCGCATTGGTTGGTGATGAAACAAAATTTAAAACAATCGCTAAATATGCTAATGACGATCCAATGGCAATCATACAAGGTAGGGTTGGTTTAATAGGTTGTCATCCTGAAGCGCCAGAATATTGGTTCAAAGAACCATGGCAATACATAAATAAATACTACTCTGGTGGAAGACACCACAAACTACTTTTGAATTTTGTAAATGAACTAACGGAGAACTAAATGAGCACAACTGGAATGTTAATCATAGGGTTAATCTACGCTGCAAGTTCAGTTGATCAATTTTTAAAAGGTGAGATCGGAATGGCATTAGCATTTGCTGGATGGTCTCTTGGACAAATGGGAATGGCGTGGGCAGTGAAATGAGATCTCTATTAAAAATTCTATTAAAAATGTGTCAGTTGTTAGCGTGGGCTCTTGCATTGGTTACAGTTCCATTGATGTCAGCCCTCTGGCTAATTTGTACACTTGCTATCTTTATTACCTTTCAGATGCTGATTGTCTTGCATCCTTCTCTTGGGCGTAAGTTTGACCGAATGTTTCAGGAACACTTCATAGAACCCCTGTTTCCGAATAATTAAACCTTTAGTATTAACAACTTACAATCCCCTCAATTCCTGAGGGGATTCCAACATTTCGCTTTACTTTAATTGCAAGTAGGGGTATAATTATTGTATAAATGAAAGGTTGTCTATGTTTATAGTGAAAGTCACGGATGAACTCGGGTTCACTTATGGTTATGAAGTCCCTGCGTCTGAGGTCGCTTCGGTCGTTTCGGAGTGGATGGAGTCGGTTTGTGAAACCCCTATCGCTTCTATCGAAATAGAACCTAAAGATTAACTTGACTTTTATTCTTACACATAGTATAATAACCATGTCGGGTTTGATGAAAGGTTGATATGAGTTCAATGAAAGATCTTTGGGAACAGATTAACTACTACTTGGACACAACCAAGTGGTCATGCGAAGAAATTGCCAATTACTTGGAAGTGCCTTGTAGTTGGGTGAATGAAGTTGTTGAAGAAAGATGGAATGAGGTAACAAGTGAATAAGTTTGCTATGATGAAACAAAAGAATGCGATCGATAGTGAAATCCTATTGATCACTCAAGAAGAATGCGCCGAAGTAAGCCAAGCAATTAGCAAGGTATTTCGGTTTGGTATGGAAGATGAACATCCTGTTACTAAGATTAATAATCGAGAACACCTCGAGGAAGAAATTGGTGACTTGATGTGTATGATTGACTTGCTGATTGACAATGGTGTTATCAGTGAATCCGCAGTGATGACTGCAAAGAACGAGAAGCTGAACAAGTTGATGACTTGGTCTAATATTTTTCAAGGTTGAATGTAATGCGTTGGATTGAAAATGTGAGTAGAGATGCAGTGAGGAATGGTCACCACACAGATATGGGTGAGAATGCTATGCTGATCCAAATTGCGGATCCTGCTACATTCTTCCCAGAGCCGAAACATTCTTTCAAAGAAATACATCAGTTCGAGTTTCTAGACGCTGATGATGGGTTTCCTGACGAAGTTCTTGTTACTCAAGAACAAGCCGATGAGTTGGTTCGACTCTTGCAGCATGCGTTGGATAATTCTATGAATGTTCTGGTTCACTGCCATGCTGGTATTTGCCGTAGCGGTGCTGTTGTTGAAGTGGGTTCTATGATGGGATTTACTCCAACTGAAAGATTCCGTATGCCTAATTTGCGAGTGAAACACTTTATGATGAAGGCTCTCGGATTGACCTATGACTCAGATGAGAAACCATCATGGACAAACGGATGGGTGTCTGAGTCTGGGATTGTTATGCCAAATGGAGATTTTGAATGATTCAAATTGATAACCTGACTGAAAAACAAGTTCAAATGCTTGACGAGATGTGGGAACTTTATTCCTACGAAGAGTATGAAGAATACTTGAACAACCTATCAGCTGAAGATCGCAAGATGGCTGAGGCTCTATCTCAAATGGTTATCCTTGCTGAGATGGATGAGTTGGTTGGTAACTGCAAAGAAGCCAATGATGTTTTAAAGAAATTTGCTTTGTAAGAGAAAGAGATGTATAATAAACCTTCGAAACCTAAAAACCTTGTAGCCAAGGATTTAAGGACTCCCAAATACCGCATGCGTGTAGTGGAGTCGAAGGTTAAGTACACTCGTCAACCGAAACATAGAAAGACACATGATGGATTATGAATATGAAATTGTTCGTGATGGTTTGACCCGAACTGTCAAAGTTAAGAGTCATACCTATGACTTGATTGAATTTACGATCAAACAAGTATTGATCGATGAGAAAGGTAAAGAAATCAGTAACACTGGTTATACAACTTTCTATGACACCAAAGAGTTCTTTACCTTCTTTGGTCCATTTATTAATGATATGAAGAAAGAGTTAGATAATGCAAACAGTATTCAAGGATGATAAAGAGTTTGAAGAATTTAAAACCTGGACACTTGGAGTTCTCCACGATGACAAAGTCAAAGATCTGTGCGTTACTTTCACCAAAAAAGACGGGACACTACGAGACATGCGTTGTACCCTCGTTGAAGGAAAAATCCCTTCAGACAAAATCCCTAAGACCGAAGGCTCAGCTGTCACGTCTTCTGGATCCGCAGTTCGGGTCTTTGACCTTGACAAAACCGAGTGGAGATCTTTCCGCTGGGACTCAGTAACTAAAGTGGAGTTTACACTATGAAATTTATTTTGATTATTGCGCTTATTGCGTTTCTTATTTTTATTGGTCCAGTTGCTACTATCTGGTCACTCAATTGCTTGTTCCCTGCGTTGGCAATTCCGCTGACCTTTGATACATGGTGCGCTGCATTGATTCTTGGTGCAGTTGTTAGTGGTCAAGGACTTTCTTTCTCTTCAAAATAATAGGATTATATCATGGCTGTGAATACCGCAAAACGCAAACAAGCAATTGAAAAAGCAGATCGCCTTATGAAAGGTGATGAGCGTGTGCTCAGCCATGATACCTACCAGCGTGACCTTATGTACATGTTGAATTACTACAATTCAAACAATGATGATAAGGATAAGAAGAAGTGGTTCATCAGCCACTACGCTAAGACTGACAAGAAAGCTGCAGTAGAGTTTCTTAAGGTTGACGAATACCATTTCCGTCATGCTGGCATTCTTGCTCGTTTGATGGATATCGGTTCTGAACTTCAAGAGAAAGAGCAGAACTATTTTAATGAGCGTGTAGAATTCCTAAAGTCTCAGATTACTAAGCGTCAAAAGTCTCAAGACAAACAGGATATTAAAGACGCAGCTGCCGCAAAAGCAGCACTACCTTCTAATGTAATTTCAATTCAACAACGCATGGAAGATAAAGCCCATGAACTTGCTGGTGAAATTGAAGGCGCAATTGATGACTTTGTTCTAAATGATTGTAAGTCTGACTTCTCCACAAAGAACTACCTATTGGCCAATCAAGTGGCTGGTCCAATCGCCAAACGAATTGGTGAATTCTATGTAGATCGTTTGATGGAAATTAGTGCAGCCATCGAGGGTGAAGATGATCAACTCGTTGAGGGTTACTCCAATTTTAATAAACGAGAACTCAAAAGGTTTGCTACCTTCATTGAAATTATTATTGCTGATTGTAACCAGATGGTTCAAACTGCAAAAGCCAATCGTGCTCCTCGTAAACGCAAAGAAGTTTCTCCAGCCAAATTGGTTGCTAAGATGAAATACATGAAGGACTTTGCAGAATTAAACTTGAAATCTATTCAACCTTCAACTATAATTGGTTCTAGTGAGGTTTGGTTTTACAATACCAAGTATCGTCGTGTTGGTGTTTACAAAGCAGAGGGTACTACGCTATCTGTTAAGGGAACAACAATTATTGGCTTTGATATTAAAGAATCAAAGGCATTTACGCTACGCAAACCAGAAGAATTCTTTAAGGGATTATCCATGGGTAAGCGTGCATTGAATAGTGCCATGAAGACATTGAAGACAAAACCTTCTCAACCGAATGGTCGTATTAATGAAGAGTGTATCTTGCTCGGGGCATTTTGATGGATCACCAGTTAAAGGTTAGTTATGTTGCAGATGGTTTTGATATAGTTGTTATTGATAACTTCTATTCAGAAGAACAACTAAATGTGGTTCTTAATGAATGTCAATCACTAATACCACTTCTATCAACACCAGAAAATACTGCATCAGCTACTGGTGTGAATAATGAATTACTAAAAAGTAATCATGGAGCATTTATTGATGAGAATTCTTCTAAGATTGTAGAGTTTGATTATAATACTATTCGCAGCGATGGTTTAAAAAATCAGATGATGCGTTATAATTCTTTGTATAGAATTTTTAGAACAATAAACGATTCAAGTACTTTGCTATCATACTATACTGATGGTGACTACTATGAAACTCATACTGATGTTGCTATTTTTACAGTTATTATTTGGGTCTACAAAGAACCAAAACAATTTACTGGTGGTGAGTTAGTCCTAGAATCATTAATTGATGATAAGAAACTTACCGTTGATTGTTTAAACAATAGAGCATTAATTTTTCCAAGTTGCACACCACACAAAGTTAATAAAGTATCAATGCCTGACATTCAAGGCGCTGGTAGATTCTGTATTACGCATTTTCTAAATTACAAAGACCCAAGGACATTATGATTCTAATTGATTATTCTCAGGTTGCTCTCGCAGCCATTTTGACATTTCAGCGTGAGTTGAAGGGAACAGAATCCGAGGTCAAGAACCTCATTCGTCATGTAACATTGTCCACAATTAAGTCATATAAGAAAAAATATGGCAAAGAGTTTGGTGATGTAGTTATCTGTTGTGATGGTCGCAAATACTGGCGCAAAGAATTCTTTGAGTTCTATAAGGGTATGCGTAAATCTAATCGCGAGAAATCCGATCTTGACTGGGGTCTAATCTTTGATACTCTTTCAGAGATGCGCACTGACCTTGACACATATTTTCCATACAAAGTTATGCACGTAGATCGTGCTGAAGCAGATGATATTATCGCTGTCCTTACCAAGTATGCTCAAGAGAATGAACTTGTTCGAGAAGGTTTGGTTGAAGAATCCCAGAAGATTCTTATCCTTTCTTCTGACAAAGACTTCAAACAACTTCAGCTATATCCGAATGTTAAGCAATGGTCTCCAATGCAGAAGAAGTATATCACTGCAACCAAGAAGGAAATCATTGAACATAAAATTGAACATATCGTAAAAGGCGACTCTGGTGATGGTGTTCCAAACATTCTAAGTAAAGATAATGTGTTCATAGAAGGTGAGCGCCAGAAACCTATGAGCGCAAAACGACTTCAAGAATTCTTTGATAATGGTTTCATTGCTTGTAAGAATGATGAAGAGCGTCGTAACTGGCATCGTAACGCAACTCTAGTTGACTTTGACTTTATTCCTGAAGATGTCTCTAAAGAGATTATTGATTCATACATAAATAAGAAACCAAAGGGTGATAAAATGGCAATCATGAATTACTTGATTGAACATAAATGCCGTTTACTGTTAGATGAACTAGAGGATTTTTAATGAGAAAATATTTGACCCAAATGCTTGACGATATTCAAGCAGATCCAAAATGTATTGAGCAATATAAAGGTGACGCAGTATTGAAAGGTATTTTCGAATATGCTTTTGATCCCGCAAAGAAATGGATTCTTCCCGAGGGTGAGCCTCCATTTAAACCTGCTGCTGAGCCACTAGGTATGACACCAACAAACTTGTTTGGTGAAATCCGTCGTTTCTATGTATTCTGTCGTGCTGACTTAACACCATTAAAGCGTGAGGGATTGTTTATCTCTTTGCTTGAGGGTGTTCATCCACTAGAAGCAGAAGTATTGATTGCTGTAAAAGACCAGACGCTACATAAAAAATATCCAAAGATCACTAGAAAATTGGTAACTGATGCTGGGTTCATTCCTCCATTAGAAAAGAAAGCCAAAGAAAGTGCGCCATCTTGAAGACGAAGATAGAGACTTTATACTATTCCTTTTGAGTTTGGAAGAAGACGAGTTCGCAATGATATTGAACTCGATGAGTGAAGCAGAAGCAATGATTATCCTTAACAATATCCAATTAGCCAGAGAAGAACTATTCGATGACATAATGGAGCGTGAGGGTATGAAGTTAGCAAATGAAGTTATCAACAGAATAAAAAACCTTTAAATCATGGAGTTATATTATGCCAAATTGGTGCGACAATGTGGTGACTTTGCGTCACGAAGATAAATCTAAAATTGATGCTCTTGACGCAGAACTAGGTAAACGAGATAAAGAAAGTCATCGTTCTCTTGGTGAATTCTTTAACTCTATTCGCCCAAATCCAAAAGGTGAATGGGAATATGATTGGTCAGTAAATAACTGGGGTACCAAATGGGAAGCCAGTATTATTGATTATGAGCGTCGTGATGATAATGAGATTTGGGTTTCATTTGAATCTGCTTGGTCACCACCAATTGCGTTCTATGAATATCTAGTTGAAGAAGGTTGGAATGTAGAAGCCATTTACCAAGAGTCAGGTATGGGTTACGCTGGCCAATTCAGCAACGATTTTGGCGATGATTATTATGAATACGATATCGGTGATATCGATAGCATTGAAAATCTCCCCGAAGACATTATCGAGTTTGGTGACTTGCGTACCAGAGCAGAGGAATACCTCATCGATCGTCTTGGTGAAGATTATGTTGATGCTGAGCGCACTGATTGGTTTGAGGTTGCAGTTAAACCAGCATATGATGGATTCTATGAGATTAAAGTTAAAACATATGATATGAAAGATACATATGTTCAGTTCGCTAAGTTTGACAATGACTCATGGGATTATTGGAGTGCTGAACGATTAGTCGCATGGAGAGGATTAGCAGAGGATCCTAATGTTTTGGTTTAAACCACAAACTATACATGTAGATTGTTTCGTTTCCAACGCTACAGTCTACAATAATTTTAGGATTGATCAGGCAAGCAAATTTTACCCTGATCCAATAAAAACATATCCTAAAAAGATTGATGTTAAAGCCAGTCAAGACCCATCAAGTAAATTAGTTTCTAATGTACCAACCATAAAGATGTGTAATGGTATAACAGATTTATTTGCTAATGGTTTTATTCTGCCTGCTTGGCATCAGTTCTCTATTGAAATGACTGATCAGGGTAATTGTATTCTCGCTTCTGCTGGTTCACATTTTCAAGCAGTAATGGTTGAGAATCATCCAAGAGTCCAATATGGCGACTCATTGTATCAGGGATATACTCATGCTAAACTTATTTCTCCGTGGTTAGTAAAAGAGAAAAGCGGAGTAAAGTTTACATGGAATATGTGTGACTGGCATAGAACAGATAATGCTCAAAATGTTAGAACCTTGTCTGCTGTTGTTGATTACAAGTATCAAGTTTATACCAATGTTAACATGTTCATTCGTAATGGTTCAATCGTTTCTTATGAAGCAGGTGACCCTCTTGCGCATATGATTCCAATTTCTGATAAGAGGGTAAAATTACACCATCATCTTATTGATGTTGAAGATTGGCATAGAATGCGTATTGAATATGAATTACACTCGTCATATCCTAACCATAGAAAATTAAAATATAATGACAGTAAATGTCCTTTTGGATTTAGCAAATGAAAGAAAAGTGGATTAAAGCATTTATGGATACTGCTGAGCGATTTGCTCAGCTTTCAAGTTCTCGCAGATTACATGTTGGTGCAGTTGTTGTAAAAGATAATCGCATCATCTCAATCGGATACAATGGAACACCTGCTGGTTGGGATAATAACTGTGAGCACAAGATCTATTGCGATGATGGTGATTGGTCTGAACAAACTGATAAATTACACGATGAATGGGTAACCTATAAACTTGTTACGAAAGATGAGGTAATTCATGCGGAAGCAAATGCGATTGCGAAACTCGCTCGTGATGGTGAGTCTGGTCGTGGTGCTGATTTATTCTGTACTCATGCTCCTTGCGTTCAATGTGCTAAATTGATATATGGAGCAGGCATAAGTAAATTATATTACCGTAATTCTTACCGTAATACTGATGGTCTTGATTTTTTAACTAAATGTAACATAGAGGTAATTAAAACATGAAATTTTATGAAAAAGCAATGCGTTCGCTAGGTAAAGTTGTTACTTGGCGTATTCTTGTAACTATCACTAACTTCGTTGGTGGATGGTTGGCTTCTGGATCATGGGCTGTTGGTCTAGGTGTTGTATCGTTTGCTCTTGTAGTAAACAGCATTTTATACTTCTTCCATGAGCGTGCATGGAACAAGGTTGATGCAGGTAAATATGGAACCGATAATTAAAGGCTGGGTTTGGAATATTCCATTTTACCCATGTATTAATGGGAACACCAGAACACTCAAAAGCATCTTTTGGTACGACTCATCTCAAGAAGATGGGTTTGTAAATCATACTGATGCCTATGAGGTTCTGGTCCCAGAGAAATTAATATTAGCGTCACCACATTCAATAAAATATATCCACGACAACAAAGATAGAATTATTAAAAACAGAGAGTATGTTATCATCACCGATTACAATGGTCGATGGGGTATTCGAGAAAACTTGTTACCAGTTAGATTAAGATTAGGGCAATGATTCGAAATTGTATTATACATAGATTATGGGAAGACAGAATTATTGATTCACCTAAGTTGGATCCGTATAAATCAGAACACTTTGATAAAGTCTTACCGATATATCAAAAGTTAAATCTTGAGCAGTGGGACATTAAAGGTTCTGCTAAGGTTCATCAAGGTAACATGGATATGTTTCAAGATAGAACTAAAACAATCCCACACTATCTTAAAATGGCAGAGTATGAACCACTGCCAGAGTATGATTCATCTTTTAATAAATCATTCAAACAGATTTGTTTAGAGACTGCTCAGAAGTTAGTTGCTACTGGTAAGAAGATAAACATTTCTTGGTCTGGTGGTTTGGATAGCACAACAGCATTATTCGCTTTGATGGAAGTCGCTGACCCAAAGCAACTTAAAGTTTTTTGTAACTACAGTTCTATTGTTGAGTCTGGGAATATGCTAGAGAAGTATATTGTTCCAAGAGGAATAGAGGCTCACTTAACAGTTCCATTGATGACTCCATTATTTGATGAGGGGTTAGTCGTTAGTGGGTATCTTGGTGACCAACTCTATGGTAGATACTTTACATTGAAGCCAGAAGAATTCACTATGGCTTGGGAAGATTATCTTTCTAAAGATCAAGTTGGATTGGTAGGTTCTATGTTAGAGAAGTGGCCAGGAGAACCAGTTAAGACTGTTCCTGAGTATCTTTCTTTTATAGAATTAAATGCTAAATGGCAAATGGGTAAGGTGAATCGTCAGCGTGCTCTTCCAGGTGCTGATAGATTCGTGGCGTTTTATGACACTGTTGATTTTCAGAAATGGTCTATTGGTAGATACGAAGAAAAGTATTTGTCGCCAGATCCGAAAACATATAAGTGGGCTTCGAAGAAATTTCTAAAGGATTGTGGTCTAGAGTTCTATGCTGCTAATAAAGTTGTCCAAACTTCTCATTATCACATCGTTGATCATGAGTGGGTTATGGATTTGGTAGATGGCACCAGTTTGTATAGAAGTGATTTTCTATGATAGAGCGTATTAAGAAGTTCTTCTCAGAATTGAATGAACTTAGAAAAATGTATGATTGTCCAACTAACACAGGAATAAATTAAATTGAAAAAATTTTTACTACTATTATTGTTCCCTCTGATTGCTAATGCTTGGGAACCAAACCCTAAACATCCAATTACAGTATTGTTGCCAACAAGTGCTGGCTCAGGTGGTGAAGTGACTGCTCGATTGATTACTTCTCATATCGAGAGTAAAGGTAAGGCTACCTTCGCTCTGTTTAATAAAGCTGGCGCTGATGGTAATATTATGCTCAAGCAGTTACTCGAATCACCACCAGATGGTTATACTGTTGGTATCCCATCTTGTGTTAGTGGTTTCTTATTTTCAGAAGCACACTTCTCTAATCTAATCACACGTAGCCCAATGGATTTGACATTGGTGACTAACATCGGCAAGAGCCCAATGGCTTTTGTGGCTAGTTCTAAGAGCAATGTAAATAGCATTCCTGAACTTGTTAAAGAAGTAACTTCTGGTCGTGAGATTAACTTTGCTGTTGGTGGTTCAGCGCACTACCTAGCATTCGAGTATTTTATGCAGAATGTTAATGGTAACAAAGAGAAGGTTCTTCCGATCGTATTCAAAGGTCCAGTACCAGCTGTTACAAGTGTAGCCCAATATGATGGTAAGACTGGTACTGAGTTTGGTGTTATGCCTATCGCTATCGCCAACCAACTCGTTGGAACAGGTAAGGTTAAGTTAATCGGCGTAGCTGGTGAGACTAAACTTGCAGGTATCCCTGCTGAAGTGCCACTAATGAAAGACTCTGTGGCTGGTCTAAATGTTTATGGATGCTGGAATGTGGCTCTGCCTCCAAATACCCCACCAGAGATTGCCAAGTGGTATGAGAAGAACTTTATTGCAGCCCTAAAAACAGCTGAGTATAAGAAATTCATGGAAGAGAACTATATCTTCCTAGATACAAAATCTGTGGGTCCAAAGGGTGTTCGTAGGGATATGGTAGAACTACAAAAACAGTGGTTACCATATGTTAAGAGTCTCCCAAAGCCAAATTAATTTTATATAAATAAGTGTATATCCCAGCGTCTTGAAGACCCAGCGATTATTACTAACAGAGAGAAATCCCAGCGTTAGAAATAACCCAGCGATCTAAACATTAATAATTCCACAAAGGGAAGAAAATGAAATCACCTAAAGAATTCGTAGCAGAATTGGCTTCAGCCAATGATGCGCTATTTAAAGCCAGCGCAATGCAGGTTAAAGCATACTTCGAATCTAACCCAAGCAAGGAAACCCTTGTTGACCACTTTACTGGTCGTATGGTTAATGAACGTATGAATCTAATTGAAATCTCCAAGAAAATCGCAGAAATGCCACTAAACACTAGCACTGAAGAACTTCAGTTGTTAAGCAAGCAAGCACTTGATGAAGCCCAACACTACCGTATGGTTAAAGAAGTTATTGAGCACATCACTGGTGAAGAAGTGGATTTAGAAGCTGCAGCAGCATCTTGGGAAACTCGTATTAAGAACAAAGGCGCAAGTCTATTAGACAAATATGAAGCGCAAACTGATGATCTAGCATTAGCATTGTATCAAACAATCGCTGAAGGTCGCGCAGAAGCAGTTTGGAATCAAATGGCTGAGACTATTGAAGATGACTTCATTAGCCATCGCTACGCCAAGATTGCTCGTGACGAAGGTTTCCACTCCAATATTGGTAAATGGAAATTAGAGCAATTGGTTACTACACCAGAAGCGCAAGCACGTGCTACTGAGTTGGCTGACCAAATGCGCAAAGACTTATACGCTATCTCTGCTAAAGGAACAACATTCCTTCCAGAAGCTGCTAAGTTGGTTGAAGAAGCATATGATTACAAATTTGAAATGGCTGCTTAATGAAACACTACTGCTCTTAAAACAATTTTGGGAGTGGTCTTTTAACTATGAATCTGATGAAGATTTTATGATAAGGATGATGAAAGAATATGAAAAAACTCGTTATTAGTTTATTGATGGTTGCGTCTGCTTCTGCTTTTGCGTGGGAGCCGACTAAACCGATTGAAGCGATTATGGCATGGACCCCTGGAAGTGTTAATGAAATCTCTTTCAGGGTGTTGGCTAAACAAGTTGAACAAAATACTGGCGCAAAGTTTGTTGTTATTAATCGTCCAGGTGCTGGTGGTGTTATTGGTACTGAAGAGTTATCAAAGAAACCAGCAGATGGATACTCAGTAACAAACGTCTCTGTTCCAGGCATTGCTGCTATGGATAAAGTATCAGTACCAAGTAATCGTGGTTACACTACTGATAGTTTTGTATATCCTACGCATGTCGCATCAAGCCCATTCGTTGTAGTGGCGCACCCAAACGACACAATCAATAATCCAAAGAAATTTGTTGACGCAATTAAATCTGAAAAGGTTAGCATTGCTGCATCAGGTGGAGCACGTCTAGTTTATGAAGCATTATCTGCTCGTATAAACTTTAAAGAAGGTGTTGATGGTGTAGTTCGTGTTGACCATAAAGGACCAATGGATGCATTGATGGATGTCGCTGGTGGTAATGTTCGTTTTGCGATTGTTCCTTCTGCTGTAGCATATCCATTACATAAAGATGGTAAAATCGTTATCATTGCTGTAAGTTCTAACCCAATCAAACAACTCCCAAATGTTCAGTCTTTGGATAGTGCTGTTCCAGGATTATCTGTGAGTGGTATGTGGGCATTAATGCTCCCAGCAGGAACACCAAATGATGTTGTAGAATGGTATAACAAAGAATTTACCAAAGCGATGAAATCAGATGAAGTAAAGGCTATTTTTGATACTAATTTACTATCAGAAAGAACCGATCTTCAGAACCCTAAATCTATGGGTAACTGGGTAAAATCCCGTGAAAAGCAGTGGCAACCTCTAGTTGACTCTGTTTTATCTAAAAATAGCCAAAAGTGAGCCAATTTTCATTATAAATAAATGAGGGGCACGAGGTGTGCCCTGATAACACTTTAACTTTTATACTTAAAGGAAAACAAAATGACAGCAGTTACTGCAAAGCCAGCAAAAGAATTTATGGACGACCTATGGGAATCGTTCATGCCTCTACACAAAGTAGCGGAAATCCAAACTAAACAATTCTTCGCTGCAAAGCCATCAAAGAAAGAATTGGAAAACTTCTTCCACATCCGTTTGTCTAACGAACGTATGAACATGATCGAACTTTCAAAGAAAGTTTCTGAACTCCCAGCCCTTACTGATCCAGAAGAGTGCCGTTTGCTTTCTAAGCAAGCATGGGACGAAGCTGAGCACTTCCGTATCGTTTACGAAGTTCTTGAGCACCTAACAGGCGAGAAGCCAGACCTAGAGAAAATCTGGGCAACTTACGGTAAAGTAGACGTTCGTATGGGCGCTTCTTTAGTTCAAAAATACGAAGCACATGAGAACCCAATCATGATGCACTTGTACCAGTATATGGCTGAAGGTCGTGCTGCTTCTGTATGGCAGACTATGGCTAAAGTTGCTGGCGATGAGTTCATCCAGAAGCGTTATGATCGCGTTGCTCGTGACGAGAAATTCCACAGCAATATCGGTCGTTTGATGCTTGAGAAGTTGGTAACAACTCCAGAAGCACAAGCTGAGTGTATGTCTTATGTTAAAGAAATGGTTTGGGACTTGTTCGAATGCTCTTGCACATCACTAGGTGATTTCAAGACTGCGTCTCCAGAAGTTCAACAAATCATGTTGGAAGCATATGGCGAGCCACATCGTGACCTTTGCGTTGCGTTCAATGGTAAAGAAGCAGCTACTGCTAATCCAAACCAACTGTAATTAACTTTACAATTTGTTATGAAAATTTTGATATCACAGAGGGATTACCATATCCCTCCTAATAATTTTTTATTTGATTGCCTAGAGAGAAGCTGGTATTCTTTCTTAGGCAATCATTCATTGATCCCTCACGGCAATATCGGTAAAGTAGATGAGACAATTGAATTCGATTGTCTTGTTCTATCTGGTGGTTCTGATAGCATTGCCCGTAACATAACAGAAAACAATCTTTTTTATCACGCAATTAAACAGAAGAAACCTATTCTTGGTGTTTGCCATGGCGCATTCGCTATCAATGAGTTGACTGGTGGTGTGAATCAAATCGACTGGAACCTTGTTCCTGCTCATGATCACTCAGAACATGAAGTTGTTATGGATGGTAAGAAAGTTAATGTTAACAGTTACCATGGACAAACTATCACGCAACTTGGTAAGGGTATGATACCTCTTGCTATTCATGAGCCAGATCAAACGATTGAAGCATTCCGTCATGAACACTTACCAATTTTTGGTATCGTGTGGCATCCAGAAAGAATGGATGTTCCTGTTCTTCCTGAAGCAGTTGCAACTTTGTTAAAATAAAACTTGACTTTTATCAAAAATCCCTCTATAATAGGCTCTACAGTTAAGAAAGTTTCCTATATATTAGATAACCCTACGAACTGTAAGGTTATTAAAAATATCGCTTGACTTTTACTCAAAGGTGTAGTATAATTTCTACTATGAAAACATTAAACATATCCAGAACGATGAATAAACATCTACCGCTTAATAGTGGTTGGGTTTGCTCACGCTCACAGTTTAATGGAACACCAGCAACTTTAGCGATTGAGTATGATACTGGGGGTTTTGGAAAGTAAAGTGTAACAACCTACTTTGTTTCCCAAAACCCCGATGATGAAAGTCTCGGGGTTTTTTGTTTTTGAGGTAATCCCTACCATCGTGTAAGGTTATCGCTTGACTTTGATTAATACTTAATGTATAATCACGTCAGTTCTTTAAAAATTTGCGTATCAATGTTCCCGAGTGGTGTAGTGGTAGCACAGCAGACTTTGACTCTGTTAGTATAAGTTCGATTCTTATCTCGGGTGCCATAGTGAAGTACATTGTGATTAGTTGCAGGGGGATGACCGATACCTGTTGACGTGGTCCAGGCAATGTACTTCACTATGGTAAATTTTGGGGGTATAACTTAGTGGTAAAGTAGTAGGCTTTTAACCTATTAACCAGAGTTCAATTCTCTGTGCCCCTACCAAATGTTTCAGTGGTGTCGTTAGTTTAGTGGTAAAACTACGGGTTGTGATTCCGTCATCATGAGTTCAATTCTCATACGATACCCCATGCAACTTTAGCTGATGTGGTCATAGCGGTGGTCTGAAGAGCCATTGAAGTAGGTTCGATCCCTACAGGTTGCACCAAATTTTGCTCGGTTAGTTAAATGGTATAACGGACGCTTGATAAGCGTTTATTACAAGTTCAATTCTTGTACTGAGCACCATGCCTCTCCCTGACATGCGGAGTATAATGAGATAAGTTGTATGTCGTTTTGCCCTATTAGTATAATGGTATTACACCTGTTTTGTAATCAGGTTACGGCAGTTCGATTCTGTCATGGGGCACCATCTCGGTGTAGTTTAGTGGTAAAATTCGTGGTTTGGGACCATGTGTCGGAAGTTCGATTCTTCCCACCGAGACCAATTTTTGGGCTGTTAGTGATAATGGGAGCACGTCGGCTTTGCACGTCGAAGGTAAGAGTTCGATTCTCTTACGGTCCACCAAAAATATGCATCGTTAACTCAGCGGTAGAGTGTCTCCCTTACAAGGAGAAGGTCGGGAGTTCAATCCTCTCACGATGCACCAAGTTATGCCCGATTGGTGAAATGGATGATCATACTGTGCTACGAACGCAGAGGTAGAGGTTCGATTCCTCTATTGGGTGCCAAGATTATGGAGAGTAATGCAGCGGTGATGGTACTGCGACCAGCCTTGAAAACTGGGTTCTGACTAAAATCGGATGGGGTTCGACTCCTCTGCTCTCCGCCAATTTAATAATGAAAGGATGTATATGCCAAGTGTATTTTTAGTAAGCGATACGCACTTTGGTCACGCTGGTGTATGCAGATTCACTCGTGACGATGGTGAGAAGTTAAGACCATGGACTGATCCAGATGAAATGGATGAGGAAATGGTCAAGCGATGGAACGAAACAGTAAAGCCAACTGATAAGGTTTATCATCTTGGTGATGTTGTTATCAATCGCAAAGCATTAAACATTATGCATCGTTTGAATGGTGATAAAGTTTTAATTCGTGGTAACCATGATATCTTTAGAGATGATGAATACCGTGAACACTTTCGTGAGTTACGTGCATATCATGTAATGAATGGGATGATCTTAAGTCATATACCACTTCATGAAGCATCGTTAGGTAGGTTCGGTGTCAACATTCATGGGCACTTACACGCAAATCGTGTAATGAAGGCTCGTGGTGCTCATGCTGATACTGGAGAAGTTATCTACAGTAACTACATTGATCCACGCTACCACTGCGTCTGTGTCGAACAAACAGACTTCAGACCCATCTTGTTTGAGGACGTGATTCAAAGAATCAAAGACGAAGGTGGTAGCGTGGGATTCAAGAATGGTAACTATTAAGGTAAGTTGGCAGAGTGGTTATTGCAACAGTTTGCTAAACTGTCGTTCAGAAATGGGCGCATAGGTTCGATTCCTATACTTACCGCCAAGTTGCGTCGCGACTAATCAGGGGTGCTTCCGTTCTCGCCCTGTTAAAATAAAAAATATGACGGAGCCATGCGAGAGTGGAGAAATGGTATACTCAGGAGACTTAAAATCTCCCGTTGAAAGACATGCGGGTTCGAGTCCCGCCTCTCGTACCAAATTTGCGTCTGTGGCTCAATTGGATAGAGCACTGGTCTTCTACACCAATGGTTGGGGGTTCGAGTCCCTCCAGACGCACCATATTGTTGGGCTTATAGCATAAAGGTAGTGCAGTCAACTCATAATTGATAAGGTTCGAGTTCAACTCTCGATGAGCCCACCATGCCCTTGTGGACAAATTGGCAAAGTCGTCTCTCTCAAAAGGAGAAGTTGTTCTGAGTTCGAATCTCAGCAAGGGTACCAAATGTAGGTGGAGCCAGTTGGACGGGCACTGGATTGCAAACCCATGGAAGCAGGTTCGATTCCTGTCACCTACTCCAAAGTATTTTGTAAAAATAGTCAAATTTCGCTTGACTTTTATGAATAGATGATGTATAATAGTGTCTTAGTTAGTTAATACTCTAAAGACCTTTCTAAGTCAACGGTAAATACGTTGCATAAGGCAAATGCTAGTTTGGTGGTTTTACTAGTCGTATATCAAAAACCACCACCTTTACTCGGTTCGTCTATCGGTTAGGACATCAGGTTTTCAACCTGAGAAGAGGGGTTCAACTCCCCTACCGAGTACCAGATTTAATTGTATTGGGTTGCCAATGCCAGTAGGTAACATAGCATCGTGATGTACACTGCCGAGTGTGCCGTGCCTATGTTACACGAAAGATGGAAACGAAGTCTTAGGACGGATACGGTGGTCACGCTGGATAAGTTGGAACGTAATGTGGTTGATAGACAATCGTATGACGAATACGTGGTTAGCTGTTGAACAGTTTCCGTCAATCATCCCAGTATAATTAAATGTGGTATTAGTTTTGTTGTTGTGGAAAATTCCAGTGATCGCTGGACAGTGAATCCGCTCTTCGTGGTTAGGTGCACTAGACTACGTATCGGTTGATGAAAGTGAATATCCCTCGGACGCTTGGGAGATAAGCTGAGTCGTTAAAAACAAACAGTAGTACGGTGAAGGCTACTCATAACACGACAACAAAACTAATATCATGGAGAAGTAGGAAAATTGGTAACCCCAGTGGACTGTAAATCCGCCGCCTCTGGCACTGTGTGTTCGACTCACACCTTCTCCACCAATTTTGGCCTTGTCATATAGTGGTTATTATACTCGCCTGTCTAGTGAGATATCGGGGTTCGATTCCCCGCAAGGTCGCCAAGTTTTGTGGTAAGGAAAGTAAAAGGAGCATGGGCAAGCGGAGCGATCTAAAGCGTAAGCCAGATACCGCACCTGCCACAATTTTAGTTATTCCAGAGTAGCACAGCGGTAGTGCAGTTGACTGTTAATCAATTGGTCGTAGGTTCGATCCCTGCCTCTGGAGCCATATATAATAAGTGCGTCAGTAACCCATAAGGTAAGGGTGGCTGTCTCTAAAACAGAGTGTAGCAGGTTCGATTCCTGTCTGACGCACCAATGAATTTTTATGAAAGGAAAGTGCTATGGAGAAATTCTCAGCCTAGATTCGACCACCGTAAGTTCTGCTTGTTTGTATGGAAAAATATTTTAAACAATCAAGGAGAATTAAATGAATATCGAATTAAAAATTAAAGCCAAACATCTTGCTCTCGAGCCATCTATTATTAAGTGCGAAGAGAATAAGTTGAAGAAACAAATTAAGTACACGAAGGGTACTGACGCAAAATTGATTTACAAGTTAAATGAATTGGTCAATCACCGTAAGTGGAATGTTAGAAATGAAAGTCGTGCGACTGAACTAGCAAGAGCATATCTTGCTGGTAAACCTTATACTTACGTGGAGAAGAAGCGTAAAGATGATGGTATGTTTCAGTTGTACATAGTGCCACGCATTGTTGCTATGGTGACAAAGTATGGTACTGGTGACCAAAGAAAGATTGATCGAAAGATTATCCAAGAATGGTCCAAACTGTAAAGTTTGTTGCGGGAAGGTCAAGTTGACCCGAATGGTCTCATAAGCCATATCGAGGGTGGGGCGTTACCACCTCCCGCTACCAAATTGCCCCGATGGTGGAATGGTAGACACGCTGGTCTTAGAAGCCAGTGCCTAGTGCGTGAGAGTTCGAGTCTCTCTTGGGGCACCATATTGAAGTATTCTTGGCATAAGCCAAAGCGGAAGAAGAAACCTAGTATCTGCAGATGCGAAAGTTTCAGAGTTCAATCTCCTTCTATGCCTGCATTTGAGAGTGCTTCAATATGGTGATATAGCACAGCGGTAGTGCAACTGCTTCATACGCAGTAGGTCGTTGGCTCGAATCCAACTATCACCACCAATAAAGGAAATTATTATGGACATGGATCAAGCAGCAGTATTTTTAGCAGGTTCAATTTTGACTGCTCTCGGGTTTATTGTTATTGTTGGGGCAGCAGTTGTCATCAATAACATTATTCATAAGTATTGGAAAAGTTTTGGATGGAAGTTCTTTGAATGGGCTACACATCCAATGTATAAAGAACAAGTTTACGAAGAACCTAAGTTCAACGAAAACAAAAAGTAATGCAGGATTAATTCAGTGGTAGAATGTCTCGTTGCCAACGAGAATGTCATCGGTTCGAACCCGATATCCTGCTCCAAGTTTCGCCCCTTTGGCTCAGTTGGTAGAGCAGCGCATTAGTAATGCGAAGGTCGGCAGTTCGAATCTGTCAAGGGGCACCAAGTTTTGTAAGTGTTAGCAATGGAAAGTCACACTGATAAGGATTCTTCGAAGATCTATACAGTGTAAAGCGATGGATGGCGCAATACCAGTAAAAATATGTAACATTGGGCAATTACACCAAGTAACGTACCGACCTCCCTGTGCACATAACCGATGGGTGAATGGTTCTGATAAAGTGGCGGAACAACTTACAAATTTAATATATCTCGATGGTGTAATGGCAGCATAGCAGTCTCCAAAACTGTTGGTTGGGGTTCGAGTCCCTATCGGGATGCCAGAGCAAATGACATGTATTTGTCCAATGGTTGTAAGTGACGATGGGTGGTATAGGAACTTTCATTTTTATGCGGGATTAGTTTAGTGGTAAAACGACATCCTTCCAAGTTGTAGTTGCGAGTTCGATTCTCGCATCCCGCTCCATATTTTTTAATGAGGTGAAACGAGGTGTAATATGCGTAAGCAAATTGATATTGATGAAGTAAGAGAATTCATCATGGCACAGAGTCCTGAATCTAAGATCTATATCGGTGGTGACTCTGAACGATTCCTAATTGGAAAAGATTGGTACGCAGATTACATTATGGTTGTTGTTGTTCATATCAATGGTAACAATGGCTGTAAAATTTTTGGTGAAGTGCAACGAGAACGTGACTGGGATCAGAAACGAGACAAACCACGTATGCGTCTAATGAACGAAGTTTATAAGATTGCAGACTTGTATTTAAAGTTGCATGATGTGTTAGAAGATCGCGAGGTTGAAGTTCATCTGGACATTAACCCAAATGAAATGCATGGTTCGTCATGTGTTATCAACGAAGCGACTGGTTACATCAAAGGTATGTGTAATGTGATTCCTATGGTAAAGCCAAAGGCATTCGCTGCATCATATGCTGCTGATAGATACAAAACTTACATGGCAGCATAAAAACTTGCCTTGCAGAATTTTTTGAGTTATAATATTAATATATTGAAAGGTTGAATATGGAAATTAATCTACGTAAAGCAAACGCTATCCAAGCTGAGATCCGTAAGGCTATCTCTGCAGTTAAGTTGGAAGCAAGTATCAGTGTTACTGAGTACACTGAAAATATCAGCAACGCAATCGTTGATGCGACTATCGCATACCAACGTGCCAATGAGCGTAAGGTTGCTTTGACAAAAGCACTTTACAATATCCGCAACAGCGTAGCAAATGCCAACGCAACTGTTGGTATCAACACTCTGTTGGGTAATGTGGAAGCGTTGGACCAAGAGATGGCTATCCATAGCCAAATCGCAGTTCAGTCTGTGGCAAAACCACTGAGCGAGGTTATCGCTCGTGTGGAGAAGCTGAAGACAACCCCAAACACTGAGAGCCGTATTTACGGTGATCGTTACAACATGGTGGAAACTTCTGTTGTGACACAAAATGAGATTGATGTTGCCAAGGCTCGAGTAAAAGAGTTGAAGCGTGCACGTCAGGCTCTTCAGGACAAACTGTTGAGTTTGAATGTTAACACTCTGATCACCATTACTGGTGCTGATGAGGCTCTGTTACAAGAAGAAGGTATTCTGTAAGTTTTTGAGGGACATTGCGATAAGAGAGACGGATTAGTTCGCAAAACCTAATATCCTCCAACGATATTAGACTTGGTCTTGAAAACCAAATCTGCACTTTACGCTCAAACTTATAGTAGTCTGCTCCACGCACATACTTGACTGTTATAGTCGCTGCTTGTTGCTACGTGGGTTTACTCTTGTGGGCTGTTTGTTGAATGTTGCACATTGAATTTTGCTGTGCGACTATTCGCTTGAATTGAACAGTGTTCCTCACCTTTGATATGACTAAATACATTAATGAACAATATTAATCTGTATTCGAATTTTATCTATACCCGAAAAGTGGATCTTGACTTGGAAGAGTTAAGGTCCACATCGCATTTTATGTATCAATTTATCAAGGATAATTTCCAAGAAGATAAATCTGATTTTGATGGTCAATACACTGTCACTGAGTTTTTATACAACAAGTATAACCTTCTACTGTATCCAGCGCCTGGATTACACAAACTGTATAATGTGATCAAAGAGACTTTCCATTCATGCAACTTAAACAAGTATGGTAAAGAACCTTATGATGATTACTATATTCAGTGCTGGTTAAACTTCTATCAGAAAGGTCAATTCATTGATTGGCATACTCATGGTGACAAAGATTTTGAATCATGGCATGGATTTTATTGTTTAGATGTAGAACCAGATTCATCTACTACATACAAGGTGAATGATTTACAATTAGAAGTTAAGAGTGAGAATAATTTATTGGTGTTGAGTAAGAGTGGTGAAGACTTACATAGGTCATCAGAATGGCATGATGAAACTAGACCAAGGATTACTATTGCTTTTGACATTGTTCCAGCAGTAAAATTAATGGAGTCAGGTAACTACAAAAATCTGAACCATTGGATACCAATTTAAGGAGATATCGTGGCATCAAAGCATACAAGATTAGTTAAGAAAACCTGTCAGAATGGCAGCAAGACAAGCACATTAAACAAGAGTCGTAAAACTCGCAAACCATATCGTGGTCAAGGTAGATAATGATAGAAATTCTTGATGATGTTGTCCCAGTTGATATTCAGGATAGAATAGAACAAACCCTTCTATCGGCTGATACTGGATGGATATTATCAAGAAGTATAGCGTATAAGAACAACGCAGAAGTTTCTGAGGAAACAAAGAAAAGTATCATGGGGTTTACCCATTTAATCTTTCAGGAAACTGTTCTAGACAATAACATAAATCTTTACAATGAACCATTAATCGCCCTCTGCGGACAACTGAACTATAACATAGAAGCGTTGTTCAATATGAGGGCGCAGTTACAATTGCCAGTTCCATCTAAAGAAAAGTATGGCTCTGTTCATGTTGATTCGCATATGGATCGACCATACAAAGTTTGTCTATACTATGTTAATGATTCAGATGGCGACACAATAATTTTTAATGAACGATCAACTACTACACCCACATCTGATGTAATGAATGGTAATCTAACTGAGAGATTACGAGTCAATCCTAAAAAAGGTAGAATGATCATATTTGATGGTGATATCTACCATTGCGGTAGTAAACCATCCAATGACATCAGATGCGTTATCAACTATAATATTTTTGTAAATGGCACACGAACTTAATATAGAACACATAGCATCAAAGGTTTCTCCAAATGATGTAATTTCAATTGGTGTTGATTCAATTCGAGTTGACAACAAAGTAATTTACAATCTATCGGTTGTTCTCAGTATAGAAGGTAAGAAAGCATCTTTGATATGGACTAAAGATATTGAAGATGACATTGTTGATGACTTGTATAGGGACATGAATGAATTGAATCTGTTGTCATCTTTATACAAAGATCTTTACCAATACATTAAAAATAACAAAGTAGATTTCTCTATTAAGATACATAAGGAATGGTTTAATCGGTATAAATACGAACAGAGAGAAACTAAATTAAAGATTGATAAACTATGATAACAGATATCAAGGTTCTTGATAATTTCTATGATGATCCAGAAGTCATACTGAAACTTGTAAATGATTTTCCAATCGTTGGTTGTGGAACTGGCGCAAGAAGCATTGATTTACAGCAACTAGATTCAAACCTATTCACCCAAGTTAAGAATGGATTATGTAATATCCATGGAGTAGACCCACGAGCAGTTAAGATGAATATCTTCTTCATGGAACACTTCTATAATGATACTGATGATATTTTTAATACATCAACAATTCATATGGATGGAAAGAACCCTGATGTATGTAGGGCTACTGTTGAAGAATATAGATTAGCATTTTGTGGGCAAATTCTTCTGACTAAAAATCCAAATCCAGATGGTGTTGTTTCTATTCATAAATTCAAACCCCATGTAAACTGGAATGATCAAGAGGTAGTCAAACATTGTATTGATGAATACACAATTCCAGGCGAACTGTATAGAGCAGGTAAAATCACACTTGAACAATTCAAAGAAATGCGCATGCAACATGATAACAACTTCGATTTGACTTGCGAGGTTAAGAACGTGTATAATAGAATGGTATCGTGGAAAGGTGGCACTCTCCATGCGCAAACATACAAAAATAAAAAAGTTCTAAATCAATATTTCTTTGCTGAGTGGTTATGAAAACATATAGTGTACAAGCGTTCGATGATATAGTTAATGATGACCTTCGATGGAGGGTTTGGGACTATGTTCAGAAACAAGAATACCACGCAACTCGTAAAGATATCCCATACCCAGATCCAGGGCATCAAATTTTCTATAGACCAATAGACAATAAAAAAGAATATCTTGATGACACATTACCTTCTGTTAATAATCAATACATGCATAGATGTATTTTTGGAGCAGATGAGTATGAACTTCAACAAGAACATCCTGTTATACTTGAACTGTGGGAAGAAATAAACTCCAAACTTGGTAATCAATTCATCATTGATGGAGATCCAGAGGGCATGGCTGTGAAGCCAATGCGTCTTGCCAGAGTTTATGTCAATGCTCAACCAAGTGAAACTATTAAGCGATCTCATGGAATACATAGAGATACCATAGAGTTAGATAACGACAAACACTTTACATTACTATACATCGCAAACCTTGATTGGTATCCTACTTGGATGGCAGAAAATATTTTCTATTCTGATGATGATACTACAGGAGACAATCAACAGTTCCAAAGAGGTTTTGGACAGTCAAGAGGTTTCGGTGTAGGTGAGCCATTTGCGCTTGTTGCGCCAAAAGCAGGTAGAGTTATCCTTTATGATGGTAGAACTCTTCACACAACAAAACCAACATCACCATGGGCAGAGCAGATGCGTTATGGTATAGTTTTTAGAATTAGGAAAAGATAATGTCAAACAATATGGAAATGACGGACTCAGGTAAAAAGACAGTACTCAGCTGCCCAGAACAAGAAAATATTCATCAATTGTGGTCAACACCAATCGGTGTTTCACGTCCATTTAGCCAAGACTTCATTGAGAAGTTGAAGGAAGATGTATTCAAGTATGTTCTTCCACGTGCGCAGAAAAACAGCGTTAATGTTTGGGATCTGCCTGATCTACCAGATACTATGTTAGAAGTTCAGAAGAAGAAATTGGAATTAGCTGAAAAGACATTAACACTCCATTCTGAAATGCCACTACCACCTATGCGTATTGCTAAGGGTTATTTCCGTCACATCCATCCAAATGTAGAGTATCGAATCACACCGCATCAACATGGTTCAACTCTTGGTGTTGGTGTATTCTACATTAAACTGAACAATGATAATCCAGGTAATATGGTATTCATTGACCCACGTGGTGGTGTTAACTGGACCAACCAATTCAGTCCATTCAAACGACTCCGACTCGAAGAAGGTATGATGGTTGTGAGTCCAGGATATCTGATTCACTTCATTGAACCAACTGACTACCATAAACCAGTGTATCAAGAGCGAGTATTGATTGTTTCTAACATCCATAGGATGTATGAAGATTGGATTAAGGTTCTAGAAGATAAAGACAATGAAAATATGATTAGACATATGGGTGGAGGAGAAGGATAATGATACACATTTTTGATGATGTTATTCCAAAATCATATGCTGATCAAATTGAACGAGATTCTGAATTTTATATTCAGTATTTCTGGAACAATAAAACTGTATTAAATTTTGATGACTGGAAAGATGACAAGATTATTGATGTTGGACATCTAACATGCCCACTTGTTCACACAGAGGCTCCAATTCATTTAAAATTTAATGAATATTTTATTTTTATGAAACCTATGTTGTTAGAAATTGAACAAATGATACCTGTTGAAGTTCATCAGTATCTTAGAATCAAATTCAACAAGATGTTAAGAATTGATGAAAAGTATTCTGGGTATTATAATATCCCTCATCCAGATGATACTGAAGGTAATAATACATTTACAATGGTATATTATGTTTCTGATTCTGATGGTGAAACTGTTTTATTTAATGAGTTCTATGATAAGAATTCACCTTTGCCAGAAAAACTTACTATCGCTCAAAGAGTTGCTCCAAAGAAAGGTAGAATCGTTTTGTTCGAGTCAAAAAGATTCCATGCGTCCTCTAATCCAATAGCAAATGAATCCAGAACAGTTATTAATTTTGTTTTTGGTGGGAAGAAAAAATGAATGATATTTGGATTGCTGGTATAACTACTGGTCACAATTCATCAACATGCTTACTTAAGAATGGTGAGATAGTATTTCTTATTGAAGAAGAACGACTATCAAGAAGAAAGTATGATGAGATGCCGTTTCTTGGTATTTCTAAAATAAAAGAGTTTACTGATAAACTTGACTATTTTGCTGTGCCCTATGAAATGAAAGTTGACATAGGTAATAATCCATATATTGCTCATGCTAGAAAACTAGGATTGATTGCATCACCAAAGCAAGTTGTAAACTATGATGGTAATGTTTTACATCATACTTACCATGCTGCTGGCGCATTCTATAACTCTGGCTTTGATGAAGCTGTAGTTGTTATTATGGATGGTTCTGGAAGCCCTTTAAGATTATCAGAAAATTCTTACGGTGGTGAAATTCAGAGTATCTATAAATTCTCTGGCGTAGCAGATATTGGAGTATTAAGTAAAGTAGCATCCAATCCACATAATCATAGAACATCATATAGCCAAGATGGAATTCTTAAGTTCGTCAGCTATCCAGGAATTGGTATGTTGTATAATTCTTTATCAAAATCATTAGGGCATTCTGCGCTTGAGTGTGGTAAAGCAATGGGATTATCTTCATATGGGAAGGAAGATAGTTCTATACCGCCAGTCTATGTAGAAATTGATGGAGAACAAATCCCAAATAGAAACCTATTCTTTGCGTATGAGGAAGATGAAGGTAGCTGGACATGCCCTGCTCTTTTGAATAAACACCTATACAATGATGCTAACTTATGTTGGGCAATTCAAAGGGCTACCGAGCAGAAAGCAACAGAATACATTCTAAAGGCGATTGAACTTAGTGGTTGTAAAAATGTAGTTGTCTCTGGTGGTTATGGTTTAAATTGCGTAGCAAATTATGAATACCTCAAACACCTACCTGAAGGAACAAAGTTATTTGTTGATCCACCTGCATATGATGGTGGTCTTTCAGTAGGCGCTGCCAAACTGGCGTATGCGCAAATTACTGGAAAGAAACCAGCAGCGCAAAAGAACTATTACCTTGGACCAATACCAACATATGATGGCTTAGATAAACTACCAGAATCATTCAGCGTCAAAGAAGCAACATACAAAGATGTTATTGATTTAATTATTGATGGTAATATTGTAGCGATGTATCAAGGTAGATCTGAGGCTGGTCCACGTGCTCTTGGTAATCGTTCTATCTTATTCGACCCACGTGTTAAAAATGGTAAAGATATTGTCAATGGAGTAAAACATAGAGAATGGTATCGCCCATTCGCTGGCACTATCATGAAAGAATTTGTTCATGAATACTTTGATATGCGTGGTATTGATGAGTCTCCATTCATGATGTATGCAGTTGATGTTCTTGAAGATAAGAAAGAGATTATACCTTCCATTACCCATGTTGATGGCACATGCCGTATTCAAACTGTTACTAGAGAACAGAATGAACACTACTATAATCTAATCTCTGAGTTTAATTCAAGAACTGGTGTACCAATTCTGTTCAACACAAGTTTCAATCTTGGTGGCGACCCTATGGTTGAAACTATTGATGATGCGATTAAAACGCTGGCCAAGTCTGAGTTGAACTATCTATACTTACCAGAAAAGAATTTGTTGGTGAGTAAATGAGATATAATTTAAAATCATTCTACACAATAGATGTTCTACCAGAGCATAGTTCTCTGCGCGATATAGTTCTATCAAAGATTATCGAATCAAACAACCAATCAATACAACCAGAGAACTCATCTCAGATATCGATATCATTGGATGGACTAGATTGGGAACGCAGTAGCGATTTTTCCAGAGATTGGATAAAGATCCTTGCGCCTGTGATAGTTAATCAATTACAGATTATTGGCAATGAGTATGGGTTCAAAGATCCTTTGATCACTGATATGTGGTTCCAGCAATATAATGTTAAGAACTATCATGGCTGGCATCATCATGGAAATACATTTACTGGTGTTTACTATTTGGAATTCCCAGAAGGTTCCCCAAAGACTCAGTTGTTATGTCCAATGACGCATGAAGTAATGGAAGCCGATGTAAAGGAAGGAGATATCCTAATCTTCCCAAGTTACCTTATACATAAAGCGCCAAAGGTTAATGAGCACAGAAAAACCATAGTCTCATGGAATATGGCATATGAAAATTTTAGCGACTCAATGATGAGTATTTTACAGGAGAAATGATATGACTGAAGAAAAGAAACAACCAAGTGCATTTGCTGAGAAATGGCATGCTGATAGATTATTGAAGCGTGCAAAGAAGAAGGCGAAGAAAACATTGCAATCAAAAGGTATGAGTAAGTCTGAGGCGACAAAACTTGTCAAAGGCGCAGTTAACAACATTGTTAACAAACCAGTAAAGCGTGCTGCAGGACGTGGCGGATAATTTGCTTTGCATTAATTATTAAGGTATAATTTTATTATGAAAGATAGATACTGTTGTGATAACCTATGCCAACAAGGCAGATATTGCCCAAACAGAACGCAGCATCAAATGCGTTTCTATAATTTGTTACAAGTAGTAAAGAAATGGTTTAAAAAATGACACTCATGTCACTGACACAATACGCTAAACATAAAGATGGAACCTATGTTTCGTTGGAGATGAGCGAAGAATCTCGTAAGTTGTTAGATAACTTTGTTGAGATGAATCTTGGATTGACTGAACGAGTTGATCCAAAAACATACCACATCACGGTAATCTATTCACGCACTCCAGTGCCATCAGCTGAGAACTATCTTCATATGAACTCTACATTGCCTGTTGAAGCAATGGTAACTGGCTATGAAGTATTCCCTACAAAGAATGATGGTAAGTGTTTGGTGATGCGTTTGGTTTGTCCTTACGCAACTAAACTAAATGCTCAGTTGTCGAAAGAAGGCGCAACAAGCGACTATGCTGAATACAAAGCGCATTGTACATTGGCATATGACATGAGTCAGGATATCGATCCTGCTACTCTTCCAGTACCGCAGTTCCAGTTGGTTTTTGATAAGCTGAATGTGGCACCACTAGATCCATTGTTTACTCCAGAGAACAAATGATGCGCGATGATATCGACATTGATGTAAAGAGTTATGCCATTGGTGGCAAAATGATTGGAGCCAAAATCGTAGTGAGTGAAGAGGTTATGATGCATCACATGAGTGATGAAGATGCTCGTGAAGCCATGAGATTAAAATTGACTGCTGCCATTGCTCAACAAATGATCAATGACAAACTTGTAGAGATTAACCAAGCAAAAGACTACATCACTGGCAATACAACAATCGTTGCTCGTGCTTATGTAGCACCAGACAATCAAGTAAAACTTTTAAGGACATACGGATGAGTGACGGAGGCAAAGGCGATAAGCCAAGACCATTTACTGTATCAAAGGAAGAGTTCGCAGATAACATGACTCGAATATTTGGTAATGGAGCAGAAGAACGAAGGCTCCAGAAACAGAAAGAAAATGCTGAGTTCTTTGCTCGTCTTGCAGCAGAGACAAAAGCACGAATGGAAAACAACACAGGTACTGATAAACAAGAACATCAGGATATCCTTTCCACTGAGGACTGCTTGCAAAATGAAACTGGAACTGATCAAGTATAGAGACATTGGTATGCCTACGTATACCTACTTCTGGAAGAACGAACATGGACAAATGGTAAGTCCCTTCTTCGACTCCGAAGCCGACGCCATGGATTGGACAAAAGAGAAGCCCGATCCAAAGGATGTTGATGATGCTAGGGCTGAGGATGAGGAATTCGAGAGAATACAGAAACAGAATTCGTAAACCAAAGTAAACACCCCTATACCCCTAAAACAGATAACCCTACGTATTGTAGGGTTTTTCACACTCGTAAGTTATTGATTTAGAAGGCTTTTTTCACAGTCAAAAATCGCTTTACTTTCATCTACCCCTGATGTATAATATCTGTATGAAAGTTGAAAAGGATCTGAAGTAAGGATAACCCTACAAAAGTGAGGGGATTACAAAAATCCCTTTACTTTAATCTGATTCTGATGTAAACTATATGCATAAATTGATTGAAAGTGATAATATGAAAACTCTGATCTCCTTTGACTCTGCTTCTGGTAAGTTTGTCGGTTCTGTTGATGGTAAAGTTGTTGTTCGTTCTAAGTACGAATCTGCTGTTAAGGCTCGTCTCGCTGAGATGTCTGGTACCATCGTTGAAGCCCAGAAAGCATTCGAAGAGAAATCTGAGCGTTTCGATATCAACACTCGTTTCGGTTTCGTTGAGAAATTGGTTAACATGGTTGCTGCTGGCGTTCAGCCCTCTGCAGTGATCACTGGTGAAGGTGGTCTCGGTAAGACTTACACTGTTACCAAAACCCTCGAAGCCAATGGCTACAAAGATATCTCTGACCTCGCTGACTTCCAAGTTGGTTCTGTGATCAATACTCGTAAATGCTTTACTTTCGTCAAAGGTTACTCTACTGCCAAAGGTTTGTATCGTACCCTGTTCGAAAACAATAAGTCTATCATTGTGTTCGATGACTGCGATGCTGTTCTCAAAGATCCAGTTGCTTTGAACTTGCTCAAGGGTGCGTTGGATTCCTACGGTAAGCGTATCATTACCTGGAACGCAGATATGCGTGACGACGATCTGCCTAAGTCATTCAACTTCGAAGGTCGTGTTATCTTCATCTCTAACATGAGCCAAGATAAAATCGACCAAGCGATCCGTAGTCGTTCTATGATGATTGACTTGTCTATGACTACCAACCAGAAGATTGACCGTATGGAATACATCGCGAAATCTGATGAGTTCTTGCCTGAGTACGATGCTGATGTCAAAGCCGATGCTCTCGCTCTGATTCGTGCTATCAAAGACGACGTGAAGGAAATCTCTCTCCGCACTTTGATCGCTGTTGCCAAGGTTCGTGCTTCCAATAAAGATTGGAAAGACCTCGCAACTTATATGTTGACTGCTTAATAGGAGGTTCTATGGCTGAAGTCAAGTTGAATGGTGTCTACAAAGTTACTGTTACTGAGTATGAGCGTGGTTGGGGACAAAGAACTGATGACAATGATACAAAGTATTTCACTACCATAGAAGAAGCAGAGAAATACGCAAAACATTGGGAAGAAGGTGGCACCCCTGACTATTTCTGGCGTGCTCGTATTGAAAGGGTTTGAAATGAGTAAAATTATGACACAAGATGAAGTTGTTCGCAGTGTTAGCCAACTGGTGATCGAGAACTTCGGTTCTATTGAAAACTTTGCTCGTGCGTTCAATGAGTTGGTTGATCGTGAGCAACAAGAATACGAAGATAAGATTGAAGAATACGACAAGCAACATGGTTCGTTCTTTGATCGTGGTTCGGCTGATTCCTACTATGGTCGCCCTCGCGATCCGCATCGTGGTGGTGTAGGTGGTTTTTCTGGTCCAAGAATTGACGCAGTGTTTCCAGAAGAGTTTGAAGCGTACCATGCTGGTTACGATTACAATGAAGAATCAGGTTCTAAGAAAGAGTGGTGATATGAGTATGATGTCAGAGTTGGATCTATCGATCCGTGAAATGTATGATGAGGGTTTGAAGCCAGTTTCTATTGCTGGTTTGCTCAAGTGCCCTCTTGAGATGGTCTACGATGTGATTGAATCAATTGAAGCCGAAGATGGCGTTGAGGATATCGTTTCGTATGACGAAATGTTTGGTGATTCTGAAACTTACGAAGGAGAGTAACATGGGTTTAGATATGTACTTGTCGGCTAAGAAATATTTGTCTAAGTATTTTGACGCTGAGGACACTGGCAAGATTAATGCCATCAACGATATCTTTGGTCTCGTTGGCGAAGAAGATGGTGATTATGGTGCGCAAGAGGTAACTTTCCGTATTGCCTACTGGCGTAAAGCAAACGCAATCCATCAGTGGTTCGTTGATAATTGCCAGGATGGCGTTGATGAGTGCCAAGAAACCTTTATCCCTCGTGATAAACTTCAGGAACTGATGGAACTGTGCGAAGCGATTATCGCTGACCCTAAGAAAGCAAGAGAGAATTTGCCTACTGCGTCTGGTTTCTTCTTTGGCTCAACCGAATATGACGAATGGTATATGCAGGATATCAAGCACACTGCTGATCGTCTGAAAAAGATCCTTAATGATGAGGCTCTTAAGAAATGTGATTTTTACTACCAGTCCAGCTGGTAAGGAGATAATTATGAGTGGATTATATAACATGTTGTTTGGTCAAAATGACCATGCTGGTTTCCTATTGAAGTTGCTAGACGCTGAACGAGATGACTTTGGTCGTTTCCGTGACGTCTATGTTACTGAGACTCATATCGTTGTCCACACTCGTTGTGGTGGTGGTAACCGAGAAGATTATTTCCCTGAATGGGTTGAAGATCATCCATTGTATGACTACGATGTTGATGATGACTTTGACTGCACTTACGCTGATATCTTTTTCCGTTATCCTCTTGGTTACGAAGATGTCTTGAAAGAAATGGCCATTGGTACTGTTACGCCAGCCGAGAAGTGGCAATTAATGTTTAAGGCTCTGGAGACAAAATGAAAACACTTAACGAACTACAAACTAAGGCATTCCTGGACATGGTAGAAGCCATGAAGGTATTGGAACAACAACTGGCTCAAGCCAATGAACGCATTCGCCAGCTGGAAGCCCAACTCTATAATGGTAGCACAAAATGACACAAGAAGTATGTCTAGTATGCGGACAACCAGCCACCTGGATCCGTCATACTCAATTTGCTGGTGATCATCCGTATTGCGAACATCATGCCAAGAAGGAAGACGACTTCGGTGAGGATGACTCATATACCTTCTGGACCAGCAAGAAAGAACGACTGGCAAAACTTAAGAACATCATTGCTGGTGCCGACCAACAAGGCGATGATGATAAAGATTACCGAGTCATTCCATCCACTACAATTAATGGACCAACTGGTAAACCATATCTTACTGTGATCAATGATGACCAACTGATTAAACTGCGTCTACATAACTACGATGATCTTTTCGATCGTGGCATTTACTTTACGTTTGATAAGAAGGCTCTATCCGATCTAATCAAAGCATTGGAGCAATATGAAGATTACTAAGCAAATGCCAACATCAGGGACAGTGCGCACTCGTAAGAAGTTCGCATTCTTCCCTATGTTCTTTGATCATGGCACCAATAATGAACCACTCCGAACAATGGTCTGGTTTGATTATTATATTGTTGAGGAACACTTCAGTTGGGGTGAATGGTGTTATCGTAGGAGATATCTGGATGAATAAGTTCTATGTGATAGCCAAGAGTCAGTTGCAAGGTCATCACTGGGTCGACAACCGACGCAGCACCGATGATCTATTCAATCATGAATATCCCAACCGAACTGATGCCATCGTTGTTACTCGTCCTGAGCATCTGCGTGGTTGTAATGTTGAGCATGGCATTCTTCTCTCTGGTTGGAAGGAAATCCCAGATATAGAAGAAATCCTCTTTCTTGCACAGATTCATAGCCAAGGAAAGATTCCTGCTCTAAAGAAAGCATATGATGAGATTCGTCCATCGGTTCGTCCCACTCCCAAGAAACCATCTATTTCTGGTATGACCTATACTCAATCCCTTATTGATGCAGCAGAAATATTCGCCAAAGAGATCGACAACGAAGTACTTAAATCACTAATGAAGACAAGCACATGAAATATTACACAATCGTATTCCCTGGAGAATTCGGGCAACACGTCCAGGAGACATGGAATAGAAAACAAATCCTAAAGTTCTATTGGACAAGCTGGAATCGTAAAATGTTCCAATCAGGACACGGAGATGAGGTAACAGAAGATCGCTGTATTGAGGACTGGATTACTATTCACTGGGCACAAGAAACAGACGAATTCGGGAATAAGCCATGACCGATCTAGACCAAGACGCCATTCAACTCTACGGTAAGCCACTCACTGGTAAGTATAAGCATTATTGCCTAGAATTTGATTATCTACCCATAGATGAGCATTGCTTTGAATTCAAGTTCTGTCTCTGTTACGAATCTACTCCTGAGGTAAAGAAACTACAGGATAAGATAAGGTTACCAGAATGAACGAACGAATCAAAGAACTTGCTGTGCAGGCTGACTTGCTAATTAAAAAAACTAATGGTGATGAATTCCGATATGGTAATTTTGATCCAAAGTTTCAAAAGTTCGCCGAGTTGATTGTTCAGGAATGTTGTGATATTGTCAGACAATGTAGGTTTGCCCCCGATGAAGATGCCATCGTAAATGAAATTGTAAATCATTTCGGAGTTGGTATGAGCACGGAAGATAAAAAGACCTTAATCAAAGAATTATTGGGAGTAAAGAATGATTGAATGGACTACACATTTTAAGTTTCTTGGATTTATAGTACAAACCTGTGATTATGGTGGCTGCTATATTTGGTGGAAACTTGGTAATTTTAATATTGGGTACAGCAGGGATCCTGACTTTAGTAAGATGGAACAATAATGATGGATTATCATGAAGCAATAAGGCAGATGAGCCAAGGAAAGGTAGTAAAATACCTGGGAACAGTCAATGGTGATGTCTATACGGATAAAGGTATCTCCTTCTGTATGCAGCGTGGAGTGATATTCGTCTATAATCCAGTTCGTATATCCTATAAGACGTGTGGTTATATGGTGTATGATCCAGACTTTCGCTATGAATTAACTGGAGAGACAGTGGATCCAAGAGGATGGCCAACGCATCCTGATAGTACTAATAAACCGAGTAGTGGTTACTCTAGAATAGGGTTGAACAATGTCTGATATTGAATTGATTAATACGCTAAGAACAGCTGCCGAGCATGAGAATAATATCGCTCTACGTATGCTACTACTAATGGCTGCAGAGAGAATCGAATCGGTATCATCGCAGTGGCTATAAATATGACTTACGATTGATACCCTCATCTTTACACAGAACGATGCCAGAAAAACGCCAACGAAAATATCCCACCAAGATATGCCCCACGTGCTCTAAGCCATTCGCCAAGCAAGGTAAGTATTGCTGTAGAGCATGCGGCAACTCTCGTGTCTTTACGCCTACCTATAAGGCCAAGGTATCAAATGCCATTAAGAAAAAGATCATCGATGATCCTGAGTATAAACAAGCGCAGATCGCCAAGATTCTTCCTGATATCCCCATCCCACCACAGATAGAATCACCCATGGGTTTGGACCAGTTTATCGCTGATGGTGACCTATGGACCGAAGTGTAAATTATCCACAATTATCTTGAAAAAGATAATTCAACCCTTGCAAGAACTGATCAAATTTACTTGCCTTGCAGCCGTATACCCCGTATAATAACCATGTCGGGTTTGATCTAGTGATGTTTACTTTGGTTTACGAATTGAGATCGTAGCGTATTCCCTACTATTCTGTAGGGTTAATCAGAAATCCCTTTACTTTTACCTAGTGTAGCTGTATAATTACTACAGTTGATTAGAAAAGGACTTAAAAATGGGTTTCGAAAAGAAGGTTTTGAATACGGTTCGCGAAGTGTTTTCCGATGTGGCTGAGTATTCCGCTGAGTTTGTGAATGGTTCTTTGTTCGTGGCTTGTTCTGTTGCTGATGCGGTTCGTCTGGAAACAGCCCTTCTCAAAGAACTCCGCTGCGGTATCATCCTGTCACGTGCTGGTGACGAATCATCTTTTGACTTTGTATAAGGGGGTCATCTCTATGAAGGGTTCTATACGTGCTATCGTTGGTTTTCTACTTGTTTATGGCTGTGTTGGTGGTATGGATAATTCTACCGATACTATCCTCTATACTACGCTTTTGCCTCTTAGTATTGTGGGTCTTGGCATTATGGCTTCTGGTGTTAACGCTATGAAAGGTATCAAGTAATGGCCAAGATTCGTGCTATTGTTAATGGTGTATCATTCTATACTACTACCACTGCCATCAAGAAGCGTACAGTAGGAGACAATTCCCTACAGAATACTGCGTTGTTTTTTGCTCTAGATTGTATGGGCAAAGATGTAGGAATTGGTCGTACGATTGCTCTGTATGATGGTAAGATGAAGAGGCACGAATACGATGTCCAGCTGAGTGTCCTATAAGGGGGTAGGGGTATTTTGAAATCTATATTTGAAAGAGGTGGTCGTCCGATCCATAGGGGCTATGTATCGCCCCCATCATGTTTACCGAGTCCCCAAAAACCTGTATAACCCGAATTTCAGTTGCTCGAAAAAAATCCCGCCGAAAAATTTTTGCCTAAAACCTTTGTAGGACTATCATGTTAAAATCGTATTCACGCGAACTTATTCTTCAGGTAAGAGAATTCCTGGAGCGTCGCTGTGAGGTCTTTGAGATTGCTTCTAGGATGAACTTAGATCCTGAGGATATTCGAGTAATTATTGACATCATTAATCAGATTGTGACTTGACTATGGATGATAGAGCGTTCTTTGGTTGTATCGTGGCGTTATGTCTAGTATTTACTGGGCATCCGTTTTTGGCTTTCTTTTTGTTTTTATTGGTGGTATAATATGAATTATCTTTGGTGGCTTGGTTTGTTGATGTTCATGGCTGCGGGAGCGTTGCTTCATGATGTTCCTTTTCTTAGGTATATCTCAGCGATGCTTCTGATTAGTACAGGAACAATCTTTGGTATTCTAGGGAGAGCATCATGAAAGTAGAAGATTTAAAAATTGCTCTCCAGTATGCCAAGGATACTGATGAGGTAATGATTGCTGTTGCTTTACCGTATGCCACTGCTGGAGCGATTCCGATGGTTGGTGTTAAGAATGCCATGACTGGTTTTGATTGGGAGAGCGGTAGGTTTATTATTGGTCCAGTCGAGGACGTTACCCCAGCAGACAGAGACTTTGCAAAACAGTTTAAAGAGTTGCAGAAGAAGGCTGGTTGGCTTGATTATGAGAATCGTGGTTTGAAGGCTCAGAACAAGAAACTTCGAGCAATTTATGGAGTTGAAGAATGAAAAAGATCCCAGCTGAGATTTATGTCGTTTCCCAGAATAGAATAGAAACAGAGTATCCTGTGCCTGGGAATTGGACCATTAAGAATGAGATTGATCATAACTTTGGTTTCCTTCATCCTCATGAGCCAAACAAGGCTACGGATGCCAAGCGTAAACACACTCAGCATTCTTGGGCTTATCATGGGCTCTATGATAATAATGGTGAGTGGTGGGAGAAGGGTTCTGATTGGAAGTATGATACTATTACGCAGAAGTATATTAGTATTCCCTATGATAGACCGATTGCGCCTGAGTATGCTCCCCGAGTGTGGGAGAATATTCCAATGACGGGATTTAAGTTGATTGATACCGTGAATCGTTATCGTGGTAACAAGTTGTTTAAAGTCCTCGATCCCCGAGGAGTAGAGTTTGAAATTACTGTTCAGAGCCTGTATCATATCCTTTGTGAAGGTACGGTATCTGGCGGTGTAATTGTGGATGCCTGTGTTTGGGCAAAGGGTAAAGACCTAGTGGTCGCAAAGAGCGTGGTTCAATAATGGCAAGCGTTAAAGATTATTTTGAGAATCGTGATAAGGATAAGCCGAAGGCCAAATGGGTATATGGCGATCGTATCTCTGGTAAGGTTGGTAAGGTTCCAGTGATGGGTATGGTTGTTCGTGAAGATTATGACGATCCATCTATGGTATTATGCCATCTGGACCTCCCAGTAGAGGTAGATAAATCATATAGATGGATCGTCCTTGTTCCCAGTAAGAGTATTAAAAGGTTAAAGAGTTATGATTGAGATTGGTGATATTGTACAGGTCGACCCCAGTAAAGAAGTATTCGGGGGAACTATGGTTGTAGTGACTGAAGTAAAGAATTGGGGTATTCAAGGGTATGTGCAGTCCGCAGGAGTAGAGGGACAACAATATATTCGTTTACCCTTTGAAGATTTTGAACCAACTGGCGGCAAAGCCGTATGGAGAGTAGAATGAGTATTAGCGCAGAAGAGATGGCAGCGTGTTGGTGTGGTCGTAGTCCCACAGGTAAATGTGATGGATCGCATACCTTCACGGATGATCAGTGGGCGGATATGAATTATGAATACAAAGGCGAGGGTAATCCTCAGGATTCTTGGCATCAAAAGACAGACGATTATTACGACAAATGATTAAGATGATTGTTGACCATATTGCCAAGGTAGAGCCTACACTCACGGCAAATGCGTTTCTTAAGACCACGACCGAGCAAAAGGTTTATGGCTTCTCTGTGGAAGAATTGCGGTTAGAGATGTTACTTCAGGATAAGTTTCATTTGATGGCTGGTCCATTTAAGGTTCATAATCCAATAACTCAGAATGAGTTTAATTCTAATCTACACGAAGAATTTGAGGTAGATGAAACTGCTTTTCCCGAGATGACCCTTGATAATTGTTATTGGATTATGCGTGCCTCTAAGATAGAGGAAGCAGTGAGATATGGTGGAGCAAAGTTTAGAGTGTTTCAAAGGCAATATTTGAAAGATCATTATACAACAACATGGAGAGCGCATTATGTATGATTTGGAAGAATTACGATTGGCTCGTGCTTTGGGGCGAGCAATAGAAGCAGAATTACAAAAGGGTACGGAATTACCCGATGAAGTAAAGCGAGCATACCTTGAACTGTATGCTCATTGGCAATGGCAAATGACTAGGGAATTATCATGATTGGTATCGATATTGAAACAGCGCAACGCATCACTCGTTTGGATCTAACCGAATGGCGTGATTATCTTCAGAACGAGATTGATAATCATGTAATTAATGGAACATGGCTTCATCCTGAAGACCTGCCTAAAAATCGCGAATACATATATTGTATCAATACTATTTTAGAAGCATACGGTGGAGAATTATATGGCGAACGTGAAACAGGGAAATTTGACTCGGAGCCCACAGTGGTGGAAGCACTTAAAGGACTGGAAGCGTATTTTCTGGAAATCCGAAAGAGCAGCACAGAAGAAACAAATTAAGAATGATGCAGCTGGCTGATTTTATCTTTATTCAAAATATCATACCGAAGCAGTTATGTCAGGATGCTATCGCTAAGTTAGAGAACGATCCTAATTGGCAACAGCATTTTTGGTATGGTGGTGAGAGTAAGGATAAGTCCAAGGAACTTGATGTTCTATTCACTGATGTCATGGAAATGTTTAACCCGATAGTTGAGAGGGGTTTATTTCTATACAATCAGAAATATGGTAATGTTGGTTCAGCTTGGGGTCCAATACGATTAAACAAGTATGGAACTGGCAAGCAAATGGCACTTCATAATGATTTGATCAAACGACACCCAGATGATGGTATTCCTACTATTTCATTTGTTGGTGTATTAAATGATGATTATAAAGGTGGTGACTTCATAATGTTTGAAGATACAAAGATTGAATTGAAACAAGGGGATGTCTTATTGTTTCCATCAACATTTTTGTATCCTCATAAAGTAACAGAAGTCACCGAAGGAACAAGGTATAGTTTTGTAACATGGGTTTATTAAATGAGTTATAGTAGATGGAGCACTAGTAGCTGGTATGTGTTTTGGAACGCATCATCAGGAACTACTATTGAGACGCAGATTCTTTCTGCATGGTATTCTTTAGACAAATGTATCGACTGGTCATTTGAACAGGTTAAAACTCTGTTCTCGAATGCGCCAGAATTCATCATTCGTTTATTGCAAATGAAGTATGATTGCTCTCCAGACGAAGCGTCCGAATTGCAAGAACTTATGCAAATATGGGTCTCGGATGTAAAGCAACAATTCGCTTGACTTTTATTCGGATGTAGGGTATAATTATATTATGAAAAAACTATTGCTTCTGACTCTGTTGTTGGGTGGCTGTACCACTGTGTATCAGCCGATTGAAATGAAAGATGTTGTTATCGATAATTCGGCAACAAACAACTTTGTAGGCAACCCATGTAAATTTTATGTAGGTCGCTATTGTATGTTGGTTACACCTCGTGACCCGAATAACCCTTACAAAAAATGACAGACGAAGAAGCAATTAAGTTCTATGAGGAACTTCTAGAGCATTATGGTTCTCTCCCAAATTTTGAACATGAACCAAGACAATTCGCTAATTGCGTGAGAATGTACAAATATTACAAAGAGCAAAATGAGAGAACACGAAATCAACAAACTGAATAATTTTATGATGGGTTGGTATCTAGATGATACTTCAGCCTGTGATAAGTTGATTCAAATATTCAATGATCATCAGAAAGATGTAGTTGATGGGTTTGTTGGTAGTTATGGTTATGTTGATACAAATATTAAACAGTCTAAAGATTTACATTTCCACCCACAATCATTTGAAAAATTAAAGTATGGTAACATTGTAAAAGACTGCGCCAAACTTTATGTTCAAAAATACGATAGAGCCTTATGTACTGGTGTTTATCCAGTAGAAGGGTTTAATGTTCAATACTATGATGTTGGTGGTGGTTTTAAAACTTGGCACGATGAGCGCCAATCCGCTGACTATCCATCAGTTGCTAGGCATTTAGTATTCATGACATACTTGAATGATGTTGACGATGGTGGAACTGAGTTCTTACATCAGAACATTACAATTAAAGCAGAAAAGGGTTTGACTTTGATGTGGCCAGCTGACTGGACATTTACGCATAGAAGTCAAGTATCCCTAACAAAACAAAAATGGATAGCCACTGGGTGGTTACATCTTTTGCGCATAAAAGACAACGAAGATAAACAAGTAAATACAATCAAAGGTTTATAATGAAAATCGCAATCTGCAGTGACGTCCATCTAGAGTTTGGACCACTTGAACTTTTTAACGATGAGGGGATTGATGTTCTCATCCTCTCTGGTGACATTTGTGTAGCACGTGATTTAATGGAGCATGATCCATACGGCATCATTGACTTTGGTAAGTCATCTAGGTATCACAAATTCTTCCAAGAATGTTCTGCTCGGTTTCCTCATGTAATATATGTGGCAGGGAATCATGAACATTATCATGGAGACTTTAAATATACCATTACAGATCTAAAGAAACGTCTTGGATATCTGACTAACTTACATATCCTTGATCGTGAGATCTTTGAATTGGATGATGTTGTATTTGTTGGTGGTACTTTGTGGACTGATATGAACAAGGAAGATCCTATCACTCTACATTCTATGTCACGTATGATGAATGACTTCCGATGTGTTGATAATAGCAATCGTCAAGTATCATTTAAGACTTTTGTGCCAGTTGATAAACCAGTAGGTATGACTGACGAAGAATGGTTGGCTTCTGATATCAATGGAAGAACTAGGGTAGAGTTTCATACTCGTACTGCTCGGTTCTCTCCAGAAGATGCAGTTGAGGAACATAAGAAAATGCTTGGTTACATCAAAACTATCTACGAAGATATGCCACCATGGAAACAGATGGTAGTTGTTGGTCACCACACACCTTCTCATAAATCTTGCCACCCTCGTTATAAGGATGATCAAGTTATGAATGGGGGTTATCATAGCGACCTGTCTGAGTTTATCTTGGATCGTCCAGGAATCAAATTGTGGACTCATGGTCATACGCATGAGTTGTTTGATTATATGGTTGGTGATTGTCGTGTTGTTTGTAACCCTCGTGGTTATATTGGATATGAAGAACTTGCCGATAACTTTAAATTGAAAGTAGTTGAGATATGACAAGTTGGACAGTAACTCTGGTAGAAGATCCAGAGACAGGCGAATTGATTATGCCATTCTCACCTGACATGCTTTCGCAAGTTGGGTGGGATTTTGGTGATACATTAATTTGGAAAGATGAAGGTAACGGATCGTGGTCATTAACTAAGAAGGAAACTGATAATGCCTAAATTTACATTGATTGCTGAACATAAAGACATGTTCGGCGCACCCCTAACAAAAATCACCCATGAGTTTGATTATGACTATCTTGGTGATGTTCTTGAGAATATTGATTTGTTCCTTCGTGGCGCAGGTTATCTCCCAACAGGAACACTTGACTATGTTGAAGAAGAACTAGTAGATGATGTTCAACATTCCGAATTTTATTTTGATACAGAAAGAAACAAATGAGCAAAACCTTTACAGACGTTGAAGTTTTTCTTGCTGCGTGTGGGCAGCATCATGCAAATACACCGACAGGGCAAAATGATTTGTCCAGATTGTATCAAAATCTGATTATTGAAGAATATAATGAGTTTCGAGATGCTCTTGCAGCTGGAGATGACACTGAACAGCTCGATGCATGTTTCGATATGATGTGGGTTATCATCGGATACATGAAATCTCGTGGTTGGGACTGTGAAAGAGCGTGGGATGAAGGTGCAAAATCGAATTTATCCAAGATTGACAAGGCTACTGGCGTCGTTTTGCGTCGCGAAGATGGAAAAATCCTCAAACCAGAGGGCTGGCAGCCACCTAATTTTGCAAAATTCGTGAAATGACTTGACTTTTACTAAAATTTCAGGTATAATATTAGTATGATTACACTTTACTTAGACATGGATGGCGTGTTAGCTGACTTCAACAAGGCTTACACCAAAATTGACCCTTACAAAGAGGACCGAAAGAAGTTTCGTTCTGCTGTTATGGACTATAAAATCTTTGAAGACCTTGATTTTATGCCAGACACACAAGAATTGCTGAATCACGTCTCTCGTTTACATGGTGTTAAGGTTGAAATTCTTACTTCAATGGGAACTCATGAACCTGCGCAGGGTGAAGAAGCCAAGCGTCAGAAGATTAAGTGGTTGAATGCTAAAAATATCCCTTACAAACCAAACTTCACACGCAACAAAGAAGAAAAAGCGAATTTCGCAACCCCACATTCTATTTTGATTGATGATTCTAGTGGATGTATCGGTCCATTTGTTGCTAAGGGTGGTCATGGTATCCTCCATAGTCACGCATCTGAGACTGTTCGTATCTTAGATTCAACAATTTTACAGTTGCGTGCTCTTGAAGCACTCCGAGGCAATTATGCTTGATATTTTCGCACCTACTTTACAATGGATCAAAGATGATTTTAAGTCTCACAGAGTTCGCTTTATTGTTGAGTTGCTTGCTTGGGCTGTTAGCATTGGATGTAGTATTACTATGGCGAGCACAGTCCCCAACCCTCCGCTTCTCGCTCTTTATCCTGTTTGGATTACTGGCTGCGCCATGTATGCTTGGGCTGCTTGGACTCGGAAATCTTTTGGCATGTTGGCTAACTACATTTTGTTAACTTCTATTGATACGATTGGTTTAATTCGAATGCTATGAGTGTTGTCTTAAAGCATATTAATTTACCTGAAAACTTCGCCACCAATGTTCTTTCATTGCGTGGCGTTGTCGATTTTGTTCAGCGAACTAATGTTGGTGGTTGGCAAAGCGATCGTTGTAATCGTAAATCTTATGCGTGGGCTGAAGAAGTTGTTGACGCAGTTAAACGAGAAGCGAATTATGAAGGTGAAGTAACCTATTGGTTCAATATCAATGAAGGTGATGATTATAATTTCTGGCATGATCATTATGGTGGTGAAGACCATAAGATGTGTGGATGTCTTTATATTCAAATACCAGAAAATGCTGGAGCGTTTGAGTATCAAGATGGTGAAGGTGAGGGATTTGTTATCCCAACCGAAGGACTTTTAGTTTTGTTTCCTGATGATTTGTCTCATCGTGTGTTACCAAATGCTGGTAGTGGTGAGCGTATTTCTATGGCTTTTAATTTTTGGAAAATGATAAAATGAGTGTATTGACTACCAAACAATTATATGTGACACCCCCAACACCATCGTCACCACCTGCAATTCCTATTCAATTTGTTAAACCATTATCATATGAATTTCGTGTTGCTGAAGTTGTTGATGGTGAAGGTAAAATTCAAACTGTTAAACTTCAAATGCAAATTTCAGAACACGATGAATATGGAACTGGTATTGTAAAAATGTTTTGGCATGATGTTCCTCGAATTAAACTTGACGAATTTGGAAGCGCAATTTTACCATGAATATTTTCTATCTCGACAAAAACCCAAAAACCTGCGCACAGATGCATGTCGATAAGCACTGTGTTAAAATGATTTTAGAATATGCTCAACTTCTTTCTACAGCACATCGAGTACTTGATGGCACTGAGTCTGTGGTTCTTACTGGAACTGGACGAAGAAAAAAATCGTGGACTCTACCTGACAACCGTGATTCTGTTCTTTACAGCGCTACTCATATCAATCATCCTAGTGCTGTTTGGGCGCGACGAGGTGAACAAAACTATCGATGGCTCTTTACCTTGTTCTGCGAATTGCTCGAAGAATACACCTACCGATATGGAAAACAGCATGCCACGTCCAGACTTCTAACAACTCTGGCTCGACCACCAAAGAATATTAATATGGACGAGCAATTTACTGAGCCTACTCCAGCCATGCCTGATGAATATAAAGTAGCAGGTAATTCTATTCAATCATATAAGAATTATTATCTTGGAGACAAACAGAGAATGTTTTCTTGGAAAAACCGAGAAACACCGCATTGGGTTGTATAAATAGAAATATGGCTTATACACATATATTTCCCACTTGCGTTTTTAGTGATATACAATTAGAATTGGCTGATAAAATTCTTCCAATTGCGAATGAGTATTTAGAAAAACATGGAACAGTTTTAACAAAATTTAAAAATCATATTTCCACATACAAAAATAAAGATGTTGGTGCTATGATAATGAATGACCCAAGAATGAAAATCTTGGGAGACTATATCAGAGGAATTTCATATCAGTACCTTAATGATAACAATGTAGATGCGAATAGATACAATGATTTGGGGTCAAACATATTTTATTTGTTCAATAAAATAGGAAAAGATTCTACGCATAACTTACATGCGCATCCAAGTTCTTTGCTTTCTGGATGTTTTTATCTTGATGCTTGTGATGATAGTCCACCATTAATATTCAAAGATCCTAGACCATATTATGATTATGTATATTATGAGCCCATATTTAATAGGACTACACCTTACACTTTATTGCCAGAATTTGTGGTTCCTGTTAAAAAAGGTATGATTTTATTATGGCCATCTTGGCTTGCGCACGAAGTTCCCCTAAGTAATAGTGACGGTAATAGAATTACTGTAGCATTTAATGTAAATGGATAATTATGCCTACCTATGTATTTCGTAATAAAGAAACTGGCGAACAGTTTGAAAAGATAATGAAGATCTCAGAACTTGACTCATTCAGAGCCGAGAATCCCCAACTAGAAACAGTAATTCAAGCAGTGGCGTTTGGTGACCCCACTAAGATGACATCAACCAGAAAATTTGATTCTGGATTTAAGGAGGTGCTACAAAAAATTCACGAACGATCTCCAGGCAGCGAATTAAATAAGACTTCATCTCAACTCTAAGGAGATACATGATTACTAGAGAAAAATTAGTTCATCACTACGAATCCCTTAAAGAGAAACATGATGAATTAGATAAACAAATATCACAATTGTACGAACATCATACTGATGACTTGAAAGTTGAATCTCTTAAAAAGAAGAAACTAAAACTTAAAGATGAAATGGCAGAAACATCCAGAAAGATTAAGAAGTTCGAACAATAAAAAGGAAAATTAATGGCTCGCACACCAGTCGCAAAAAAAGTAGCAGATAATCATAATGAAGAACGTGAGTCAAAACCAGTCGCTAGTAACCAATTAAAATTACGACTAGACAATTTAAAAACATTTCAACCTTTAACAGATAATCAAAAATTATTTTACGACGCATATAAACAAGGTGATTATTTTATAGCATTACATGGCGTCGCTGGCACTGGTAAAACATTTATTGCTCTCTACAAAGCAATTGAAGAAGTATTAGATAAATCAAACCCCTTTAACAAAATTATTGTAGTTCGTTCAGCAGTTCAGTCTCGTGAGATTGGTCACCTTCCAGGAGATGTTGGTGAAAAGATGGATATCTACGAACAACCATATCGTCAGATTTGTCATCAACTTTTTGAACGCAAAGATGCTTGGGATCGTTTAGAAGAACAGGGATATGTAAGTTTCATTTCTACATCGTTCATTCGTGGTATGTCTTTTGATAATGCTATTATTATCGTTGACGAAATGCAGAACCTTACCTATGAAGAAATTGACACTGTTATGACTCGTGTTGGTCATATGTCAAAGATTATCTGGTGCGGAGATTATCGTCAAACCGACCTAAATAAACGAAAGAACGATGTCACTGGTATTTTGAAGTTTTTTGATATTGCCCAACATATGAAGGCATTTACTCGTATTGAGTTTACCGTAGATGATATTGTTCGATCATCATTAGTCAAGGATTATATCTTGGCTAAATTAAAGTACGAAGATTACGAGGATAGAAAAAAATGATAACAGCCGAACAATTCCACCACCTATTTCCTAGAGCGCAAGATCCAGCTTCTTGGGCTCAGTCAATGTGTGATGTATTCCCAACTTATGATATTAATACACCAGAGCGTGTAGCAGCCTTTCTTGCTCAATGTGGTCATGAATCTGGTGGTTGGACAGTATTTGAAGAAAATTTAAATTATTCAGCGCAAGGTTTGAATAGCATTTTCAAGAAGTATTTCCCCACAATTGAATCTGCTCAACCTTATGCTCGCCACCCAGAAATGATTGCGAACAAGATCTATGCTAATCGCATGGGTAATGGTGGCCCAGAATCAGGAGACGGATATCGTTTCCGTGGACGTGGACCAATTCAGTTGACTGGTCGTGCGAACTATACAGCATTTGCCAAAGAAATGTTCGAAGACTGGGAGAATGTTGTTGAGAATCCAGATTGGGTTACAGCAGATCGTGACTTTGCTTTGATGTCAGCAATTTGGTTCTGGAATAAAAACAAGTTAAACCATGAAGCGGATATCGGTGATATCAAAACAATGACTCGCAAAATCAATGGTGGATACATTGGTCTTGAAGATCGTATTAAACATTATAATGAGTGTATGCACTTACTAGTAGGATAAATGAAAAACTTTATATATCATGATTTTCCCAAACTTGAGCGTGATACTGCCCCAAATGGGTCAAGAGTATACAAAACACCTTCAGGTAAAGCCTATCCCTCCGTTACAACAGTTACAGGACTCCACACAGCGCAAGGAATTGCTGCGTGGAGAAAGAGGGTTGGTGAAGAAGAAGCGAACCGAATCTCTGGTAAAGCATCAGCAAGAGGAACAAGGATTCACCAATACTGTGAAGACTATTTACGAGGAAACATATTTGAAGCCGACATGTTCGACCTTGAAATGTTCAACTCAATCAAACCCTTACTTGATCAAGTCGATAATATCCACTGTTTGGAAACGCCATTATGGTCTGACTTTTTACAAGTCGCAGGAACAGTTGATTGTATCGGAGAGTTCCAAGGTAAACTATCTGTTATAGATTTTAAGACATCATCTAAACCAAAAGATAGAGATGATATCTACAACTATTTTATGCAGACTGCTGCTTACGCAGTAGCATTTGAAGAACGAACAGGGATTCCTATTGGTAGACTTGTTATTATTATGGCAGTTGAAAATGATGACCCTCGTTGGTTCATTGAGAAAAGAGACAACTGGATCGGTGGGTTTCGTAAATTAAGATTAGATTACAAAAATCTAAAAGGTATTTAAATGGAACAAATTATAATTGTCCCAAATGAGTTATCACAAGCTGAATGTATACAATTGATACATGACGCTAATATTGATAATACTGTTGCTGAAGACCCTGCTTTCAATTATGGTGATTACAATAATTTAGAACGCAGAAGAATGCTTGAACATGGTATTGTTAAGCGTCTTGCTGAAAAATATAAATGGAATGTAGTTAATGCTCCACTAGTATTTTACCCACCTGGAACTGGCAATGAAATTCATTGCGACAATTCTATCGTTTCTAATGGAGAAATAGTTAAGATTACTGAATGGACACATTCTGTTATCATATTCTTAAATGATAATTTTAATGGTGGACATTTAGTTTACCCAAAACAAGGCATAGATATAAAACCAACAGTAGGAACTATGGTTGTTGCGCCAGCTGGTAGCGAATTCCCTCATGAAGTTACTAAAGTTGATGCAAATAGATATGTTTTGGTTATGAGATTAATTTGACTTTCAATAATACTTAAAGTATAATATATAGAATATTGTTGTAATCCCTTCAAAGCGAAGGACTTCTGGACGTGGGTTCGACTCCCACCACCTCCACCATAAGTGCAGATAGACGATATGTTGGCTTCAGATCGCAACTAGCGAGCATATTCGAGACAGGTTCCCTTGACGAACTTCTGCATTTATGATGGGGGTGCCATGGTTTCGACAGGGGTAGATAGTAGAGACGGCAACACGGTAGGCGATGACCGTAAATCAAGCAAACTAAGTAAATGCAAACGACTCTGTCTACGCATTGGCAGCCTAAACGCTGACTAGGGTTTCGGTTGGTTTCCTCGTAACAGAATAACCAACCAATTTATTATGCCAGCCACATTGTGTGCCAGCCATACCTTTTAACCTTTATTAATTTTAGGATAACTAAATGAAATTAAAACTTATCGCTGCTGCATCACTAGTAGCATTCTCTGCGTTAGCAAACGCACAATCATCAGCAACTTTGACATATGGTGTTAAAGATACTGATGCAACTCCATCAGTTCAAAGTCACGTATTGAACATGTCTGTTAAGACTCGCGCATTTACCAATGTCGATGTTGATGCAGGTATCAATACTGAAACTGCTGATATTTCACGTTCTGTTACTAATCGTTATGAAATTGGTGTAACTCCAGGGTATAATGTTACTGACATTTTCCGTGGTGATGTTCGTGTTGCTACTGGTATTAAGCAAAAGTCTGGTTCGCCTGATTTCGGTTACTACTCTGTAGAGCCAGGTATCAATGCTAAACTTGGTGACTTTAGTGCTCGTGTAGCATATCGCTACCGCACTGCTTATGATTCAAATGTAAATGCTGATACTAGCCAAACTATGCGTTACAGCGTAGGTTACGCAATCACTAAACAAGATTCAATTAAACTTGGATATGATGTTCAAAGTGGTGATGGTGCTAACAAACAAACAACTATCGCTTATACAAGGGCATTTTAATTATGGAAGTCAAACCACTGCGTAAAATGGTTTTAGTAGCTGAAAACAAAGTTGATCAAACAACTGCGTCAGGTATTATTCTGGATGGTACTACATCCAATCGTGATTCTAAAACTGGAACTGTTTTAGCAATAGGTTCTGAAGTCACTGATGTTAAAGTTGGTGACGTAATCTATTTGGAATGGAACAAGGGGCAAGTCGTTAAAATTGGTGATGCCCAGAGAATTATGATTAAAGAAGAATTCATTGTCGCAGTGGTTGACTAAGTATTTAAACTAACCCAAAGGAAATTGTATGAAACATTTATTAGTATTAATCGCATTAGCATTCACTTCTGCTACTTTTGCTGGTGTTGAACCTGCCAAGAAAGAAGAAACTAATTGCGTAACTAAGGACAAGAAGGGTAACTGCCCTCCACCTCCAAAATCAGCAAAGCCAACTCCAAAGAAGAAGATTGAGCATAAAGAAGCTGAAGCGAAGAAATAACTCTTCCTAAATAATTATACAGTGGGTTGAAGGATCCCAATAAAACCTTCATTACACACAACTCATAAACACACGAGGAGTATAACATGAGTAACATGACCCCGTTCGAGATTCGCCTTGAACTATTAAAAATGGCGAAAGACATGCTTAATGATGAATATTATGGTAAGCGTGAAGTAATTAGCAATAACTGGCACGCACAGTTAGAAGTTGCTAAACTCAATGGTGGAGCGATGCCTGAACATCCAGGTTTCCCTTCATACCCATCCGAAACAGAAATCATTGCCAAGGCTCAAACCCTTAATGGTTTTGTTTCAAATATCCCACTAGACACAAAGACTAATAGCAAAAAGTCCACCTGATAGGGATTAGGGCAGGGGATTAACACATCCTCTGCTTTTTAACCAAAGGAGATCTATGCGTAAATATCGTATATACATACCCCTTATATTATTGGCAACATGTGTAATACTATTAACAAAAAATGCTTTTTCTGAAAGCGTGATACTTGATATTGGTTATAATCAATTAACAAAAGAAACCCAAAAACAAATTGACTGCTTAGCAGATAATGTCTATCATGAAGCTGGATATGAACCCAGAGAAGGCAAAGAAGCAGTAGCGCTTGTTACACTTAATAGGACTCAGGATCCTAGATTCCCAAAAGATATATGTGGAGTTGTTAAGCAGAAAACAACTATCGCTGAAAGAATTGTTTGTCAGTTCTCTTGGTTTTGTCAAAATGTATCAAATCCAAGAAAGAAAGATGCATACCAAGAAGCAAGAGAAGTGGCAGTTTATGTCTATGCAAATTATGAAAATTTGAAAGATATAACAAAAGGTGCGTTATACTATCACGCAGATTATGTAAATCCAAGATGGAAACTCGAGAAAACTACCGTAATTGGTAGACATATATTTTATAAAGAAAGTGGTAAATACAATGATGACAAAAATGAATCTGCAACTCAAGGAAGAACAGTCAAAACACTCTTTTCTTCTTCTGATGGAAGAGATTACCCTAACTAGCGTAAAAACTGCTGTTGAATGGATTTTTGAAGCAAACTTTGCCGAAGAGCGTCCAGAATTACTTAATCTATTGATCACTTCTCCAGGTGGTGATTTAAACGCTGCTTTTGCTTTGATTGACACAATGAAGGGTTCTGCTATTCCAATTCGAACAATTGGTCTTGGTCAGGTCGCTTCTGCTGGTCTTATGATTTTTATTGCTGGCGCTAAAGGGCATCGTATCCTTACACCAAATACTTCTATTCTGAGTCATCAATACTCATGGGGTGCATTTGGTAAAGAACATGAACTTTTCGCAACAGTTAAAGAGTTCGACTTAACCACAAAGAAAATGATTCAACATTATAAAAAATGTACTGGTCTTTCTGAAGCAAAAATTCGAGAGGTTCTTTTGCCACCTCAAGATATTTGGTTAAGCGCAAACGAGGCAAAGAAACTTGGGATGTGCGATGATGTTAAAGAACTTTCTTAATTATTGTAAATACTCTGGTGTTTGGGTAAATTTTGCAGCAAACCCTTATCACTGGAGATTTTCTTTTGATCTACATAATCCAGATGAAATGGATCCAAAGATGCATTCGGTTTTTATCTCAGTTGGTCCATTATCTGTTCGAGCAGTTTTGGATGATGGAACATGGTAGAAACTATAAAACAATTGAAGGAATTACAAATGACTAATGATAAAGTGTTTATTATATCAGTTCTACTTGCAACTGTTACTTTGATTGGAACAATTGGTTTTAATGATTATTCGGCTCTAAAATCAATGGAGAGGAATATCGAGTCTGCAATTGTAAAGGGAATTGACCCTGTTGCAGTCCGATGCGCTTATAAGGCTGATTCTACCATGTGTGCAATCTACGCTACGAAGTCAAAATAACCCTAAAAACTTGAGGGGATTACAAAATATCCCTTTACTTTCATTTCGATCTAGAGTATAATATATACTGTGAACAACGATTTGATGACTATATTATGCAAATGATTTTTACCTCACTCGGGAAGTCCAAGAAACGCAAGCCTACGGCTAAACAACGGGAGTTGGATAAATCTTGGGAACTTCTCTTAAAGAAGTATGCCACAAAGACTGTTGTGAAACAAAAACCACAACAACTCAGTGATGTATACTCGCTTGGAAAACCTGCTTGTCGTGAGACACCTAAGATTCCGAGTCTTCCTTTCACAGCTGGTCCATGCACCAAAAAAGATAACCCAGTTTACACTGGTACCAAAGTCAAGGGTATTGGCACAATGCATAAGTCGAATGCGGTGCCAATATTCTCTGATGATGAAGCAAAAGATATTGCAACCATGAGGAGAAGTTAATGAACAAGAAGGTTCTAATGAAGATTCGTCTCAGACCAGATGGTAATTGGGAACATGTTTATGCTGATGGTTCAGTTGATCAGGAATTTGCTGAACTAACTCCGCAAGGTCTTGCATATCTTCAAAAAAATAAAGAAGCGATGATGGAAATTGCAAACGATTATTTTGAAGAAGCGGTAGAAGCCTCAGGATATCGTGACGCAAAAGAAATTCTCAATCACATTCGTTCTAAATGATTTGACTTTTAAACTGAAACAGGGTATAATTATATTATGGATTACAAAGCAAAACACCAACAACTCTCTATTGAAAAAATGAAACTAGATAAATTTTTTACGATGTATCTAGATAAGTTTGAAAAACAAATGGATCCTGATAAACCGAATACGCCAATTTGGAAACTCTACAAAAAGGAATCAGAGCGTTATAGTAAATTATGTCAGGAAATTCGTAACTGTGAATATTGGATCAAGAAAAATGTTTAAATCATCAAATGACTTCTCAATGCATATTGAGCAGATTGTTCGAGATAAAAAGATAACCTATATGGACGCAGTTCTTCAATATTGTAAAGAAAATTTTATTGAGCCAGAGGATATCGCAAAATTAGTTAATAAGTCTCTCAAGGATAAACTTGAAGTAAATTTTCAAGATGAGAACTATTTACCCAAACGAGCCAAATTAGATGTTTAATAAGTATAAATCACAAATCGCTGTTGGTATTTTTGCCATCATTTGGGCATCAGCAGGGATCTATTTTCTCATGAGTCAACCACGACATGGGGTTGTGGTAATTGATTGTTCTCTCGCAGAAATTTCACCAGACTTTACGACTGAGATGAGAGAAGCCTGTAGGAAAGCAAGAAGTGGACGGATTTAAGGCATATCGCTATTACCTCGCATTAAAATTACATTTCACAACTGAAAAATTTAACGTCTTCGAAAACCGAGGAAATGTTAGAGGTTCACGTGAAGCGTTTAATGCTAGGAATGATAGATACATTTTTGAGAAACTTGCTCGCAAGTATAACACGGATAGAGATATTATCCAGTTCTTTGTGGCAAACTTTGCGTATGGTAACGAAGCAGCAATTTATGAAGGTCAAGAAGCCGATTCTAATTTGCTTGAATGGAACCGAAGAAAACAAAGTATCACAAAGATTTTTATTGATGATTTAGCAACATTACTAACTCATGTTGAGATAAATAAATTACCAACTTCTAGTATCTTTGATTTCAATTTCAATGAATACCCTGCTGCTTTGAAGTTGTTTCTTGGGGGTAAAATCTCAATCGAAACTCTTGTGATTGTAAATGATATTGATCACATAGTTGAACATTGGCTTGATAACCCAACTGTCCAACACATTTGGAATAATGAATTATTGCGAATAAAAAAGTTGACTGGATTCGTTAAATACGATAAAATTAAACTTGGACAGATCTTTAAACATTTTGTAGAAGAGTTAGATTAAAATGGGTCGCACATATAACAAATCGGGTGGTAAACGATTTGATGACGAGGTTTCTAGTGGGCGTGCTGGAAAACACAGTAAACATGCCAATGGCAAAAAAACTGGTGGTATGAAAACGCTAAATAGTTATGTTGATGAAGATTATGATGACTTTGATTTGAACGATGATTCGTTCGATGACGAGGTTGATTTATATGATGAAGTTTCAATACAACATAATACTAATACAAAGTAATATATTTTTATACAAAGGAAAATACGATGGATATTCAAACACTCCGTAAAATGCGCAATCAAGACTTCAGCAAAATCGCTGGAGAATTTGATAAAATCTCTAATCCCCAGTCAGGCGAGAAGAAGTCATATGATGATGACCGATTCTGGCGTCTTGAGGGCGACAAGGCTGGTAACGGAACAGCTACTATTCGATTCCTCCCACGTGTTGAAGGCGATGAACTCCCATGGGTTCGTATCTTCAGTCATGGCTTCCAGGGTCCAACTGGCAAGTGGTATATCGAAAACTCCTTAACAACTCTTGGTGAAAATGATCCAGTCGGTGAATTGAACACCCAACTTTGGAACTCAGGTTCTGAAGCAAACAAAGAGATTGCCCGCAAACAAAAACGTAAGTTGAGTTTCATTGCCAACGTACTCATTGTGTCTGATCCAAAGCACCCTGAGAATGAAGGACAAGTTAAATTGTTCAAGTTCGGCAAGAAAATCTTTGATAAGATTATGGACAAAGCACGTCCAACTTTCGAAGATGAAACACCAGTGAACGTATTTGACCTTTGGGAAGGTGCTAACTTCAAATTGCGTATGCGCAAGAAAGATGGTTACGCCAATTACGATGAGTCAGTATTCTCTGACCCATGCCCAGCTGCAGCTGAAGATGAAGAGTTGGTAAAGATTGTTAATGCTCAACACAAGTTGTCTGAGTTTGTCGATCGTAAAAACTTTAAGTCTTACGATGAGTTGAAGAAGAAACTTGATCAAGTTCTTTCTGGTGATTCATATGCACCTAAGTCAGCTGCTCAAATGTCTGAAGAAGATATGCCAGTTGCTTCTGCGCCAAAGATCGCATCTAAGCCAGCGCCAACTAGCAAGTCTATTGACAATGACGACGATGAAGATGTAATGTCTTATTTCCAGAAGATCGCTCAAGAAGAGTAATCTAAAACTGTAAATGTTTAAAGGGAGCCTTGCGCTCCCTTTTTTATGCGTATCTACTATTGAGATACCTATTTGAAGAAGATTCTTGATTTCGAATCGGAGACTTAATAATTTGAGTAGTTGAATTATTAGTCGTAACAGGGGCATTAACAACAGCAGTTTTATTCTCAACTGGTTTCTCTTGTTTAGCGCCTTCATTGTTTGCTGATTTTTGATCAACAACATTACCACTTTGAGGTTGTGCCGCAGGTTCAGGTGCTGCCTGAGACTTAGCATCTTTCTTGAATGGATAGAATGGACCAATAGAAACTTCTTTATTGATTACTGGGATAGTGAATCCCATCTTTGGTAAACCAATATTCTCAATCAATGACAAGAAACTATCCTTAATACCACCAATAAAATCAGTGAATGGTTTAATTAAATGATCACCGATCCATTTACTGAAGTCGCCAATAACTTCTTTAATCTTTTCTTTGTCAAATAAACCGAATGTTAAGAAGTCTATAATACCAGCAAGACCAGCGATAAGTGCTTTACCAATATCACCTGTCTTCATAAATTCATCGAAGCCGTCCATAATACCTTCAAACAAAGCGCCAACAATCATACCAATAGCAAATACTCGACCAAGTGCTTTTAGGATTGCTCCTGGATTTAGTAGTGCTTTAAATGCGTTCATTAAACCAGAAGTGAGCATACTAAAGATAGAATCTAATAGACCACCACCTTCTGGTTTCTTTTCTTCTTTTGGTTTAGCATCCTTTGCTTTGTTTGCCCCACCAGTATTGTCAGCAATAATCTTAAGTAGGTGGTTGCTTTCTTCGCTTACCTTCTTTGATTCAGATGCCACTTCAGCATCCTGAGCATGTTCAGCAGCAGTTTCAGTTGACGATGCTTCTGGTGCTGGTGTTTTACCACCAAACATATTCATACCTTTGGCAGAATCTAAACGAGTCACTGGAGTAGGACTCTTAGTATCAGTAGCACGTTGATATTTTGCGTATTCGTCAGAGTTTGATTGTCGCTTCTCTACTAGTTTAGCAAATTCAGGACTTACTCGTTTTAGATGTTCTTCATCATCTATACCAGCAACTTCTTTATGCTTAGCAATAGCAGCTTCTGTTTTCTTTGTTTCTTTTGCTGCTTTTTGAGCACCTTCAAAATCAGCGCTTAGACGTTTCTTAAAATCTTTACCAGACTCACCAGCCATAGGCGCAGCGCCAAGCGCTTTCTGTTGAGCAATAAACTTATCTTTCTCAAGAGTTTTATTAAAGATACCACCAACATTAAGGGCACCAAGAACAGTCTTCTTAAGACCACCATTTGCTACTCCAAACTTTTCCTTGAGACCTTCTTTCTTATCAGCCCATTTTTCGCCCATGGTTTTAAAGGTTTTCATGCCCTTTGCCATCTCAGCAATATCTTTGGCTTCTTTGTCCCATTCTTTTTGGAAGTCTTCTTGTAATTTCCAATATCTTCTGCTACCACGTAACTGTTGTTTTAATGTTTCAACAATTTCACTTTGTGCTTTGCTAGATGACTCACCAGAAACAGCTGTTCTCTCTTGGCGTTCTTTTTCTTTAGACAATTCCATTAATTGACGAATGGAACCGAGTTGCTCAACTGCCTGTTGTTGAGCAACTAGCAACTGACTAAAACCTTCATCTTGGGATTTAGTCTGTTGTCTAATGCTAGAGTTGACTGAGCTGTTACTTGTTCGTTTTGGCATTTTACGATCTCTTGTTAGATTCTATTCTTTGTTTTTCTTCTTCTAGATATTGTATCAACATAGCAACGTAAACTTCTCTCTCAAAGGGTATCATATTTTCAATCTCTGCTAGAGAGTATTTGTGGTACTGCATTAAGGCGAAGTTCATTTTATAGTAATTCGCCAAACTTTCATGGCAGAGATTGATTAAAAAAAACTTTGCATTCCCTCCAAAGTCTTCTTATGGTGTAAGCCACAAATTGGGCAATCATACTCAACGTCTTTTGTTATGCGTGGCATGCTTGCGAAAAACTGCTGGATTTTAACAAATTGGCTAGAATTTAAATTATCTAAAAACTGAACCAATTCTTCTTTCTTTTGTTCTTTGGCATAATGTAGTTTATCGCCTTCATAGATAATATCAATACACTCAGCGATAATATCAAAGATGTTATCTAAATCATCTACATCAGTCTTCTCTAATTTAGACATAATCTCAATAGTTGGGTATTTCATAATAACACCAACATCACCAAATAAATCAATCTTATTTGTGTGCCCTTCTGGGATATCTACTTTTAGTTTAGTTAAGTCAATTGAAATCTTAACCTTTGCTTTGTCATTCTGTTCACCATGGTCATTATCGCATGGGAATAATAATTCAATAATCTCACCAACTGACTTTGCTCTAATCTGAGTAAAGATATATTCAAGGTCAAATGTGGCAAGAGAATCAGGATCAACTTTATCAATAATACAAGAACTGATAACATCCTTCAAAGTGTCAACCATAACAGTAAGATCTTCGCTTTGTTGGGCAATCAAAATTGCCTTTTCTTCTTTAACTAAGAATGGGCGATACTTAACACTCTTTTGTGATGATGGTATAACTAGGTTATACGTAGGGGTACTTAATACTGGTAATGCCATAATTTATTCTCCTTTAGACATATTCTTAATCATTTTACTCAATTCAGCTGTGCTACCTACAAAGATAGCATTATTATTTGTAACTTTATCACCTTTACCAGACGTGCCGTCAAGTTTCTGTTTCTGCTGGTGTATATCCATTAATTGTTGGTTTACATCAGCAAGTTGTTTCATAAGATTACCCACAACTTCAAAAGCACGTGGGTGTTCAGATTGTTTTGCTACTTCTAATGCGTGGTTTAACGCATTCTGACCAGTGACCAAAAGTTCACGTAGGTTATCCCTTGCGTGATCATAATCGTTTTCAATTTTACCTTCTGGCGTTGTTATAATTTCACCAGTAGTATTATCAATCACTTCAGTTATAGGCTGAGATGTTTGAGGCATAACCCCAAACACCTCTGATAAAGAATCATCAATTTTCATATTTATTAGTCGTTACGAGTATTTCTTGTTTGTGGATCAGAAGGATCTAAGCCGAAGCCACCACCGAATGATGCTGCTGCCATTGGTGTTGGTTTAACCATTGGTGTTTGGGCTGCGGTACCAAATGTTGGTGCTGGGAATCCTGCTGGCGCAGGTACGCTAGATGTTGCTGGCAAAGCTGCTGGTTGTGCATTAGATGATGCTCCTGCTAGTTTCTCTTGAGTTCTACCAAATGCGGCAATACCAAGAACGGCACCCATTGCTACGTGGAACAAACCTGCGCCTTGTAGTGTTAGAGGTTGCCACTGAGTAACTGGTTGCCCTAATGATGCTTGGAGAATTGACCATAGAATTGGGAAGATACCCATATCAAGTGTACAAATACCCATGTACATCCAACCCATAGCTGGACGCCATTTCTTTTGCATCCAGTCTTCATCTTTTTTAACTTCTTTTACTTCATCTGCCATTTTTATCTCCTTAAAATTCCAGGTAATTTTGAAACTACTTTAGCACCAACTGCACCGATAGCAAAGTTCTTCAATCTATTGACGAAGTTATTCAATGGGTCATTCTTAACTTGTGGTACGCTAATTGGTTTTCCAAATATTGGATTATATGTACTTGGGCTATCACCCATAAAATTATATGGTGAAAATCCACCATCTGCCGCATCAGTATTAACTACCTCTTGAGCACCAATCGCATAATATTTGTAGGCAAAGTTTACTGACATTTTCATAACATCTTTACCCGCATAATCCATTTGGATTGCTCCAATGCTTTTTGGGTATGCTTCAAATAGTTTAATACCATATCTAGACTGATTCTTTAAATCCTGGACTTCAATAACGATGTCAGCAGTATAGTCATCATAGTAATTAAAATTACGACTACCTGGATTTTGAATATACGTCATCCAGTTGTCAAACATAAGTTTTACTGTCATACTAGTATCAACATAGAATGACATATTAATATCTTCATAGAGGCGCTCATATGGCGCTTTTCTAATTTCACCAAAAGTTCTTGTGTCCGCAGTATTAAAGTTTGTTCCTGGGATTTGAACTTGATCGCACATAAGTAAAGCGTCACGCATCCAACCTCGTTCTCCGAGATTCATGATAGGACTATTAACAGGCGCAAAAATACCAACAACATATCGGTTGGTTCTAGCCAATCCATCGTTCTTTATTTTTGAAACAAATTCGTTTAGTTTTGCCATTATGCTCTTCTTATAATTTTTCTTGATTCGTTCCAGACTTGTTGCTTAGAAGCGCCAACAAATCTTTCTACAGGCAATAACATAGCAGTAGCCCAATCTTCAGAAACCACATTTCTAAATTGGCTTCTAACATGGCTGGAAAGGTATTGTTTTACACAAGGTTTCGCTGCTGCATATCTAGAAACACCATCAATCATTGCCCAGCTGTATTTGAGTTTTGTTGTTTCATCCCAACGACTGTTATTCTTAAACATCAACAGCGAATCTAATAATTTAATACGCAAATCATATGGTAGATAGTGCATATTCAAACCGATAAAGCCATCTTGGGTTTTTCTGAATGGGAATACTAGAGGAAATCTATCGTAGTATGGTAGTTCGTCCTTTAGTTTTGGATCATACGCATACATGTATAACTTGCCTGGAGTTATAGTAGTTGTAAGCTGAGAAACATTACCCTTTAAGACTTTCTGAGGTGTGATGTTTTTATTCGCCAATAAAGCGACTTGCCCATCGAACCAACTCTTAGATCTCTTCACCGAAGTTAGAAGATCGTATTTATTTTGTTCGAAAACGTCTTTTAAGGTTTTTTCTTTAGCCATATTGGTTATTTAGGTCAAACCAATCCAAGTTCTTTCTCAGTTATAATCTTGAATTCCCAACCCCTGTCCTTACAATATTCAGTGGCAGCCTTCCATTTGGCTTGGTTCTTGATATAAGTCATAGATTCCGTGATGTATTTCTTTGTTTGACGTCCAGGATATACAGGTGGTTCGCATTGTTTAGCTGGTTTTACCTCAACCAAATACCTCTTTAATTTACCATCTTTTTGTAAAACTTGTATCTGGAAATCTACGAAATAACGATGTATCTTATTATCAGTTGGACAACGATATGGAACTACAGTTTCTTCTGACTGCCACTTGATAATGCTTGGGTTTTTATCACACCATGACGCAAAGCGTGTTTCCCAACTAGAACGCATGATGATGTTCGTAGGATCCCCAGAGTATTTTTCTGGATATAAGGGTTTAAACAATCTTTTATGGAACATAAATAAGTAATTAGAATAGCCAATAACCCACTATTTAGAGAAATTAAATGGCAGATACAACTCCAGCAACATCAGCTCCACCAGCTTCTACAGCTAAGAAACCTAATCTATATACACCTCGAGGTGAAGCATCACCATATGATTCTGGTAAATATGATGTTCAGCAATATAGTTATCCAATTGACCTTATGTCTGATGAGGGTACATATGGTGGACACTATGCTATTTTCTACATTAATGTGGCTACTGATTCTAAACTATTAAAACGCGATGGCGCCGAGACTGTTCAAGATTTAACTCCAAGGGATCGTGGTGATCTAATCGCTATGGGATTAACTAGTAAACAACTTACTGCTGCTAATGCTGGCGCAGGCGCAATTGAAGGTGCTATTGGTGGTGGTCTATTGACTGGTAATATGAAAGGCGCAGCGACTGGTGCTGCTACTGGCGCTGCTGTTGGTACTGCTACTGGATTAATGCTTGGTTCGCAATCTCCTGACGCATCAAGATCGCAGAAACGATTAAAGACTGCTATCGCCTTACATATGCCTAATAATTTATCTATCAATTATGGCGTAGAATGGAGCGAAGAAGATACTGGTATGATTGCTATGGCTGGTGCCGTAGGTGGTGAGGTTATGAAAGCCTTACAATCTGGTGGTAAAAATAGTGATGTGACTGGTACTGGCGCTGCTATCCTAACCAATCTTGCGCTCTCTAAAGGTCCAAATGGCGCAGCTAACTCGGCAGCAACTGGTCTGGCAGCAAACCCAAAGAAAGAACAAGTATTTAAGGGTGTTCACTTTAGAACATTCAGTTACGACTATAAGTTCTTCCCAAGAAATTCAGATGAATCCAGAAATGTTATGAACATTATTGGACAATTCAAATATCATATGCACCCAGAGTTTAAAGATGACAACAATTTCGTTTACATCTACCCTTCTGAGTTTGATATTTTCTATTATACTGGTGGTAAAGAAAACCTTAATATCCACCGACACACTTCTTGCGTATTAACAGATATGAGCGTTAACTATACACCAAATGGTATGTTTAATACATTTGATGATGGTATGCCAACTCAAATTGATATTACATTAAATTTCCGTGAATTGGCTCTGTTGACAAAAGACAAAATCAAGGACTACCTATAATGTATTTTAAAAAATTCCCGAAGTTTTTATATGACTTCGATATTACTAAAACTGTAGGTTCTGGAACACAAGCAACTGCCACTGCGTATGTTAGTGGTGGTGCTGTTACTGGTGTTGTTATTGATAATCCAGGTTCTGGGTATGTTAATGCTACTGTTACATTCTCAGCTCCTGACACTGGTTTTCAAGGTAATACTGCAGCAGCCACTGGTTATGCTATTATTGAATCTGGATCTATATCAGATATTGTTGTTACCACTACAGGTTATGGATATGATACAACACCACTGATTACAATTTCATCACCATATACTTCTCAGAAAACATCAACCAAAGCAATCTTGATGACTGATATTACTCGTAATATCAGATTCCGTAGAGATGTTCTTGCCAATGTTACAGTATATGATTACTATGATATTATTGATGGTGAGACTCCAGAAATTATTGCTGAGAAGATTTATGGTAATGCTGAGTATCATTGGGTTATTATGCTCGTCAATGAGCGATATGATTATCTAAATGACTTTCCATTAACATATCCAATGCTTGAACAGTTCATTACTGACAAATATGGTAGTGAGGCTGATTCAGTTCATCATTACGAAGATGCTTCTGGTAATGTAGTAATGTCAACATATCCTTCAGCAACCCCTATTACTAACAGACAGTATGAAGAAGCAAAGAATGAGGATAAGCGTAGAATTAAAATTATCTCAAAGAATTTAATCTCAACAATTCTTAAAAACTATAAAGACGAATTATAATGCAAGCAGCGGATCAAGTTTTACGATTTGCTGGCGATGTCAGCATTGATAAATGTAAAATTACAACAAGTGGCGGTGTATCTCAAGATATTGCCGCACAGGTTATTGCCATCTCAATTTATGAAGATTTATTTTCTCCATTTATAACAGGTTCTTTAATTTTAAAAGAATCATTTGATTTAGTTAACATATTCCCATTCGTTGGTGAAGAGATGGTTGAAATTGAGATTAGTACACCAACCCTTAAAGATGGAAACATAAAAGGTTCTTTCTATGTTTACAAACTAACAGATAGAGAACTTGTTGGTGATAAAAATGTAGTTTATCAATTACATTTTATTTCAATGGAAGCAATTGTTGATTTAAACAAGAAGGTAAGTAAAGTTTTCACAGGTAATCCAGACGAATTAGTTAAGACTATTGTAAAGGATAACTTCAATGGTCTTCAGTCTAAGAAAGAAGTATTTGCTGAACCAACTTCAAAGGCTGTTAAATTTATTTCAAATTTCTGGTCTCCAATAAAGTGTATTAATTTCATTACTGAGCGTGCAGTAAATAGAAATAAATCTCCAAGTTATGTTTTCTTTGAAAATAGATATGGTTTCTATTTTGTTTCATTAGAATCTCTTTACGCTAATGGTAATTATCAAGAATTCACATATGATAACTACACAAGAACACCTTTACCAAATGGTGATGATGCTAAGAATGTAAAGGAAGATTATAGACGTATTAATACTATCAATATCCCTGTTGGTTATGACTACATTGATAGGATTCGTAGTGGTATGTTTTCTTCTAAGATGACATCATATGACTTAAATAAGAAGATTTACAATGTAAAGAATTACAGTGTTAAAGATAATTTTGCTAGTTACAATCATTTGAATAAAAACCCTTTGACTGGCGATAATGTTATTTTTAGATCTAATTCATTGCTTATAAATTATCCTAGAAATAATGGTAACTTGAGTGGGTTTGGTGATTCTACAAATTACAGAAATTTACAAGAACGCATTTCATTAATGAAACTGGCTGAAGCCAATAAAATTGAAATTGTAGTTCCAGGTCGCTGTGATTATACTGTTGGTCAGAAGGTTTCTGTGACTTTAAACAAAATTGAGCCAGCAAGTAAAAAAGATAATGATGAAGAATTGGTTGACAAGATGTTCTCTGGGTTTTATTTAATCGGAGCAATCAACCACTACATTACACGTGAGCGCCATGAATGTAGCATGGAACTTATTAAAGACTCACTACAAATGAATATTGACGGGAAGAAATAATGTTTTATACAGGTGTTGTTGAGAATCGCTCAGATCCAATGCAACTTGGTCGTTGCCAAGTTCGTATCGTAGGTTTACACACTCACGATAAAGTTCAATTACCAACTAACGATTTACCATGGGCTACACCTATGCAGTCAGTGACTTCTGCTGCTATGAATGGTATTGGTTATACTCCACTTGGCCCAGTTGAAGGTACTACTGTTATTATTATGTTTGCTGACGTGGATCAGCAACAACCAATTATGTTGGGTACTGTTGGTGGTATCCCGCAAGTGCCTCCAGCTATTAGTGATGACGACAGCGCAACTGAGATTGGTGAATACGCTGCGAAGGATATTGTTCTTAGAACTATCCCTGGACCAGTTACTGGTAAACAATTAACATTCGTTGATGAAGAGACAGGTAGAAGAAACCTAACAACTGGTCTAAAAGCCAACATGAAGGTTGTTGGTTTTGGTTTAACATCAAATTGCTACATTGTTTCTATTGATGGCCAAGATAAAATCACAATCAGTGAAACAGTTACTGGTTATGGTGAAAATATTATCACCTTCAAAGATGCTCCAACAAACTTAGATGCAGTAAACTCTAGTAAAGCGTCAACTGTTCTAAGAGATAGTTCTGGTAATCCAGTTACACTTTCTGACGGAACACCAGTACAAGCAGCTACTCCAGCAGCCACTTCTACTACCCCAGCAGCCCCTGCGCCAACTTCAACAAATACATCTATACCAACAGTTCCGCCACCAAAGTCATCATCAAATGCTGGTAAAGCGTCTGATGGTATTAAGGCTCTTATTGCTGCGTGCGATAAAGTTGGTCTGACCACTAAAGAGCAGAAATGTGCTTTACTTGGTATTGCTGGTGGTGAGTCTGGTTGGATCCCGCAGAACGAATCGTTTAACTACTCAAAGGGTAGAATTAAACAAATTTTCTCTTTCTTGACTGATGAAGAAGCTGACAAATACTCAGATGCTCAGAAGAAAGGTTTAACTCGAGAAGATTTCTTCAAAGTAATTTACGGTCCAACTAAGCGTGGTAAAGGTTTCCTTGGTAACCTTACTGACGATGATGGTGGTAAATATTATGGTCGTGGTTTTATTCAGTTGACTGGTCGTGGTAACTATAAGCGTTACAATGATTTAGCCAAAGCAGCTGGATTAAACATTGACATTTTAAATGATCCAGATTCGTTAGATAAGGATATTAATGTATCAGCAATGGTTGCTGCATTATACATTAAAGATCGTGTTCCAAAAGGGACAAACCCTTCTGATCATCCTGGTTATTTTTACGCAGCAAAGAAATCTGTTGGTGTAAACTCACCAGATATTGCTGCTCGTAAATTATCATACTACGAATATTTCTATGGAACTCAGGCAACAGGTTCTGTTGATAAAGATGCTGGTTCTCCACCACCTTCTCCTCCAGTTGAAGGTTCACCATCTACACCTGGACCATCGGCTGAATCAGTAAAGCATGGAACAGATAATACTGGTTTCCGTGACCCAAATAACAAATACCCATTGAAAGATTATATCAATGAGGTGGACACGAACCGATTGGCTCGTGGTATTATTGATGGAACTATTGTTAGTAAGAAAGATGCTAATAGAAAAATTGGTGTCCCCCTTGCTAATGGTTTTGGTTCATGGGATCAACAAATCCCAGCATATGGCGCTAAATACCCATTCAACAAAGTAATGGAAACTGAGTCTGGTCATATCCAAGAGTTTGATGATACCCCAGGACAAGAGCGTATCCACACTTACCATAGAGCAGGAACATATAGTGAGATCGATCCAAATGGAACTCAAGTAAACTATATCGTTGGTGAAAATTATATTATTATGGAACGCAATGGTTTCATAAGCATTGCTGGTGATTGTAACATTACAGCTGATGGTAATGTGAATATCTATGCAAGAACTGATGCTAATATTCAAGTTGAACAGAATGCAACAATTCAAGTTGGTAATAATTTAGATATTGGTGTTGCCAATGATATTTACATGGCAGCAGGTGGCGACGTTCTTATTAAAGCAGGTGGTGACTTTTCTCTACAAGCAGCAAATATCAGCGAGAAAGCTGAAACTGTAAATATTGAATCATCAGCAGATATGAACATCCTTGCTGGTGGCACATTACAGGCAGATTATAATGAAGGTCAATTTGGTAATGGAGCAGATGGTGCTACTGATGTTGAACTTACACCTCCAGCTGCAGGTAAGCCAGTTAACCCAACAGTACCGCAATTACAACCACCTGAGCGTCAAACTGAAGAACTTGCTTCTGCTGAAACCCCAGAAGATTACAACACTCCAGAAGGTAGAAAGTTTAGTAATGATCAAGCGCAATCCGCTGGTGTTGTTGGCGCAGCGCCAGCAGTAGCCTCTGAAGCTGCACCAGATCCTTCTGGTGGTAGCAACACCAAGATTCCAGTTGATTGTCAAGTAATTTACAATACAACTAACTTCACTAATGATTATAGAATGTCTAAGAACTTTACTCTTGGTATGTTAGTTTCTGGTGGTCTAACTGGTCCACATAAATTAATTGATCAGCTTCTCGTTGACACTGCTAATGGCAAAGAGAGATTATACAAGGTTCAAGAAATTGTTTGTAACTTGGCTACTTCTGCTCAGAACATTTTAGAACCATACCTTGAATTCCTTCCAGGTGGTATTGGTGGGTATAACAAACAATGGACAATTAGTTCAGGATATCGTCTGAGGGGTGTTGTTAAAACTGAGAGCCCAACTTCTGATCACTGTAAGGGGCACTGTTTTGACGTAGCCTTGCTTGGCCCAGATCGTTATAATAAGACATACGAACTTGTTCAGAAACTAGAAAAAGTAATTACTTACGACCAAATTATTCTAGAATATCGTGCCCCAACATCAGTGTGGATTCATACTGGATATAAGGCTACGGGAAATAGAAAAATGGCGTTTACTATGGTAAACGACAAAGTTTATAAGCGTGACGCTAAGGGAATGCCATCAGGATTTGTATTATTAAGTGATGGCGCTCCACCTCCAGAGAAGAAATAATGCCAGCATTAACATATAAAGGCGCATTGAGTAAGGGGCAGGATGGTGGACCAGCTACTGCTCTTACTACAAAAGTACAATGCTCTAAAAGTTATGTTGGTGGTAAATTAATAGGAACAGTTGGTGATCAGTTTGAGGCACATACTGTTGGTCGACAGACCCATCAAACTTCTCAAAGAGAAATTACTTCTGGCGCTTCTAAAACCTATTTTGAAGGCAAATCAGCAGCTAGAGTTGATGACCCAGTAGCAGACGGAGATGCTGTTGCTCAAGGAAATGCAAAGACCTCAGTAGAATAACCTAAATAAGAATATGGCAAAAAATACTAGAATTTTCTCAGATTTGGATTTTAATTTCACGAAACATCCAGTGACGAAAGACCTCAGTCGCAGATATGATGAAGATGCTGTTAAAAATTCGTTGAAAAACCTTATCTTAACAAATAACTATGAGCGCCCATTTCACAGCGAAATTGGTAGCCCAATTAAGAAACTTCTATTTGAACCAGCAACTCCTATGCTTGGAGCAATGCTAAGAAGAACAATCCAAGACGTTATTAATACTTTCGAGCCAAGAGTAAATCTTATTGATATTGTTGTAATGACAAACCCTGATGAGTATTCAATAGATGTTTCTATTGAATTTACCATTTTGAATACTACTGCTCCAATAACGCTAGATTTAACGCTACAGAGAACACGATAAATGGCTACTACAAATAAAAAAATTAATGTAACATCTTTAGATTTTGATGACATCAAAACAAACCTAAAGACATTTTTAAGCGGACAAGAAGAATTTCAAGATTACGATTTTGAAGGTTCTGCTATGTCCGTTCTTTTGGATGTTCTAGCATATAATACTCACTACAATGCTTTGTACAATAACCTTGCTATCAATGAAATGTTCCTTGATTCCGCAAGAAAGCGTAATAGTGTAGTTTCAATTTCAAAAATGCTTGGTTATACGCCAAGATCCGCTACTTGTTCAGAGGCTGAAGTTACTGTAATTGTTACCACTCCACAAAATGGCGCAAATACATTGGTGCTTCCTAATCTAAGCCAATTCAATACAACAATTAATGGTAAGAATTATAGTTTCTACACAAGAGGTTCTAATACAGTTGCTTCTTCTAATGGAACATATATCTTCTCAAATATTAAGATTGTTGAAGGCACACCATTAGTATACAATTATAATGTTGGTTCAAATACACGATATATTATTCCTAACGCAAATATTGATCTGAATACCCTGACTGTTCGTGTACAAGAAAATTCAAGTTCCTCAGTTTATACTACATTTACTAAAGCAGAAACATTAGTAACTGCTGATTCAACAAGTAAGTTATATTGGGTAAAAGAGATTGATGATGGTTTATATGAACTCACTTTCGGTGATGGCAATATCGGTATGGCTCTTGATAATGGTAATATCGTTCATATTGAATACATGGTTTGTAACACTGATGAGCCAAATGGTGCTCGTCAATTCACATATAGTGGCCAGGACTTAACAAGTGGTGCTCAAGTATCAGTCACTACTATTTCACCAGCAATTAATGGCGCAGGTCCAGAAGATATTGATAGTATTCGATACAATGCTCCACATATGTACGCTGCTCAGAACCGAGCAGTAACTCCAGACGATTATAAAGCAATTGTATATTCTCTATTCTCTGATGCTGCTTCAGTAACAGCTTGGGGTGGTGAAGATAATAATCCTCCAGTATATGGTAAGGTTTATCTTTGCATTAAACCAAAGGACGCTGACAAATTAACAACCACTCAAAAGACTCAGTTGATATCAACTATTCTTGAGCAGCGAAATGTTGTTTCTGTTATTCCTACTATCGTTGATCCAGAATTTATTAACATTGCGGTTACAACAACTGTTTATTATAATGAACAAGCAACAACTAAGTCTGCTTCTCAAATCGCTTCTCTAGTTACAAATACAATTACTGCTTATGGCGTAAATGAACTCGATAGATTTGATGGTGTATTCCGCTATTCTAAATTGAGTCGCTTGATTGATGAATCAGATCCAGCAATTGTTAATAATATTACAACAATTTTATTACGCAGAGCATTGAATGTTCGTTATAATACCTCTGCGCAATACATTCTAAATATGATTAACCCTATTTGGAGTTCTGGTCAACCAGAAGAATCATTTAGAAGCACTGGTTTCTATATCGCTGGTAGTGATCAACTTCACTATTTGGATGACGATGGCGTAGCCTATGTTCGTTTGTATCGTTATGGAGCCAATGGTATTAAGATTATTGTTAACCCTCAAATTGGAACAATTGATTATACAAAGGGTTTAATTGATATTAAGAACTTGCATGTTACAGCACTAGCTGATATTGACTTAGAAATTTCAATTCGTCCATTATCTAATGACGTAGTTTCTGCCTTGACACAAATTGCTCATATTGCAACTGACCATTTAAGAGTTACAGCGTTACCTGACCCAACAGCCACTGGTGATCTACGTGGTGGATACAATTACAAATTTACTTCTAGTCGTTCATAATGGCACTCACAAGACCTAAAATATCTTCGATAGTCCCAGCTCAGTTACCTGAGTTTGTTAGAGAGGACTATCAAACTTTTGTTGACTTTCTAAAAGCATACTATGAGTTTTTAGAAACAACCCAGAAAGACTTAGTAACTCTAAGGGATATTGACACAACTCTTGACTCGTTTATTACATATTTTAAACACGATCTTGCTGAGAAGTTACCATATTCAACTGTTGATGAAAGATTCTTGCTAACACATATCAAAGATATGTATCTCGCTAAAGGTAGCGAGTCATCTTTCAGATTACTGTTTAGAATTCTGTTCAACAAAGAAATTGAAATTGATTACCCAGCTAAACAGATGCTTCGTGCTTCTGATGGTAAATGGAACCAAGACGTTTCAGTATTCGTAAAAATTCTTGTTGGTAACCCGCAGGCTATCGTTGGTAAATTAGTTGATGTTGTTACAACTACTAAGGTTATCCGTGTTCTTGTTGATCGTCGTCAATATGTTGAGGTTGAAGTAGACAGAGCGATTCGTATTTCTGATGATGTTTATGAATTTATTTTAGATCGTCGTTTCTTTGGAACGATCTCTGTTGGTGATACATTACGATATCTTGATAGCAACAATAATCTAGTATTCAATGGCGTAATTCTACCAACAACATCTAACCTTGTTATTGAAAAACCAGGAACTGGTTTTAAGGTCGGTGACCTTTATAACATTATCAACTTTAATGGTTATGGTACCATTATGAAAGTTGCTGCTGTTGATGGTGATGGTGGTATTAAACAAGGGCAGTTTATTAAGTATGGTACTGGATATAGTACTGACTTTACAACAACAATTACCTCTCAGAAAGGGCAGGACTTATCATCACAAACTGGAACAATTATTCAGCGTGTTGATAGTTTCCTTGCTCCAGCAAACAAAGCAGTTCAGTTAAGCATATCTGAAGGTATGTCTGGATTCCAAGAATCTGGCTCTATTAACACTGCTGACTACAACATTGACCCATCTGGTTCAAATGCAATTGATGGTACGTATGCAGGTTTAACTGTTCGTGAGTTCGGTATTAGTTCTGTTGACTCTCAAGTAACAACTACTGATCCAGCGATTATTAAAGTTTCACTTGGACCTCTTGCGAAATATCCAGGTTACTATGTTAATAACGATGGCTTCTTAGATGACGCAATCTTTATTCAAGACAGTCGTTACTATCAAGCATTCTCATATGTTATTAAGATTGACCAAGCATTAGACACTTACAAGACAATTGTTAAAAACTTGATTCACCCTGCTGGTATGGCAATCTTTGGTGAATACGATTTACGTAATGAATTAAGAATTACAACATCATTAGAGTCTCTAATTAAGATTCTTTCTATTACAGCAAATGATGAAGCAACATCTATTGCTGGTCTTGAGATTAAAGATATTGAAAAGATTATCAATTCAGAGGAATATGATCATTATGGTAATGATGGAGTTACTCTTGATAATGATTTAGCAATTCCAGTTGACACTTCTGGTACACTACTAAATAGAACAGTACCATATATTTCAATGGCAAAACCACTCGCCGATAGTGAATCTCCTACAGATTCTGGCGGAATTATACTTTTAAACCCATATGTTGAAGCTGGCTGGTTCTTAAATGACGGTGGCTCATATGTTGGTGAACCTTCTACGTTTACAGGATAATAAGGAGAAATTATGAATTTCGAAGACACATTAAAAATGAAAGGCGAACTAGAGATCGTTGTTCGCGACCAAGCTGGTAAGGTTAAAGAAATCCGCCAAGCAAAAAATTTAGTTGTTTCTGCTGGTAAAACATACCTAGCATCACGTGCTGTTGGTACTTCTGCCAGCATCATGTCACATATGGCTATTGGTACTGCTACTGGTACTCCAACTGCTGCTGATACATCTTTAGGGACAGAAGCTGGTCGTGTATCTCTTGCTTCTTCTTCAAACTCTGCTAATGCTATTACTTACACTGCTACATTCCCAGCAGGTACTGGTACTGGCGCAATCACTGAAGCTGCTGTTCTAAACTCTTCAACTGGTGGTACTATGCTTTGCAGAACAACATTCCCTGTTGTTAATAAAGCAGCTGGCGACTCTATCGCTATTACTTGGGTTGTTACAATCAGCTAATCGGAAAAATAAATGGCATCATTACTAAAATCCCAATTAGATAATTCTATTGCGGATGCAGTATTTAATGAAATCCAAAATCGTAGTGCGCGATACTACTACTTTTTAGGTAAAACACTTCGTTGGAATGATGAGGCAAACCCTCCTCTTCCAATTGACAGTTTTGATTATGAACTGCAGACTCGCAATGAGATTATTACTCTAAAAGAAATTAACTCGACTGACGTCGCTTATGTTATCCCACGTAGAGACTGGGTGACTGATCAGGTTTGGGATATGTATGATGACCAATATAGTAAAGAAGTTCAGGGTATTAACCTAATTTCTGGTGGATATGGTTATTCATCAAATCCAGCAATTACTATTACTGGTGGTGGCGGCACAGGCGCTGCTGCTACTGCAGTTCTAACTGATGGTGTTATTACTGAAATCAATTTAACATCACGTGGCACTGGATATACTTCTATCCCAACAGTAACTATTTCTGGTGGTGGTGGCGCAAACGCTGTTGCTGAAGCAGTAGTTACTATTGCTCCATCTGGAGCACAACGTCTTGAAGATACAAACTGTTATGTTTTAACAGATGACTTCAACGTATACAAATGTCTAGACAATAACAATAATGCTGTTTCTACATACAAACCTATTGGTACTGTTGTAGACCCAGTTATTATGCCAGACGGATATATGTGGAAATACTTGTATAGTATTCCTATTGCGTTGCGTAATAAATTCTTGACTGACGTGTATATGCCTGTCGTTAACTCTATCCGTTCACAGTTCTATTCTGGTGGCGAGATTCTTAATGTTAAAATCGATAACGCTGGAGAGAATTTTACTTTCGCAAACATTTCAGTTACTGGTGATGGTTACAGAACATCTGATCCATTGTTATTAACATCACTTACTATTAGTGATGGTGGAACTGGGTATACTTCTGGTGCAACTCTTACTGTTGCTCCTCCATTTAATGGAGCCAACCCGTGGCAAGATGGTATTGGTATTTTGCTTGGTCAAACTGTTGAATACGATAACAATATTTACAAAGCAACAGTTTCTGGCACTCTTGCTTCTCCAGGTCCAAACCACAAAGAAGGTATTGTTGCTAACGGCACTGCTGCGCTTGAGTATATTGGCACTAGAGCAACTGGTGATCTAATTATTGAAGATGGTGAAGTTACTGGTTATACTTTAAATGGTAGTATCTACGAAATTACAATGACCAATGGAGGTCTTGGTTATACATCAGCCCCAGATGTTATTTTAGATGGCGATGGAACAAACTTCGTTGGTCAGCCTGTTATGAATGGAACTTCAGTTTCTAGAGTTCATATTTCAGACTCTGGTAAAAACTTTACTGTAGCCCCAGATGTTACATTCGGTACTCCATGGACTGCTGCAACTGCAGTTGCAGTTGGCGATCAAATCTATTATTCTAATAGATTGTATACAGTAACTGCTGCTGGGACTACTCATGCTTCCACTGCTCCAACTATTACAGGTTCAGTTTATACAATTCCTGTAACAAATGGTGGTTCTGGATATTCAGCTGGAACCTTATCGATACATGTAACAGCTCCTGATGCTCCAGGTGGTAATAATGCTGTAGCAACTGCAGTTATTACTTCTGGTGTTATTACTGCTATCACAGTTTCTTCTGGTGGTACTGGTTATATTTACCCACCTACTGCAACTATTGTTGGTGGTGGTGGTACTGGTGCAACTCTTGGAACTCCTACATTACAAACTGCTACCAATGGAACTGCTACTTTAAAATATGCTGGTGTTACTGCAACTGGTACTGCTGTTCTAAAGTATGGATCTGGTTATTCTTCATTACCAACAGCCACTATCACTCCAGTTTCTGCTGGTGATGGCGCTGCAGCATATTTCGTTGGTGTAAAATCTGAAGCCAAACTAATCCCTGTGATTGAAGATGGTCAAGTTATTTCTGTTCAGATTGATGATGGTGGTATTGGTTATACATATGCTAACTTATCAGTTTCTGGTGACGGTGATCAATGTTACTTGAGCGCAGATTTATCTCCAGGTGATATTAATACATTGCAGGCTAATACTGAATTACTAACACCAGATGGTCGTATCATGGCTTATCCTGTCATCTCTGGCGGATATGGCTATGGTTCAGATTTTGAAATTACTGTTAAAGGTGATGGAACTGGCGCTGCTGGTATCGCTCATGTTCAGGGTGGTGCAATTAAGAAGATTGAAGTTACTAACTATGGTTTAGGATATCGCTGGTGCGAGGTTTCTTTTGATAATAGCAATGGCTATGGCGCAAAAGCACGTGGCGTTCGCGCACCATATGGTGGTCACGGTAAAGATCCTATTACTGGTATGTTTACTAAAACATTGATGTTCTATACGAACGTATCTAAAGATGCTAACCAAGGATTTCAAGTAAATAACGACTATCGTCAATTGGGTATTATTAAGAATCCAAGAAAATATGGAGAGTATGGTAACCTAGCAAGTTCACTTGCTTCTGCATGTTTTGTGATTACTGCTTTCATTGATATTACTAATTTTACTCCAGACATGAATTTAACATTGGGTTCATCTACTGGTCCAAAATTCCGTATTGTTTCTTTAACATCTACTGGTGCTCTGGTGCAATCTCTTGATAACCATGTTCCTGTTGTTGGTGATGTATTCTTAAATGCTGCAGGAAATACTTTCTCTGCTTCTGGCGTAACACCTCCAACAGCAGATAAATATTCTGGACATATGCTGTTTATTGATAACAAAGAAGCCTTTACACCAACAGGCGATCAGAATGTGACATTAAGAACTGTTATACACTTCTAATAAATAACAAAATAACTTAAAGAGTAAAAGAATGCTAGATTTCAATACCGAACCGTATAATGATGATTATGATGAAACTAAAAAGTTTTATCGTATTTTGTATCGTCCATCTTTTGCTGTTCAGGCTCGCGAACTTACACAAATGCAGAGTATTCTGCAGAATCAAATTAAACGCCATGGTGATGCTGTATTTAAACAAGGCGCAATGGTTATCCCTGGACAAGCATCGATTCAAACTGCTACCCAACCTGGAGGTGGCGCTGATTACGTAAAACTACAATCATTATATAATGGTGTTGCTGTTGAAACATTCTTGTCTGCTCTAAATGGTAAGACACTTATTGGTCAAACTACTGGTGTTAAAGCAACTGTTATTTTAACTCAAAGCGCTGAATCTAGCGACCCAACTACTCTATACTTAAACTATCAACAAGCTGGCTCTGATACAACTTCAAAAGTATTTGAAGCCAACGAAGTTCTTGTTACTGATGATAGCGTTTACTCAGTGCAAATTGCTGCAACTGGAACTCCAGTTGGTAAAGGTTCTATCGCTACAATTAACACTGGTGTTTACTACATCAATGGTCATTTCTGCTTAGTTGATTCTCAAACTATCGTTCTTGACAAGTATACTACTACTCCAACATACCGTATTGGTTTGTCTGTTTCTGAGGAAATTGTTACTCCAGAACAAGATGAGACATTATTAGATAACGCTCAAAACTCTTACAACTATGCTGCTCCAGGCGCACATCGTTACTATATCGATTTAACATTAACAAAACTTGCTGTTGATTCTACATCAGACGCTAACTTTGTTGAATTGATTCGTGTTACAAATGGTTCTATCAAAACTATTGTTGATAAAACTCAATACTCATTAATTGGCGATGAGATGGCTCGTCGCACATATGACGAATCTGGTGATTATGTTGTTAGAGGTTTCGGTATTGATATTCGTGAACATCGCAACAATAATCGTGGTGAGTGGACATCGAACACTGCGTATTTAATCGGCGATATCGTTTCTTACAATGGTAACACATATGTTGCTTTAAATTCAGCAACTTCTGTTACAACTCCTCCAACTCATTCTTCTAGTTCAGCATATGACGGTCCAGGCGCTACTGGTGTTAACTGGCAATTTGATGCTGCTCCAGCGTATAATCGTGGTATCTATCTAGATGGTAATGAGTCCCAACTTGCTGTTGGTATCGAATCTGGTAAGGGTTATGTTCGTGGTTACGAAATTGAGAAACCAACTGTTACATTTATCCCAGTTGACAAGGCACGTGATTTTGTTCAAGCAACTGCTTCTGTTATTGATACTACTGTTGGTAACTATGTTCTCGTTTCCAATGTAAATAACCTCCCTCCAATCGATACACTAGAAACTGTTACATTGAAGAACTATATTACTGGTTCGTCAAATCGTGGTTCTGCTGTGGGAACTACTGTTGGTACGGCTCGTGTTCGTTATATGGAGTGGCATGACACTCTTCCATTCGGCTCAACATCAGTTTACAAACTAGGTTTGTTTGATGTTCAAATGAATAATGGATATGATTTCAACAGTGATGTTAAGTCTATTGTATATAACCCACACTCTGATGTAAACTTAGACTTTACAGCAGATATTCATCCTGATGTTAAACCATTAATTGGTTCTGTTAGCGCAAATAATAGCACAACCCTTACTGGCGTTGGAACATCATTCTTGACTGATTTAGCAGTTAATGATTTAATCCTTATTGGTGGTTCTGCTGGTTCTTATCGTAGAGTTACTGCTATTGCAAGTCAAGTTTCAATTACTATTGATTCTGCAATTAGCATTACTGGTGGCACTATCGCTTTATGTACCACTCAAATTCTAGAGCCAGAAAAAGCAAGTTTATTGTTCCCTCTACCATACAAAGCAATCCGCTCAATGCGTACTGCTGGCACAAGCGGAACTAACAATACTACATTCTACAGCTATCAGAAATTTACTCAAACCGCCACAGCAACTGCTTTAACACTAAGCACTTCTGGAACATTCGCCTCTGCTGCTGAAACTGATAACTATATCTGCGTTGATAATGATTCTGGTACTGGTGGAACAATCTTTACTCCAACTGCAATTAGCGTTTCTGGTTCTACTGTAAGTATTACTGTTCCTTCTGGTCAGTCTGGCCACTCTATTAGTGTTATCGCTGCAGTTATCCGTAATGGTTCTGGTTTCGAGAAAACTAAAACTCTTACAAATACTTCAGAAACATTCTTGACAGCAACTGCTGCTCAGGCTAATGTGATTTACCTAGACAAAGCTGACGTATACAAAATCGTAAGCGTAACTATGGCTCCAGGTGTTTCTTTTGGCAGCACACCAACAAGTGGTCAATACACTGTTGATATTACTGATCGTTTCGAATTTGATAACGGCCAAAGAGAAACTCACTATGACTGGGGTTCATTAACATTGAAGCCATCATATGCTGCGCCTTCTAATCCAATCAAAGTAACATATCAATATTTTGAACATGGCGCTGGCGATTACTTTGATGTTAACTCTTACAGCGGTATTGATTACAAACAGATCCCTGCTAAACTAAGAGATTCTATTGACTTCCGTCCACGTGTTGCGAATAAGTCGGCTGGTTCTTCTAAGAACTTTATCTCTACTGGCGGTATTATTTCTGGCGTACCTAAGCGTGGTGAATCAGTTGTTGCTGATTATAACTACTACCTACCAAGAAAAGATAAGATTGCTCTGGATTATAATGGTCTAATCTTTGATATTACTGGGGTTCCATCGTTAGATCCAGGATATCCTTCTGATCCAGCTGTTGGTATGATTCTATATAACTTAGATCTAGAGGCATATACATTCAGTTCTAGCACAACAAGTGTTGCAGCGACTAAAGTTGACAACAGACGCTACACAATGCGTGATATTGGTAAGTTAGAAAACCGTATCAACAATATTGAATACTATACTGCTCTTTCTATGTTAGAGCAAGAAACTGCTTCATTAAGAATTTCAGATTCTACTGGAATGGATAGAATGAAGAATGGTTTCGTTGTTGATAACTTCTCTGGTTCAAAACTTGGTTACTCTAGTTCTCCAGATTACATGTGCTCTATTGACAGCATTAATAGTGAGTTACACCCTCACTATACTATGCACAATGTAAACCTATTGGAAAAATATTCAAATGATGCTGCTCGCGCTGCAGCAGAATATCAGTTGACTGGTGATATCATTACATTGCCTTACACAACTACTCCAATTATTACTCAGACATATGCTTCTCGTCTAGAAAACATTAACCCATTTGCTATTTTCACATTCTTGGGTGATGTTAAAATTAATCCCCCGACTGATGATTGGTTTGAAACAACGCAATTGAAAGATATGGTAATTAATGTTGAGGGCGATTACAATACAATTTTAACACTGGCCAAAAAAGCTGGATCATTTACTCCAGTGTGGAATGCTTGGGAAACAAACTGGGTTGGTTCACCAGAAAAAACAGGCAGCATAAGCCTATCTGGTAGCGCAACAAGACAAATAAGCGCAGGTAGTGGTGGTGGCGCACGTCGTGAGTTAACAGCCGATGTATATGCAACACCATATACTCAACATCGTACTGGTATCGGTACGAAACTTGTCGAGAAAGTTGACTATCAGAAGGTTGATGACCGTGTTGTTTCAACTACAGTTATCCCATATATCCGTTCTAGAAATATTTTGGTTCAGTCTCATAAACTAAAACCATCTACTCGTTTCTATCCATATTTTGATGGTGTAGACATTAGCAGCTACTGCACTCCAGCTACTAAAATCATTTACACACCATCGTCAGGAACATTTGACTATACTAGTAACTCTGGTGGTCAGGCTTCTGAACTTAAACGACGCATTAATGGCGATTCTCAAGTTTGTTTAAATATCGGTGATGTTATTACAAACGGAGCAGGAACTGCTTCTGCTGTTGTCGTTAATCGTTACCTTGATGAAAATGATGCTCATTGTCTAAGCATTGTTAATATTAAAGGCACATTTACTGATGGTGATACTATCTCTGGTTCTATTAGCAGCGCTCAAGGTGTTGTAGTTTCTACAACAACCCCAACTACATTAGTTACTGCAGCAAATGGTGATTTAGAATTCTTGTTCAATATCCCACAAACTGAATCAGTTCGTTTCCGCACTGGTACTCGTGAACTTAAACTTGTTGACGTAGATACTTACAATGGAAACTATACTTCTCGTGGTATTACAAATTATGAAGCGACTGGCACTTTAACTACAAAACAAGCAACAGTTAATGCTGTTCGTAATGGTCAGTTAGTTCAGGAACAATTAGCTGAAGATAGCCCAACCCTGTATAGCACATCTTACCGTGTTACTTCTGATACTGGTTGGTATGACCCATTGGCTCAATCATTCTTGATCCAGCAGAAGGGTGGCGCTTTCCTAACAGGTATTGATGTATTCTTTGGAACTAAGGATACTATAATCCCAGTAACATTACAAATCCGTGAGATGGTTAATGGTACTCCAGGAAAAACTATTCTACCATTCAGCGTTGTGACTAAGCGTGCTCAGGATGTTCTATTGTCAGCAAACTTTGTTACTATGCCTGATGGTACTCAGAAACATAGTTACGACACTCCAACTCGATTTACTTTTGATAGTCCAGTTTACGTTCAAGATAATACTGAATACTGTTTCGTTCTACAATCAGACTCAAACAACTATAATGTTTGGATCTCTTATATGGGCGATCAGATCCCAGGTTCTGGAAGAACAATCTCTGTTCAACCATACGCTGGTGTGATGTTTAAATCTCAGAACGCATCTACTTGGACTCCAGACGATAACGCTGATATCAAGTTTACTCTACATCGTGCTGTGTTTGACACTAACGCTGTTGCTGATATTGAGTTCGTTAATGATGTTCTACCATATGATACTCTAGAGAACGATCCGTTTGAAACTGCTTCTAGTTCTACAACTGTTCGTGTATGGCACTATGACCATGGTATGCCTTCTGGTTCTACTGTAGATATTTCTGCGGTTACTTCGAATGACGCAGGAACTGGTACAATTACTGCTTCTACTTCAAGCACTACAGTTACTGGTGTTGGTACTTCGTTTACTACTGAGTTGGCAGTTGGCTCAAGCCTCTATAATTCTCAAGATGTATTGATTGGTTCTGTTTCAGCTATTGCAAGTAACACTTCTCTAACATTGGCTTCTAACTCTGGTGTTGCCGTAACTGGCGCAGCATTCCAATATGTAGCCCCTGTTAATGGTATCCCTGCTACTGAGATTTATACTACTCATATCATCGGTAATGTAGACTCTGATTCTTACACAATCGTAACAACTACTGCTGCTACATCTAGCGGATATACTGGTGGTGATTCAGTTAAGGCAAGCAGAAACGTACAGTACAGCATTATCAACCCATCTATCCAGATGCAAACATTCTCTGATACTGCTACTGCTTTCTCTATCAAGACAACTTCTGGTAAATCAGTTGATGGTGGTCAAACACCATATGTTATTGATTCTGGTTTCTCTCCAGCACTGGTTAAACAGAATAATGTATTCTATACACCAAGAATGATTTGTTCCGAGACTAATGAGAGCGTTTCTCTTGCTGGCGCTAAGTCAATAACATTCTCTGCTCAGATGACTACTAATAATGATTCAGTGTCTCCTGTTATCGATACTACTAGAGCCTCTCTAATTGCTATCGGTAATAGATTGAATAAACCTACTGAGTCAAATACAAACGTCGCTGCATTGGATAATGTTACTTCGTTTACTCATGCTACTGGTACATTTACATTCGTTTCTGGTGGAACAATAACTTCTACTGCTTCTGGTGTAAGAACTGCCATGGCTGGTCTTGGTATTGGTAAATATGTGACCATCTCTGGCGCAACTACTACTGCCAATAACGGAACATTCCTAATTACTGGTTTCCGCGATGATGGCACTACAGCTACTCTTACTTTGAATACCACTTTCACTGGCGAGACTTCTACTTCTGGTACTACAGTTACTCACCGTATCTTGTTTGCAGATGAAATCGCACCAGTTGGTAGTTCTTCAACTAGTAAGTATGTAACTTCTCCAGTTAAGTTTGCGAACGCTTCTACTTACCTAAGAGTAATGCTTTCTGCAAATATCCCTTCTGAGTCTGATATTGCTGTTTATTATAAGACTTGTACTGGTGAAAGCACTCAGCTAAATACAACTAAATATACTCTGATGACAGCCGATGGTGTTGTTACTAAAGTTGACAATGGTGATCAATCTGTTAGCGATGTTATCTATTCTCTATCTGGTTTGCCTGCATTCGATACGATTCAAGTGAAGATTGTTATGACTTCTACTAATAGTGCTGCAAGTCCAGTTATTAAAGATTTTAGACTTATTGCCTGCCCATAATGGATAAATTTTTGAAAGTAGAAGGACATGCTGGACTGGTGCGAGATACGACTACTGGCGCAATCCTAAATAATAATAGGACTGAGTATGAGATATATCTCGCAACTAGACGTAAAGCAGAGGCTAGAGAAGCCGAAATTTCTCAACATACAGAAGACATAAATAACATAAAGAATGAGTTACAGGATATAAAAATGCTTCTACAGCAGCTCGTATCCACTAAATAAGACTGACTAAGGAACTTTAAATGGCTAACATTTCAGCACCAAGTATTACGCTAAGATCGACTAAGGGTAGTCCTCTTACAAACGCAGAAGTTGATAATAACTTCGCAAACATTAGCACTGCTCTCCAGACTGGCCAGACAGCTGCTTCTTACACTGCAGCCGACGTTCTGTCCAAACTTATTACCGTTGATGGTAGCGGTTCTGGTCTAGACGCTGACTTACTAGATGGTTTAAACTCAGCAACTACAAATACTGGTAGTACTATTGTTGCCCGTGATTCTTCTGGTAACTTCGCTGCTAATACAATTACTGCTACTACTTTCTCTGGTGCATTAAGTTCTAGTAACGTAACTATTACTGGTGGTTCAATTACTGGTATTACTGACTTGGCTATCGCTGATGGTGGTACTGGTTCTTCTACTGCTGCTGGTGCTCGTACTGCTCTTGGTCTAGCCATTGGTACTGACGTCCAAGCATATGATGCTGAACTTGCTGCTTTGGCAGGTGTTACTTCTGCTGCTAATGCTCTTCCATACTTTACTGGTTCTGGTACTGCCACAACTACTACACTTTCAGCTTACGCTAGAACTCTTTTAGATGACGCTGATGCTGGTACTGCTCGTTCTACATTAGGTTTAGTTATCGGTACTGATGTACAACCATATGACGGTGACTTATCTGCTATCGGTGGTTTGTCTGGAACTGCTGGTGTTTATGTTAAGACTGCTGCAAATACCGCTGCTCTACGTACTCTGACTGCTGGTACTGGTATTACTATTTCTAACGGCGATGGCGCTGCTGGTGACCCAACTATCTCTGTTACCTCTTATGTTTCTTCAGTTCAAGGTAACACTGGCGCAGTTATTGTTTCTGTTCCTGTTACTTCTGTTCAGGGTACTACTGGTGCAGTTATCGTTACTAACATTGGTGGTTCTGCTGCTTATGCATCGAACGCTGGTGGTGGCTGGCCATACTTCTTATCACAATACGGTAACAACTTAGGTAACTACGGTGGTTGGTTCGATAACGCTGGTGCTTGCGTTAATACATCACCTGGCTATCCAGGATCTCGTCTATATAGATCTGGTAATGGCGTTTATATTACAAACAACAACTGTAACTGCAACTGTTAAGGAACGAAATGAACAGCGCTAATATTTTAATTAAAAAAGACTCTACATTTTTTACTGGAGTCTTGAAAGCAGAAGCAATTGCTGCATTATCTGCAGAAGAGATCTATGAAACAGAAACATTAGATCCTGAGATTGTTCCAGCAACATTCCAAGTAGAAATCACAACAACATCAAATTCATTTAAGTATGTTATTAAAAAGGGTGGTCAGACACTCAGAGATGTAACTGTGCCTCTATCTTCTATTCAAGGACATCACAGACATTCTTCTCAGTGTTTCTGGGCTTTACTAGACCCTCAATCTACTGCAGCAAAAACTCTTGCTTCAACAGAATGTTATTACTTACTGGATAATTCATATCTTACTAAGCGTCCATCATTTAGATATTTAAATGTTGATAGCGTTCAAGGTATTGTTCTTCCTAATCAAGATAAACATCTACCAGTAGATTTATTCTTTAAGAATCAGAACTCTGATTTTGATTCTGCTCTTGCTATTGTAAACCTTGACACATTTAATACATTCATTGTTAAATTAAATGGAACTGTTGTTGATATTGATGCTGCAGTTAGCCCACAATCTAGAGCTGATATTTTTACAGAATTAACAATGACTACTACAGGTACTCCTGCTGCTGGTGATGTAATTACTGTTAATGTAACAAGTAGCCACACTGACCTAGATTCTATTGAATTAGAAGCAGAAGCAGGTATCCTAGATAGAACAAAGGTTAAATTAACTAATGGTTCTGGTTCTTTCAAGATTTTAACAAGCACATTTGCCTCTGGTGATACTATCACTTGCCACGCTGGTGTTAAGAGATTTACTAAACTTGCTACATTTAATGTTACTTTAGCATAATTTTTTTATTATTTTAGGATGATGAATGGCGAAATTTGAGATAAGTGTGATGCACCCTGAAAAAAGGGATGAGCGTAAAATAACATATGATAGTTCTAATAGTACATTAATCTGGGATAATGGTGAGCCAGTTATCAAAGATGCTTTAGTACAACAACCAACTGGTAGTTTAAGAAGAATAGAAAAGTCCAAGAAGGATCTTAAGAAGATAAAGATTCAGCTTGGGCTTTCTTGCAATTTTGAATGTGAATATTGTTCTCAGAGGTTTGTTCCTCATGCCGACTCAACCAACCCAAATGATGTTGAGCCATTTGTAAATAATATGGCATCTTGGTATGAAGGTGGGGATGATGGTTTAGGTGGCGGTTCTACATTCGAGTTTTGGGGTGGTGAGCCATTGGTTTACTGGAAAACCCTTAAACCACTAGCAGAAGCAATAAACAAAAAATACCCAAAAGCAGCATTTACAATTATCACAAATGGTAGTTTATTTGATGCTGAAAAGATTGACTGGCTAGACAAGTATAATTTCCTAGTTGGTATTTCGCATGATGGTCCAGGGCAACCTGTTCGTGGTCCTGATCCACTAGATGATCCAAAATCAAAAGAAGCAATTATTGAGATCTTCAGAAGATTTGCTCCTAAACAAAGAGTAAGTTTCAATGCTATGATTAACTCAAAGAATTATAGCAGAATTGCTATACAAATGTTCTTTGAGAAGTTTGTTATTGATAACCTTGGTGAAGAATACCTACAATACCTTTCTATTGGTGAAGGTGGATTTGTTGACGCTTATGATGAGGGTGGTGTCGCTAACTCTCTCGGCAATGAAGATGAAGAAGTTCGTTATAGAAATCATTCTTTAAATGAACTCCGCGAAGGTAAGGTCACTAGATTTGATAATGTGAATAAGAAGGTTTTTGATTTTATTGCTACCATAGAACAAGGTAATCTATCAGAAAGTCTTGGTCAAAAATGCGGTATGGATAGCAGTCAAAATATCGCAGTAGATTTAAACGGGAATGTTCTTACCTGCCAAAACGTAAGCGCAGTTTCTACAAACCCTTCTGGTATTTCCCACCACGTAGGACATGTTTCTGATTTAAGTTCAGTAGACCTTAAAACATCGACACATTGGAGAGATAGAGAAGAGTGCCCTAACTGCCCAGTCGTTCATCTTTGCAAAGGCGCATGTATGTTCTTGACTGGTGATCTTTGGGAAACTTCTTGTAATAATGCGTTCAGTGATAATATCGTTGCCTTTACTTTAGCAATTGAGACTATTACAAATGGGTATATTCCAGGATATATTGATGGACCATTAAGAGAAGATCGAAAAGATATATACTGGTGGATTAATGGTAAGCCAGCAACTGCCCGTAAGAACAAAAAATTTATACCAATCGTAGCGGTATGAGTTTTATAAATGAATATCTGGTAGAAATATCTGAGTATCCTAGATTCCCAGACGGGACTTTTAGGATAAAGGATTACTTCTACTATGATTCAAATAATCAAACTTATGGTCATAGAGAGACCGTAGTCCCAGTAAGTTTGATCCTAAATAAAGAAGAACTTCCTAGTGCGGATGTGATTAGAAATCTTATAAATAATAGCGAGCCTGTTATGAAAAGATTGATAAATGTAGACAATCAAACAGAACACTGGGTTTTTATACCTACAGAGGAAATTAAGAAATGACTACTAAACATGTAAAATGGGTTATTGCCCACGAACCTATCGGTTTGTTTTTGAAAGTAGCGGAGAGATTCGCTAAAGAAGTTAATGAGAAAACTAATGGTGCGTTTGACATCGAGGTTCTTTCTTTAACTGACTATACCAACAAATACAATGGCGGTCAAAAGATCACCAAAGATGCTTTAATGAAGTTGGTTGATACTGGCGCTATCGAAATGAGCCATATCTATACTACTTGGTTGGCTGACTATAACAAAGACCTACATGCGTTAGATCTTCCATTCTTGTTCCGTGACCATGCTCACGCTGACGCAGTTCTAGAAGGTTCTATCGGTACTGAGTTATTGGCTGGTGTTGCTAAGAATTCTAATACTCATGCTATGTCTTTTACTTACTCTGGTGGATACCGTGTTGTTCCAGCTAACTTTAAGGCTGACACTGTAGAAGCATGGCAAGGGCGCACAGTTCGCACTTCTCGTTCTCCAGTTGCTGTTGAGACTTTCAAGTTGCTCGGCGCAGAACCAAAAGAACACATCGCTTTGGAAGAAATGAATGCTGCAGCTGATGCAGGTTTGATCGAAGCTGGTGAATCTACTTACGTTCGTGTGTTCCCACTAGACCAACACAAGAGTTTCAAAGTTGTTAACGATACAGCCCACAGCTTGTTCTTGACATCTATCATCGTTAACCAAGACTTCTTCAAGCAATTCGATGCTGAGACTCAAGAAATCTTGTCTACTGCTGCATTCAACGCTGCTCGTCAAGAGCGTCGCGAGTCTGTTGCTGATATTCCAAACATCTTGGCTCAATGCGAGGCTGAGGGTGTTGAAGTTGTTAAGATGACTGCTGAACAAGAAGCACGCTTCAAAGAAGTTACTGCTCCAGTTTACGCTAAGTTTGCTGACTACTTCACTCCAGGTCTAGTTGAGAAGATTCAACTACACTAAAAACAAAAGTGATAAGTAATAGGGAGCGTTGCTCCCTATTTTCATTTGAGGATCCCATGATTGTATATTATAATGTTCACCATGTTTCAAATCTTATAGAACATAATTTAGATGCCATAGAAAATTCTCCTTTTCTGGCTAAAGATTTTGATAAGAAAATTTTTGACACTTATGATAAAATTGGTCTAAACAGATTCAACGCTGTTTACGATAGAACCAATTCTCTACCGCACTTTTTGAATATTTCAAAAGACCTACACCCAATCCCATCTCATGTAGTAAACGATTCATTCTTTGAGGTTTCTAAGAGAAGGGCTAAAGAGTTACTTGATTTGGGTCAGCCGATTAATGTAATGTGGTCTGGAGGTATAGACAGCACATACATTCTTTTCATATTAAGACATTTCGCTAATGATCCAGACCAAGTTAGGATCTATGGAACTTACAATTCTATTATTGAGTCTGGTGATATGTTTGATAGAAGATTAAAGAATGAATTTAAATATCACATAGATGTTTCTAAGCGTAATGATTTAAAATACCAAGAGCCAGGAATCTATGTGAGTGGTATGTGTGGTAATCAACTGTTCGGTCCAACCGATGATATGTTTGCAACTGGTGGGACTGCTATGTTTCATCACACTCTTGGGACGCCAGAAACAATTTATGAATCTTACACAAATGTTAATCCAGAGATTCTAGAATTCTTGGACCCAATAATTAAATCATCCCCGAAGAAGATAGAAACAGTTGCTGATTTAAGATGGTTATGTATTTTTAATTTAGACTGGTATACTGCTCTTTATGAACATAAGGTTTTATTGAACAAACCAACAGCAGATAAAATACATGGGTTCTTTAATTCAGAAGATTTTCAAAGTTGGGCAATTAATACAAAAGAGCCATTCACAAAAATTCGAGGAAACCCAAATACTCATAGATGGCAAATGAGGGAAATTTTGTCAGATATGTTCGGAGAGAAGCATTACGCAGATAATAAGTCTAAGAAGATCTCAAACTTCTCGCTAGCAGAACCAAATTGGCTGTTCTTATTAGAGAACGGCGATAATGTATTCTTGTAACACCAACTTCCGCATATTATAAATAAAGAGGTATAAGAATAGTGTTTAGGAATGGACAATGGCGACTATCAGTAACCTCTTTGTTGACGCAGGAACAACGTACAGTAACATCATTACAGTTGCTGCTACTACTGGCCAACCCTTAGATCTGACTGGATATACGGTAAAATCTCAGATGAGAAAATCGTATAGTTCCAGCCAAGCATATAGTTTCACAGCGAGCATCTACGATGCTGCAGCTGGGAAAGTCAGACTCCAACTAACCCCTGTTCAATCTGAAGCCATCCCAGCTGGACGATGGCTTTATGACGTGGAGATTACCTCCCAATCTGGGAACAAAACTAGAGTGGTTGAGGGAATAGTAACAGTAACCCCACAAATAACTCAGATTTAAAATATGTCAGATACAATCGCTATTGTACAACCAGACGAAGCGTTACAGGTTGCTGTATCAGAGGGTATTATTACTCTTGCTTCTTCTAATTTATCGAATCCTTCTTCAGTTGAATCTATTGGTAATGTTGGTGATGTAGATACATCAGCAAAGACGAATGGCTCGGTTTTAGTTTATAAAACAATAACAAATAAATGGACGGCTACCAGAACTCTGGATTTACAGATTATGGAAGGCGGAGAATTTTAACGGAGATAAAAGATGGCTTCAATTATTAGAATTAAGCGTTCGTCAGTTTCAGGAAATCCAGGTACGCTGGGCGCTGGTGAATTAGCATATTCAAACTTAACAGATAACGGCTCGAATGGTGGTGATCGTCTATACATTGGTATGGGCACAGAGAGCAATGGTAATGCTGCGAATCACGTAGTTATCGGTGGTAAGTTTTTCACAGACAGATTAGACCATGTTGCTGGTACATTAACTGCAAACTCCGCTATCGTTGTTGATGCCGATAGTAAAATTGATAACCTATTAGTTGATAACTTACAACTAAATGGTAACACAATCAGTTCAACAAACACTGATGGTAACATCGTTCTTGCTCCTAATGGTGACGGATATGTTACTATCTCTGGAACAAACGCACTAGTAATTCCAAAGGGAACTACTGCGCAACAAGCACCACAAGTTTCTGGCGCTATTCGTTTCAATACAACTAATACATCTTTCGAAGGTTACGATGGAACAAACTGGTCATCACTAGGTGGTGTTCGTTCAGTTGACCAACTAACATATGTAACTGCAGCCAACAACGGCAACATTGATTTCTATTCCGATGAAGTTAATGTAGTTACTGTTGATGGTAGCGGTATCAAGATTAAAACCACAACTGAAGCAACTGGTTCTAATACTGGTGCATTACAAGTTGCTGGTGGTGTTTCTATTGAAGGTGCTTTGTATGTTCAAGGTAACTTATCAACTGCTGGTGGTTTGTCTTCAGATGGTTACCTAGCGTTAGAAGGCAACCCTAACTACGGTTCTACTGGTTACGGTTTCATTGATGATAATGATACTGGTATGTTTAGCGAAGGTGATGGTTATGTCCAGTTCTGGTCTAACAATACACTAGCCGCAAGTATCCTTCCAAATGCTGGTTCATTGGTATTGAACGCAGACATGCCGTTGCAATTTGGTAATTATATCCAAATTGGACGATACAATGATAATACATTCTTTATCACTCCTGATACTGATAACAACAATTCATCATTAAGAATCAGTGATTGGGATAATTCAAATCGTCTTAATATCTGGAACACTGGTAATCAAGGTATTACTCTTGGCAACTACGACAATGGCGATTCATTAATCGACATCGGTGGCGCTAGTGGTTCATGGTACGACAGTCCAGATGATATTGCTGTCTGGGCAAAACGTAATGGTAATTTATTCCTACGCACTAACAACGGTGACATCGTTCAACAGAATGATTCTGGTTCAGTAACTTTCAGAAACTCTGATGGTCACTTAGTAATTCCAGGAACTATCGAAACCAATGATACTACTGGTGATGTTATCCTTGCTGCTTCTAATGGCACTGAGAAAAACGCAGTATTCAAAGGTGATGGATACTTTAGTTTACCAGATTCAGGTATTCAATTCTATGATAGCAACAATATCTCTGGTACTAAAATTGCCGAGATGGGCTTTGATGGCGAATGGTACATCAATAATTTTAATAACCAGATCAGCCTTTATGCCAACGACAATGCTCGTTGGCAGTTTACCAATACCAATAGTGGTACATTAGTATTACCACATGGTGCTATTCTTTCTGATGGTTCTAGCAACTCTATCCTTTTGGGTAATGGTGTTGACCCATCTGGTTATTCACAAAGAATTTCTATCGGTTACCAACCAGATACTCAAGATGGTCAATCTTGGGATACTATCGCAATTGGTGCTCGTGCTGGTACAACTAACCAAGGAAACAATGCGATTGCCATGGGTAATCGTGCTGGTAATTCTGGTCAAGGTAGCGATGCTATCGCTATCGGTTCTTCACCAAACTCTTCAGTTGGTGGCGCAGGTTATTTAAATCAAGGTAGCTACGCAGTAGCAATCGGTGCGCAAGCTGGTGAAACATCTCAATCTTCATCAGCAATTGCAGTTGGTTACTTAGCTGGTCAAACTTCACAAGGTTACAATGCAGTTGCAATCGGTGTTAATGCTGGTCAAGTTAATCAACAACAAAATGCAGTTGCTATTGGTAACAACGCTGGTCATACTGGTCAATCATTAACTTCTATCGCTATTGGTGAAGATGCTGCTGATACAGACCAAGGATTTAGTGCTATCGCATTAGGTCGTTGGGCTGGTTCACAATACCAAGGACAGAAAGCAATTGCTATCGGTCGTTTGGCTGGTCGTTATAATCAAGGTGGTTGGGCTGTTGCCATCGGTCACCATGCTGGTATGGGTGTGTTTGACACATCTAGTCAAGGCACTAATGCTATCGCCATCGGTGCGCATGCTGGTGAATATAGCCAACACGCTAACTCTATCGTTATCCAAGCAACTGCCAACGGTAACGGAACTGGTATCAACCCAAGCGAACAAGGTCTATACATTGATCCAATTCGCAACGTAAATGATGGTACTCAGTATGTAATTTACAATTCTGATACTAAAGAAGTTACATATAATGCTACCAACTTAAAAATTGATGCTAACTCAATTACTGCCACAAACACTGATGGTGATATTGAGTTGACACCAAATGGCGCTGGTACTATTAACGCTTCTTCTTCTAGAATTACCAATGTTGCTACTCCAATTAATGGAACTGATGCTGCCAACAGATCTTATGTTGATAGTAAGGTTACTGGTTTAACTTGGAAAGATTCAGTTCACTTATTATCAAATACTAATATTCCATTAACTGGATCTGGTTCTACTTTAAGTATTGATAGTCACGCAACATTAACTGCGTCTAACAATGGTTATAGAATTCTTCTTATCAACCAGACTGATCCAGCTGAAAATGGTATCTATGTTTATGAACAGGGAGGTGGTACTTATACCCTTACTCGTTCCGCAGATACTGATACATACCAAGAACTTGTTGGTATGGCTGTTTATGTTATGGAAGGTACTGTTTACGGTGCTACTGGTTGGACACAGACCAATACATACCTAACAAACTTTGGTGAAACTGGTAACTATCAAACTTATGTTCAGTTCGCTGGTTCTGGCGCTTATACTGCTGGTGATGGTTTATCATTAACTGGCGTAACATTCGCTGTTAATGTTGCAGCTTCTGGTGGTATTGAGATTGTTGACGACGAACTACAATTAAAATCTTCACTTGCTGGTGACGGTTTAACATATAGCAGTGGTGTTCTTTCTATCGGTGGAAGCGCTGATCGTATTTCTGTATCTACAGATTCTATCGATATTGCTTCAACTTATGTTGGTCAAACATCTATCACTACTCTTGGTACTGTTACTTCTGGCACTTGGAATGCAACTGCTATCGGTTCTGCTTACGGTGGTACTGGATTTACCAGCTACGCAAAGGGTGATTTGATTTATGCTTCTGCTACAAATACCCTAAGTAAATTGAATGGTGGAGATTCTGGTAAGATTCTTCAAATGAGTGACACTGGCGTTCCAACTTGGGGCGACATTGATGGTGGCACATATTAAGGATTAAATAATGTCAATTAAGATTAGTGGTTTTCAGATAGGCGCAGCGACTGGGATTCCTCAGTACGGAACAGCGCCATCTTACTATATGACTGGCACTGGAACAGCAGATGGTGGTCTAGGTCTTGCTCAGGTATCATTTAATGCGCCTGCAAATGGAACTGCCATTTCTTTTGTGACTTCTGATAAATATTCTCCTAATACTAATACTGGATATATGCGTGCCAGTGATGGATGGGCTAACGCAATTAATGTACAAAATAGTATGGGAAATTGGTGGGAATTTGTATGGATTTCTACCAAACAATTTGGATCAGTAGTAACAGGTGAAATCGCAACCAGCGAAGATTTTTTACCTGGAAATTTCGTCGCAGTTGTTGAAGTTATAAACGGAACTGACCAATCCCCTAGCCAAGTTGGAACTTACTCAGTATACGATGATTATAATAATACACTAACACAAAGTGGTTATACATTAAATACTAACGAGTTTGGTGTGTTATGTATTGGTTCTGAAGGGCATGATAATCCAGGTGGTCATGTTACATCAGTTACTTCTTCTTCTGGTTTAACATGGACTAAGAAATCTTCTAAATCCACTACTGTTACATTAGACAATAATGGTAGCACTAATCTATATCAAACATGCGATATCTGGTATGCATATAACGATGGCGGTGGAGGTGGCGATATCACTAATGATACTGTTACTGTAACATTTGCTGGTAATTATGATGATGCTGTTCTGGCATTCACAAATTTCAGTAATGTTAATGCTGCATCACCATGGGCATCATAAAGAGAGAAAACAATGACAATTAGATTCGGTCCAGGAACAACAATCTCAGGCTTCCAACATCCAGGTGGTGGCGGAGGTGGTGGAGGTGGTAGCAGTTTAATTGCGCCAACTACAGCAACAACTGATCCATTTGGTGGCTCAGGTCCAAGTTGGGTATTCAACGGAAACACTAGTGGACAAATCGCAACTGTTGCTGATAATGGTTTAGCAGTCACAAACGGCGATCCATGGTGCGTTGAAGGCTTCTTCTATCAAAATGATAATAACTCATTCCCACGAGTATTCTCTATTGGCCAATATCCAACAACTTCTATTGCTATCAGCTTAGAAGGTAATACAATGTATTACTGGATGAATGGTGGTGTTGCTGCGACTGCTGGAAAACCAACTACTTTATATTGGCACCATTTTGCGTTTGCTTCAAATGGCGCATATACATATATGTATCTAGATGGACAGGCACTAGGTGTTTATGGTGGGACTATGCCAGACCTTACTGGCGGAACTCTTGTTGTAGGTAATGAAACTCCAGCTGGTGGTGTTGATACTGCTTTCGGTGGTTTTATGAATTCCTTCCGCTGGACAGTTGGAAACCAAGTTTATCCTGGTGGTTCATTCACAGTCCCAACTGCAGCGTTAGGAACAACTCAAGACGCTGGCACTAATATCAATGCAATTACTAGTGGTCAAGTAAAACTGATCTATTAATAATGCTAAATAGATGATGGAAGAAATTCCATCGTCCTCAGTATATACTGAGTATTTGTTTTCTACATAGAATAGGTTGCAATGGCTAATATAGTCAAAATCAAACGATCATCCGTTGAGGGTAAAAATCCATCCACAAGTGATTTAGAACTTGGTGAGTTGGCACTCAACACGTATGATGGTCACCTATTCTATAAGAAAAGCGTTCTTGGAACTGAATCCGTTGTCACTGCTGCCACTGTCGATGGTACGCAAACCCTAACAAACAAAACCCTTACTGCTCCTACCATCAATAATGGTAGCGTGCATCTAACAACAGGGTCATTCAAATTACCAACATCACTTTCTCCAGATCAAACTGAAGAAGGACAAGTTGTATGGAATAGTTCAAGCGACTTGCTTACTATTGGTACAGGTGCTGGTCGTAAGACAATGGTGGACTTAAACAGTTCACAAACTCTTACAAACAAAACTTTAAACTCCCCAACCCTTTCTAATATCTCGCTTACTGGTAGTATTACTGCTGGTGGCGGTACAGGAACATCTGGACAGGTTCTAACATCTACTGGATCTGGTGTCCAATGGACAACAGTTGAAGGTGGTGGTGGGGGTTCATATACTTTACCAGTGGCAACCGATACTACCCTTGGTGGAATCAAAATCGGCACTGGGCTAAATATAGACGTTGATGGAATTGTTACTGCTTTTAGTGGCGCTTATGGTGACCTTACTGGTACCCCAACAATTCCTAATGCGATATTTAAGACAATCGCTGTAAGTGGTCAGGGTGATGTTGTGGCTGATTCTGCCACTGATACGCTGACTCTTGTGGCTGGTGATAATATTACAATCACTACCAATGTAGCGACTGACACTATTACAATTTCTTCCACTGCATCTGGCGGTGGGGGTGGTTCATATACTTTACCACCTGCTACAACATCATCATTGGGTGGTGTTAAAATTGGTAATGGTCTTTCAGTTGATGTTGATGGTGTTATTGATGTTATCGGTGCTTCTGGCTCAACAGCGTCTGGTGTAGTCCCATATGATATGGGATACATTACAGAAATAGTTTATACCGTGCAAGATCACGGTTCAATAGTATAAGAGAGCGTACATGGCTATTCAATTACAATTAAGAAGAGGTACTGCTACTCAACACGAAACCTTTACTGGTGCAAGTGGTGAGGTAACATTAAACTCAACAAACCATTCTATCCATCTTCACGATGGATCAACTGCTGGTGGATTTGAATTAGCACGTGCTGACTTTACCAACTTTATTACTGGTTCTGATTTAGAAGGTGTTGATCACTTATCTGCAACTGATGTTGACTTTGGAACAATAACAACTACTGGTGATGTTAGTCTTGGCGCAAATCTTTCAGTTACTGGAACAAGTTCATTAACTGGCGCTGTTACTATTTACGGTAATCTTACAGTTCTTGGTGAATCGAACGTAATTGATTCAACCATCACACGAATTGTTGACCCAACAATTCAACTTGGTGGGGCTGCTGAAGGTGGTACTCTTGGATCTAACGATGGTTACGATCGTGGTATTTCTTTCAAGTATTATTCTAGTGGCGAAAAAATTGGATTCATGGGTTATGATAACTCTGCAACCCAATATGTTCTATTAACAGCAGCTACTGAGAATACTAATATATTCAGTGGCACATATGCGCCATTAAGAATGGGTGCATTAACAGCAACATCTGGTTCATTCTCTAGCACACTTGGTGTTACTGGTGTAGTTACACTTTCTGATACTACAACAAGTAGTAGCAAAACTACTGGTGCCCTTAAAGTTGCTGGTGGTGTTGGTATTGCTGGCACTTTGTATGCTGGCACAACAAGATTAGATTCTTTAACATTAGGATCGCAATTAGCAATTTCTCAAGGTGGTACTGGTCAAACTACTGCTCCAGAAGTCGGTCAATTGCTAATCGGTAATTCCTCAAATGGATTTACTCTAAATAGACTTCAGGCAGGTGACTATATTCAGATCACCAATAATAGTGGTTCTATCTCTATTGCCTATACTGGTACATCAGGTAACAGTGCTATTTTTGCTCCACAGGCTACTTCAGATCTTGGTTTCGTTTATGATACTAATATTATTGCTGAAGAAGATCTAGGCGCAGTTGGTGGTGCAGTTCCCGTTGTTTATGACCTTGGACCATTGCGTTTGGATGGTGTTGTTTCGTTATCTAACCTTGACCAATCTGTTAAGTCAGACTATCTTGGTTACTCTATTATTTTCGGTTTTTAAGGATAAAACATGGCACGTCAGTTAATTGAAAAATATATTTTTACACCAGATGCTCCAGGCGTAGGTACGCTAAAGTTTCCTGGCAAATGCGACTTAACTCAGCTGTTGATTGTCGCTAACAAAACTCAGCAAGTAAACATTTACGCTATTGGCGACCCAACAAAGAACGGATCTATTACTTTTGATCCAGATGACACTACAACTTTCTATTCAGAACAAGCTGGTGTTTCTACTCTTACATTAGCGTGTGATACTTCAACAATGTTGTCTACTGACAAGATTGCGATTTATACTGACGCACCAAAACAAATTGGTAACATCGTTCGCCCATATGCATTCGGTGTTGATGCTATTGAGCGCATGCGTATTGCTCCACCACAATCATTAATTGACGCTGACTTTGAATATGGTCTACAGCCCACTAAGTGGCAGAACTATTCAGATATCCGTGGTATTCCAGGTATCTACGAAAAGCCAGGTCTTGATATTTTTATTACAAACATTACTTCTGATGGCGGTAACCCATCAGTTATGACAGTTACTTGTTCACAACCTCATGGCATCAGTGTTGCTCAACCAGTTATTATCTTCGGTTGCGCAGGCACTGCAGCAGCTGCCCGTGCTGAGGGTGCGTTCGTTGTGGCAACTGTTCCTAATAGCACATCCTTTACATACTTCGCTAAAGGTATTGTTGGTGTTAACGGCACTTCTGTTTATAACCAATCAACATATGCACGTCGTGGTGGTTTCTATGCTGGTTCTGCTATTGATATTTCTGGTTATACTTCTGACGCAAACTCTCCATCTAAGATTACAGTAACTTGTTCTGGTAATCATGGTTTGGTTCCAGGCGCACCTATTGTTAATATTGTTTCTTCAAGTGGAACAAACCATACTTTAATGAATGGTAACTTCTTCGTTGAAACTACTCCATCTGCAACTACATTTACTTTTACTGCTCGTGTTGGTGGTGCAGTTCAGAACTCTGGTATTGTAGCAAACACTTATACTCGTTCTGATGCTTATGTTCAACATAGACCATTTGATGGTGGTGTTAACATCGGTACATTCCTACCATCTCATGGAGCCTCTGTTTCTCGTCAGACTAAGAAATACATGCGTTACCAATCAGGTAAAGGTATTCTTTGGACTTCTGGTGTTCTATTCAACCCAGTTATTAACTTAGACCAAATCTCTGCTTCTGGAACATCTGTTGGTTCTGTTATTACAGTTTCTTCTGAGATTGATCACGGTCTACAAGTTGGCGCTATTGTTCAAATTGCTGGTGTTGTTACTGCAGGATACAATGGCACTTATGGTGTAACTGGTATCACTAACGAATCAACATTCACTGTTGCTGCCAACGAAGAATTGGGCGCAACTGCTGCTATTATTACTAACCTTCCACGTATTACTGTTAAGAACTGGACAGGCGCAACTACTCGTTGCGGTCCATTCGACGATCAGAACGGATTGTTCTGGGAATTTGATGGACAAGAACTTGCTGTAGTTAAGCGTTCAGCTACTTACCAGTTGTCAGGTTTCGTATCGGTTACTTCTGGTTCGCAAACTGTTACTGGTAATGGTTGCCGTTTCACTCAGCAGTTGAAGCAAGGCGACTCTATCGTTATTCGCGGTATGACATATCGTGTAGGTTCTATTACTGATGATAATACTCTTTCTATCAACCCTGAATATCGTGGTGTGAATAACGCATCAGGTATTAAGATTGCTCAAGTTATCGATCGTCGTATCCCACAATCGCAGTTCAACATCGATAAGATTGATGGTACTGGTATCTCTGGTTACAACATTAATCTAAACAAGATGCAGATGCTTGGTATTTCATTCTCTTGGTATGGTGCTGGTTTTATCGACTTTATGTGTCGTGGTTCTGATGGCAACATGATTCTTGTTCATCGTATGAAACAGAACAACGTAAACGATGAAGCGTATATGCGTACTGGTAACTCTGCTGTTCGTTATCAAGCGATTAACGAATCTGCTCGAGATCGTTTATACCAAGCAATCAATTCAAGCGCAACTGAGATTATCCTTTATGACGCATCTCGTTTCCCAGCTACTGGTGGTACTATTCTAATTGGCACTGAGTGTATCACTTACACTGGTAAATCAGAGAACACATTAACTGGTTGTACACGTGGCGCATCATTCCAAATGTTCGTTGGTGGTTCTACTAAGACATTCACTGGCTCAGCTGCAGCAAGTCATGCTGTTGGTAATGGTTATACTGCTGTTACTTTAATCAGCTGTACTTGTGCTCCGATTGTTAACCACTGGGGTTCTTCATATATTATTGATGGTAACTTCGACTCAGATCGTGGTTACTACTTTAACTACGCTGCTGTTGGGCAAACAGTTAATGCAAACTCAACAAAGACTGTGTTCTTCTTACGTTTGGCTCCATCAGTATCAAACTCAATCGCTGGTGCGTTCGGGGATCGTGACTTAATTAATCGTTCACAGTTGCTACTACAAAAACTTCAAGTTCAATCTGATCAATCAGTTCAGGTTTATGGTATTTTGAATCCAGGTAATATTGATGCGTCAACATTAACTTGGCAATCAGTTAACACATCAGCATTAGGTTCACAACCTTCTTTCGCTCAAATTTCTACAAGTAGTACTACTGCTGCTACTCCAGGTGAACAGAACTTCTCGACACTTGGTCAGCCAGCTGGTTTCTCTGAGATTGACTTATCTCAATTGAAAGAATTGACAAACTCAGCGATTGGTGGTTATTCAAATTACCCAGACGGACCAGACGTCTTGGCAGTTGTTGTTAAAAACTTATCAGCTACAAATGCAAGCGTGAACGTAAACTTATTCTGGTCTGAAGCGCAAGCCTAAATATACAAAAATAGAGGAAAACTATGGCAACACAAGTACAACTTAGACGTGGAACAACAACACAGAACAATGCGTTCACTGGAGCGAATGGTGAGTTGTCCGTTGACACCGACGTTAAAACAATTCGACTGCATGACGGTTTAACAGCAGGTGGTGGTGCCACATTAGTTAATACTACTGTAGCGCAGACCCTATTAAATAAAACCTTCTCTACTGGTTCTGTTTGGAATGGTACACCTGTTCCTGTAGCATATGGTGGTACTGGCGCAGCATTAACACCTGTTGCTGGTGCAGTTCCTTATTCTACTGGTTCAGCTATGGCTCTTTCCGCAGCTGGTACTTCTGGTCAGGTTTTAGTTTCTGGTGGTAGTAACTCTCCAGTTTGGGTTAATGCGTCAAGCGTTACTGCTGGTTCTGCTATTACTGCTACTACTGCCACTAACATTGCTGGTGGTTCTGCTGGTCAGTTGATTATCCAATCAGACACTGACTTGTCGACATTCATTACTGCTGGCGCTTCTGGTACGTTCTTGCGCTCTGAGGGTGCTGGTTATGCTCCATCATGGGCAACTGCTGACGTAACTATTGGTACTACAGTTATTTCCCTTGGCAGTTCTTCAGATACACTAGATGGTGTTGAATCTATTGCTATTACTGGTACTACAGAATCCACTTCAATATCTACTGGAGCGTTGGTAGTTGGCGGTGGTGTTGGCGTTGATGGTAATATTAACGTCGGTGGTAACGTAGTTATTGCTGGTAACTTTACTGTTAACGGCACAACTACTACATTAAATTCTACAACATATGAAATTGATGATACAATTATCTATATTGCAGCAGGAAACTCTGGCAACGTAAATGATATTGGTGTTGTCGGTCACTTTAATAATGGTACATATCAACATACTGGTTTAGTTCGCGACGCTTCTGATGGTGTGTGGAAATTATTCTCTGGTGTTTCAACTGAACCTTCTAACTCAACATTAGACTTTACTGGCGCAACATATGATTCTCTAAAAGTTGGCTCAATGGATGCGGTTGGTGATATTACTTCTCCAAACTTCTATTCAGTTTCTGACGAAAGATTAAAAGATAACATCGTTGATTCTCCATATGGTTTAGCTGAAGTTATGCAACTTCGCTCAGTAGCCTATGACATGGATGGTCGTCATGAGATTGGTTTACTTGCGCAGAATGTTGAGACACATATGCCTGAGTTTGTTACTACAGACGCTGAAGGTAAAAAGAAACTTGACTACGCTAAGATGGTATCAGTTCTAGTTAAAACTGTACAGCAACAACAAGAACAAATCGAAGAACTAAAATCAAGATTAGGATAATAAATGGCTATCCCAACATCTAGAGAAAGTCTAAAACAATATTGTCTCAGAGAACTGGGTGCTCCAGTTCTTGAGATCAACGTAGACGATGATCAATTAGAAGATCGTATTGATCAGGCTCTAGATTACTGGCGCTTATATCACTACGAAGGCATCGAACAGATCTACTTAAAAGTTCAAATCCGTGCTTCTCAAATTAGATTGACTACTAATAACGCTGAAGATTTTGGTTTAGAGGCGCATATTACTGGCCAAACTTCTGGCGCAACTGCAACTGTCACTAGAGAATCTTTGTTGGCTTCTTCTGGTAATACACTGTTGGTTAAAAATGTAGTTGGTGACTTTGTTGCTGGTGAAACTATTATTGATACTCATACTAATACTACTGCTGTACTAGGCACTAACCCAGTAACTCTTGGTGAGTATGACAAGCGTTATGTAGATATCCCTGACTCAGTATATGGTGTTCAGAAAGTTCTAAGTATTGGCCAAGCCAGTTCCTCAAAGAACATTTTCGACTTACAATATCAATTACGCTTAAATGACTTGTATGACTTAACTTCTACAAGTATCATTTACTACAAAACAGTTATGTCTCATTTGGCTCTACTAGATTTTGAGTTGAATGGTCATACACTATATCGTTTTAATCGTTTACAAAATCGTTTATACCTAGACATTAACTGGGCTTCTGATGTTCAGTTCGGTGATTATATTATTGTTCAAGCATATCGTGCTTTAGACCCTTCTGAGTTCTCAAAGGTTTGGAACGAGAACTGGTTTAAGCGTTATGTTACTGCTTTGTTCAAACGCCAATGGGCAACTAACATTAAGAAGTTCTCTGGTATTCAGCTTCCAGGTGGTGTTACATTGGATGGCGATAAACTATATCTCGAAGCAAAAGAAGAGATTACTATTCTGGAAGACGAATTGCAGAACAAGTCTGCTCCGTTAGAATTTTTCTTAGGATAAAATGACTACTACCAATGTCTATTTTACACATGGCACTCGTAACGAACAGTACCTTGTTGAAGATTTAATCATAGAATCGTTGCGCATGTATGGCAACGAAGTTATGTACATCCCAAGAACATTGGTTTCTAAAGATGATGTGCTCGGTGAAGATCGCCTTTCTGAATTTAAAACAGCGTTCCCTATTGAAATGTATTTTGAGAATGTGGATTCATTCGGTGGTCAAGGCGCATTTATTCAGAAGTTCGGTCTTATGATTGAACAGTCAGCTACTCTTGTTTGCGCAAGACGTCGCTGGGAACAGTTTATCGGTCGCTATGGCGCAACAACTATTCCTACTCGCCCAAATGAAGGCGATTTAATTTATTTCCCATTATCAAAAGGTTTGTTCGAAATTAAATTCGTTCAACACCAAGACCCATTCTATCAACTTGGTAAACTATATGTTTACAAACTTCAAGTTGAACTCTTCCAATATTCTTCAGAGCGTATCGATACTGGTATTCCTTCTGTTGATGTATTTGAAACACTTAAAACATTCAGCACTAATGCTACTAGAAGTGAGGCTGGTCAATTGAAGTCTCTAACTATTGTAAGTCCAGGTAATGGATATGTTACTGCACCAGCGATTACATTTATTGGTGGTGGCGGTTATGGTGCTGCAGCCACTGCAACTTTAGGTACTGGCGAGAACTCAGATAAAGTGGTTTCTGTTGAGATAACAAATCCAGGAACTGGATATAATACTGTTCCTGCGGTTAATGTGGCTTCTCCACCTACTGGTGATGCTGCAAATATTGAAGCTGCTATCGAAGTAGATTTACATAAACAAACGGCATTCTCTGAAAATACTACTTTTAAAACTGAGTCTGCTGGTATTCTTAACTTTGATGAACATAATCCGTTTGGAGAAATAAACAATGCTTAACGGAAATGTATATTATCATGGCTCAATAAGAAAGGCAATTGTAGCCTTTGGTCGTCTATTCAGCGACATCTATATCGATCGCAAACAAGGCGACTCTGTTAATGGGACAACCATTCAGCGTTTACAGGTTCCATTGTCGTATGCGCCAAAAGAAAAATGGTTAGTTCGTATTGAGCAAGATCCAACGCTAGAGAATCACACATATACAACTTTACCTAGAATGTCCTTTGAGATTACATCATATATGTATGATGCTTCTCGTAAACTAAATCGTATGCAGCAGATTAAGGCAGGAACTTCTTCTAATGTTAATGCTGTATATACACCAGTTCCATATAATTTAGACCTTTCACTTTATGTGCTAACAAAGACACAAGAAGATGGTCTACAGATTATTGAACAAATCCTACCAACATTTACACCTGAATACACTTTACAGGTAAATATGATTCCTGAACTTGGAATCACAATGGATGTTCCTATTATTTTAAATAGTGTAAATGTTCAAGATGAATACGATGGTTCTTTTCAAGAACGCAGATTTGTTACTCATACATTAAATTTCCAGTTGAAACTGAATCTATATGGTCCAGTTGGTGATCAGAATATTATTACTCAGGTCAACGCTAACATTGGCCAGAATGAATCAACAGGAACTAATAGGGTTTATACTGCAGAGGGTGATACTACAACAGCAACCGTATCATCTGAGCAGTGGACAGGTGAAGGACTGTAATTGGCTGATTTTTATAATTCGAATTCGAACTTAAAAGCTGCAGGGGTACAAGTTGATTTTACTCCAGAGAACATTCAAGAGTACATAAAATGTGCTCAGGATCCCATCTATTTTATTAAGAACTATTGCTATATCGTTTCTCTTGATCATGGTTTGATCAAGTTTGACTTATACCCATGTCAGGTAAATAAAATAAATGTGATTCATAATAATCGTAGGGTTATTCTGATGGAAGGTCGTCAGCAAGGTAAGACTACTACCTCTGCTGCATATATCTTATGGTATACTTTATTCCAACCAAATAAGAACGTCGCGATTTTGGCCAACAAAGCAACTGCTGCCCGAGAGGTTTTAGATCGCTACCAAACAATGTATGAAGCATTACCTCAGTGGATGCAACAAGGTGTTACCACTTGGAACAAGGGTGACATTGAACTAGAAAATGGTTCAAAGGTTTTTACTGCTGCTACTGGTAAGTCTGGTATTCGTGGTAAGTCTGTTAACTTATTATATGTTGACGAAGCTGCGATTATTCCTAACAATGTGGCTGAGGAATTCTTTACTTCAGTATATCCAACTATTTCAGCTGGTGAAACAACTAAGATTCTTTTGAGTTCAACTCCACTTGGATATAATCACTTCTGGAAATTCTGGAATGATGCTGAGAATGGACGCAATGGTTTTACACCATTGTTTATTCCGTATTGGGAAATCCCAGGTCGTGATGATGCTTGGGCTGCTGAACAGAAAGCAATGCTTGGTGAACTTAAATATAACCAAGAGGTTGCTTGTAAGTTCTTGGGTTCTAGTTTAACCCTTATCTCTGCTGATGTTATCGCTAAGATGCCGATAGATCCTAAGATCTATGAGAAAGATGGTCTTGATGTTTACCAACGTCCATCAGCTGGTCATACTTATTGTTTAGTTGCTGACGTAGCGAAGGGTGTTGGTGGGGATTATTCCGCATTCCAAGTTATCGATATCACAACAGCGCCATATAGAATCGTCGCAAAATATAGAAAAAATGATATTAGTCCTCTCTTGTATCCAAACATTATCTACAAGATTGGTAAAGAATATAATGAAGCATACGTGTTACTAGAAATCAACGTAAGTGAACAGGTCGCTCATATCCTGTACAATGAATTAGAGTATGAAAATATCCTAATGGTTAATCGTCATACTAATGGGCAATATGTTGGTGGTGGATTTGGTGGGGGTAAAACCATGCTGGGTGTAAACACTGATAAGAAGATTAAACGACTTGGGTGTCATAACTTTAAGTCTTTAGTCGAAGAAGACAAACTTATTATTACTGATGCTGATACGATCTCAGAAATCTCTACATTTATCGAGAAGAAAGGGTCTTATGAGGCTGATGAAGGTTATCATGATGACTTGGTAATGCCTTTAGTGCTATTCGGATGGTTAACTACCCAGCCGTATTTTAAAGACCTAAATAACATAAACCTGAGAACAATTATGTATGAAAAACAGATTCAAGCGATTGAAGATGAATTGACTCCGTTTGGGTTTTATGATGATGGTAATGGCGATAAAGATCCATTGAATTTTTGAGAAAACTCATAAAAACTAAATAAAATGTAGACATGATTTTCTGTCTAAAGTAAAACTTATTAACAAGGAGAATTACAATGCCTTTCCAATTATCTCCAGGCGTTGCAGTCGTAGAAAAAGATTTTTCAGCGATCGTTCCAGCGGTTTCAACTAGCCGTGGTGCTTTTGCAGGTACATTCCAATGGGGTCCAGTTTTGGCTCCTGTTCAGGTTACTTCTGAGAACGAATTAGTTTCGATCTTCGGTAAGCCAGTTGATGGCAATGCCCAGTCTTTCTTTACTGCAGCAAACTTCCTATCATATACTAATGCTCTATTAGTTGCTCGTGCTGACGTTGATGCCGCACGTAATGCTGTTGCTACTGAAACTGGCACTGTTACTTCTGTTACTAGAGTATCAGGCGGTTCTGGTTACACTTCTGTTCCTACAGTAACTTTCTCTGCTCCACAAATTGCTGGTGGTATTCGTGCTACTGGTACTGCTGTCCTAGCAGGTGGTGCAGTTACTGCTGCTACTGTTTCTGCTGGTGGTTCTGGTTATAGTTCTCCAACTGTAACTTTCTCTTTACCACAAGTTTCTGGTGGTACACGTGCTACTGGTACTGTTACTGTTTCTGGTGGTGAAGTTACTGGTATCGTTATTGTTTCTGGTGGTTCTGGTTACACTTCTGCTCCTACTGCTACTATTAACGCAGTTGGTGGTGGTACTGGCGCTACTGTTGGTTCAGTAACTATTGCTGCTTCTCAAATCGCAAGTATTACTATTACTAACCATGGTACTGGTTACACTGGCGCTCCATCTATCAGCTTTGATGGTGGTTCTGGTACTGGCGCAAACTTTACTTCTACTATTACTACTGGTGGCGTAAAGATTAATAACACTGATTCATATATCGCATCTTATGCTAATGGCGCTGGTGTGTATGGTGAATTCGCTGCTCGTTATCCAGGCGCATTAGGTAACTCTCTAAAAGTTTCTATGGCTGATGCTGATACATTTGCTGATTGGGCTTATGCAGCTAACTTCAATGGCGCCCCTGATACTTCTACATACGCTGATAGCGTTGGCGCTTCTAATGATGAATTACACATTGTTGTTGTAGACGAAGATGGTTTATGGACTGGTGCTCCAGGCACTGTTCTAGAAAAGTTTGCTTATGCTTCTAAAGCATCTGACGCTCGTCAATCAAATGGCACAAACAACTATTACAAGAATGTAATTAACTCTGGTTCTAAATACATCTACTGGATGGATCATCCTACTGATGGCGGCAACTGGGGTAACGAAGCTGCTGGAAGAACATTTAACTCGCTAGGTGATGTTATCGATCGTTCATTGGCTGGTGGTGTTGATGCACTAACTGCTACTGATGGTGAAGTAATTACTGCTTGGACTTTATTTGGCGATGATGCTCAGTATGATATCAGCTTGCTACCAGTTGGCGCTGCTTCTTCTACTGTTGCTGATGCTGTTATCGGTATCGTTGAATCTCGCTTAGATTGCGTTGCATTCATCTCTCCAGTTAATGTAAACACTAATGAGCCAATCGTTGGTTCTGGTTCTGCTGCTACTGACCAAATCGTTGCTTTCCGTAACGAATTGCCAAGCACTTCTTACGCAGTTCTTGACTCTGGTTACAAATACCAATACGATCGCTACAACGACAAATATCGTTTCATCCCATTGAACGGCGACGTTGCTGGTCTATGCGCTCGTACTGATAACACTAACGATCCTTGGTTCTCTCCAGGTGGTTTGAATCGTGGTCAAATTAAGAACGTGGTTAAATTGGCTGTTAATCCAGGTAAAGCTGAGCGTGATACTCTTTACGCTGCTGGTGTTAACCCAGTTGTTACTTTCCCAGGCGAAGGTACTGTTCTTTACGGTGACAAGACTCTATTGGCAAAACCAAGTGCGTTTGATCGTATCAACGTACGTCGCTTGTTCATCGTTATGGAAAAGGCTATCGCTACTGCTGCTAAGTTCCAGTTGTTCGAATTCAATGATTCATTCACTCAGGCTCAGTTCCGCAACCTAGTAGAACCATTCCTACGTAACGTCCAAGGTCGTCGTGGTATTACTGACTTCAAAGTTGTTTGCGATGGCTCAAACAACACTGGCGAAGTTATCGATAGCAACCAATTCGTTGCTGACATCTACGTCAAACCAAATCGTTCTATCAACTTTATTACTCTAAACTTTGTTGCTGCTCGTTCTGCTATCAGCTTTACTGAGTTGGGTGCATAATTAGATAATAAATAAAAGAGAACAAAGGAGAATTAAATGGCAAATATTGCTGATTTTAAAGCGCAGATGTTGGGTGGCGGTGCTCGCCCAAACCAATTCCGTGTTGAACTTACATTCCCAAGTTTTGTTACATTGGGTCAAGTAGCTGGTCAGCGTGCACAGTTCTTGTGTAAAGCTGCTCAGTTACCTGCTTCCACTATCGAGAACATTGGTGTTCTATATCGTGGTCGCCCTGTTAACTTTGCTGGTGAGCGTACATTCCAACCATGGACTGTGACAATTTACAACGATACTACTTTCGGTATCCGTAACGCACTAGAGCAATGGCAATCTGGTATCCAGAACTATAACACTACTGATGGTCGTGTTAACCCTTCTGACTACCAAGTAGACCTAGCTGTTCATCAACTAGATCGTGCTGGCGCAATTATTAAGACTTACAATTTCATTGATGCTTACCCAACTAGCATCTCTGCTATTGGTTTAGATTACGAGCAACAAAACGCTATTGAACAGTTTGACGTGGAGTTCCAATACAACTTCTTCACTTCTGCTACTGGTGCAGCTGCTGGCTTCGGTGTTAATGTTTCTATTGACACTCCAGTTGGTTCGTTCCCACTTTAATTAATAAACTGAAGGTCTTATATAATGCAATTATTTGGATTCGAGATATTACGTAAGAAGGACGACAAGCCATTAGACAGTATTGTCAGCCCAAGCCCTTCTGACGGATCTACCGTAGTAAACACTGGCGTAAATGCTGGTGGGTACTACGGCATGGTCATGGATCTTGATGGTATCATCAAGAATGAAAATGATTTAATCCGTCGTTACCGTGAAGTTGCTACGTATAGTGACTGTGATGGTGCTATTGAAGATATCGTTGGCGAAGCAATCGTTTATGATGAAGAAGACCAAACAGTTACTATTAATTTAGATGACACTGAGTTATCTGATACAATTAAAGAAAAGATTCGTGTTGAGTTCAACAAGATTCTAAAGTTGTTAAAATTCAGTGAGCGTGGACATGATATCTTCCGCTCATGGTATGTTGATGGTCGTTTGTACTATCATATCCTTTTAGATGAGAAAAATCTAAAAGCAGGTATTCAAGAATTGCGTTATATTGATCCACGTAAAATTCGTAAAATCAAAAACGTAATTAAGTCAAGAACTCCTCAGGGAGTTGAAGTTGTTAAAGAGGTTCAAGAATATTACCTCTACAATGACAAAGGAATTACTGAGCAGACTACTCAAGGTGTTAAGTTATCGCTTGATTCAGTAGTTTATGTTCCTTCTGGTTATATGGATGCTAACACTGGTATGATGATGTCATATCTACATAAAGCAATCAAACCAACTAACCAGCTAAAGATGATTGAAGACAGTTTAGTCATCTATCGTATTAGTCGTGCTCCTGAGCGCAGAATATTTTATGTTGATGTAGGTAACTTACCTAAAATCAAAGCGGAACAATATGTCAATGACATTATGAACAAGTTCCGTAATAAGATTGTTTATGATGCAACAACTGGAGAAGTTCGCGATGATCGTCGCCATCTATCAATGATGGAAGACTTCTGGATGCCACGTCGTGAAGGTGGTAAGGGTACTGAGATTACTACTCTTCCAGGTGGTCAAAACTTAGGCGAGATCCAAGATATTGAATATTTCCAGCAGAAGTTATATCGTTCATTGAATGTGCCTATTGGTCGCCTTCAAGAACAACAAGGATTTAGCATAGGTCGTGCTCAAGAAATTAGTCGCGATGAAGTTAAGTTCCATAAATTTATTATTCGTTTACGTAACAAGTTTGCTACTATATTCACAGAAGCATTGCGTGTACAATTAGTCGCTGCTAATATTATGCGCCCTGAAGAATGGGACGAGATTAAACAAGATATCCGTTACAACTTTGTTCAGGATAATCATTACGCTGAGTTAATGAATGCTGAAGTTCTTGGTAACCGTATCGCATTGTTACAACAAATTGAACCTTATCTCGGTCGTTTCTATTCTATGGATTGGGTGCGTAGAAATGTGCTACAATTATCTGAAGATGAAATTGAAGAGATGCAAGAACAGATGGATGGTGAAGAAGAATACCATATGTCTAATGCCGAACGAACTGGCGAAATGGCTGCAGCTACTCAAGCTGCGCAACAGAACTTCCTTCAAGCAAATGCGCCACAAGCACTTGAAGCCCCTATCGCTGATGCGCCACAACCGAATAACCAATAAGGAGATATTATGTCAACACTAGATTTAGTACAGGCTATTATGAGCAAAGATGCTATGGCAATTGAAAGTTCTTTCAATGATGTTATGGCAGATAAAATTTCTACTCGCTTAGAAGATATGCGTACTACAGTTGCTCAGAACATGTTTAAGACACCAGAAGCAGTTGTTGAAGAAGCATGGGATCCTGAGCAACCTGATGGTGGTGGCGCTGGCGCTGGTGATGTTTCTAGCAAAGATAAAAAGAAAAAATCTAAAGCAGCTTGTTAATATGCGTTATTACGAATTTAAATCTTCTCTTAGAAAATCTAACATTGTTGAAAGTGTTAGATCGTATGGTCAGTTAATCGAACAGGCTGACTCAGGAGAAGTTTTAATTAATGGTTTAACAACTAAGTTTAAAACTATTGAAGAAGCAAGAAAACATATTAAAGAAGATTACGATACACATCAGCTAGCAGAAAAAGTAGCAAAAGATACATATCAAGAAATTTCGGAAAATACAGTTGCTAGCATTATCAAAGAACATCACAATATTAAAGTTACTGATACATTAATAGAGTCATACTTAGAACTTGCTTCTTCAAACATTTTTAGCGTAGATCCAGTCGTTCAAAAAATTCGCTCTTTAAATAAATTAGATCGTATCGTTGAAGGTAAGCTGCATTATGTGCTTGCTGATGAAAGCATTGTAGCGATTAACGAAGAAACGCAAGATCGCCTAAATAAGTTATTAGGTAATCAAACAGAGATTATCGAGTATATGAGAGATTCAAAAGAGAACTTCTTTCATGTGCTTGAACAAATAGAGGAATAAAAATGGCTGTCCTATTTACAACAGTTCGTAATACAAACCAAGAAACTATCATTCACTTCGACACAGTCGCTGCTGAATCTGGCACAATCACTATCGCTGACTTAGCTGCTTCTACTCAAGCAAGAAACAGTGATACGCCAAAAGTTAATATCGTTCGTTTTATCGCTACTGGCGCTGACGGTGCTGGTACTCGTATTACACGAAGCGGTAAGAATATTATTTCTTGCGCCCCAGAAAATGCTCCAGTGTTAGATCTAACACAATATGGTATTAGCGATAGCACTAACAACACTGCTGACATCGTTGTTGTTAACGATGCTGCTAAGCCAGTAACAGGTTATATTACTTTACGTAAAATCCAAGGTTGGGATACTAAAGTTGAAGATGCTACTTACGGTGCTTATGACGATCCTACTCGTGTTGGCGCTTCTACTACTGCCAGTGGCTCACCAGATAAGGTATAACTATGAAACTTATTAGAGAAACAGTCGAAGAGACAAGACTTATTGTTGAAGAAAAACTAGGTAAAGGTAAACAATACTTTATCGAAGGTGTTTTCCTTCAATCAGAATTAGTTAATCGTAATGGTCGCATGTACAAAGAAGGTATTATGGACCGTGAAGTTTCACGCTACATGAAAGAGGCTGTTGCCAATAATCGTGCTTATGGTGAACTTGGACATCCAGATGGTCCAGGAATTAACCTTGATCGAGTGTCCCACTTGATCGTTGATCTTCGTAAAGAAGGCACTAACTATATTGGTAAAGCAAAAATTTTAGAAACCCCAATGGGACAAATCGCTCGTGGTCTTTTAGATGGTGGCGCTAACCTTGGTGTTTCTTCAAGAGCAATGGGATCTCTCAAAATGAATAATGAGGGTATCAATGTTGTTCAAGACGATTTCATGCTGTCAACCGCAGCTGATATCGTTGCTGATCCTTCGGCTCCTGATGCTTACGTACGTGGCATTATGGAAGGTAAGGAATGGATATTTGTTGATGGAAAGTTTGTGGAACAAAATATTGAAGAGGTAAAATCTTTCATTAAGAAAACTTCTTCTAGAAATCTAGAGGAAGCAAAGATTCAGGCTTTCCAACACTTTCTGAGTAAAATCAGATAAAATATAAATAAATCATAGAACTATCCAGTTAGGAGAAAACGATGTCAATCGAACAAAAAATCGCTGAAATTTTAGCAGAGTCTAAAGCAAAGCAAGCAGAAGTTAATGAAGCAAAATTTGCTGGTAAAGAAGGTGGCCAAGACTCTGGTAAAGACGGAGCAGCTGCTGGTGACCAAGCTGTTATTCGCCAAGGTAACGCAGTTCCAAATGGTGGCGAAACACCAAACCCAGACAATGCCCGCAATAATGTGGACAAAGAAAAAGAAGCTGAGCAAGCACCAAGCGGTTCTATGAACCCACACAATGGTGACCAGTCTCCAGTTCGTAAGGGTAATGCTGTTAAAGGCATGAAAGAAGATCTAGATGCTATGTTTGGCACTGATGATCTATCTGAAGAATTCAAAACAAAAGCAGCTACTATTTTTGAAGCAGCTGTTATGTCACGTGTAACTGCTGAAGTTGCTCGTTTAGAAGAAGAGTTTGAAGCAAAAGTAGCTACTACTGTTGCTGAACAAATTGAGGGTATTGTTGAACAAGTTGATGGATATCTCGGCTATATTGCTGAGCAGTGGATGGAACAGAATGAAATTGCCCTTGAGCGTGGTATTAAGTCTGATATTCTTGAAGGTTTCGTCGGTGGATTGAAAGGTCTATTCGAAGAACACTATATTGATATTCCAGAAGAAAAGTATGACCTACTTGGCGAAATGGAAGAAACAATTGCTGAACTAGAATCTAAGATTAATGAGCAAGTTGCTGCTAATGTTGAGTTGACAAAAACTGTTAACGAAGCAAAGCGTAACGAAATCATTAAGACTGTTAGCGAAGGTTTGACTGCTACTGAATCTGAAAAGTTCACTAGCCTAGTTGAAGAAGTTGCTTTCGAAGGTTCTGAATCTTTCGAGACTAAGATTAAGACTATCCGTGAATCTTATTTCACTAAGACTACTACATCAGGTGTACAATCTGTTGTTACTGACACTCCAGTTGAAGTTATTACTGAAGCTGTGACTAAGAATGTTGACCCAAAAATGTCAGCATATCTATCAGTTCTCAACAAATAAAAATTTAAAAAAGGAAAAATCCAAATGGATCGCAAACAATTAATGGAAAAATGGGCACCAATCCTCAATCACGAGGGTTCTGCTCCAATTCAAGATAACTACCGTAAGGAAGTTACTGCTGTTCTTCTAGAGAACCAAGAACGCGAAATGGGCAAGCAAGCTGAAGCATTGTTCGAAGCTGCTCCTACTAACAGCGTTGGTTCATACCCAGACACAGGCGGTGTTGCTAAGTTTGATCCAGTGTTGATCAGCTTGGTTCGTCGTGCTATGCCACAATTGATCGCTTACGATATCGCTGGCGTTCAACCAATGACTCAACCTACTGGCTTGATCTTCGCAATGAAGTCACGCTACTCTACTCAAGGTGGTACTGAAGCATTGTTCAACGAAGCTGACACAGACTTCGCTGGTACTGGTACTCACTCTGGTACTTTTGACTTCGGTGGTTCTGAAACTACTGGTTCTGGTTTGGCTACTTCTGCAGCTGAACGTCTTGGCCAAGGTGGTCAAGGTGATGGTTCTTTCGGTCAAATGGCATTCAGCATCGAGAAGACTTCTGTTACTGCAAAGACTCGTGCTTTGAAGGCAGAATACTCTGTTGAATTGGCTCAAGACTTGAAGGCTGTTCATGGTCTTGACGCTGAAGGCGAATTGAGCAACATTCTCTCTACTGAGATCCTTGCTGAAATCAACCGTGAAGTTGTTCGTACTGTTTACACTACTGCTAAGGCAGGTGCTCAAGTTGGTACTACTACTGCTGGTACTTTCGACCTAGACACTGACTCTAATGGTCGTTGGTCTGTTGAGAAGTTCAAAGGCTTGATGTTCCAAATCGAACGTGAAGCAAACGCTATCGGTCAACAAACTCGTCGTGGTCGTGGTAACTTTATCATCACTTCAGCTGACGTTGCTTCTGCTCTAGCAATGGCTGGCGTGTTGGATTATTCTTCTGGCTTGTCTGGTAAGAACAACCTAACTGTTGATGATACAAGCACTACTTTCGCTGGTGTTCTAAACGGCAAGTACAAAGTGTATGTTGACCCATATACTTCTAACGTATCTGCTACTCAGTTCTTCGTTGTTGGCTACAAAGGCGCTTCTGCTTTTGACGCTGGCTTGTTCTACTGCCCATACGTGCCTCTACAAATGGTTCGTGCTGTTGATCCAAACAGCTTCCAACCAAAGATTGGCTTCAAGACTCGTTATGGCATGGTTGCTAACCCATTCGTTTCATTGGATGGTTCAGGTGGCTTGACTGCTAACGAAAACTACTACTACCGTCGTGTTAAAGTTGCTAACTTGATGTAATAGTTAGAAACCTACGTAAGATAGGTATTTCAAAGGGGAACTTCGGTTCCCCTTTTTTCATTTACTAAATATACAAATAAAGGAGATTATAATGCCAAACCCACCAGATATTCCAGTAGTAAAACCAGAAGATCTAGTTCCATTGACTCCACCAGTAGGTGAAGACATTAACAACTTGGTTCCATTGACTCCACCAGTAGGTGAAGACATTAACAACCTAGTACCACTACAACACCCATAATGCCAATTCCATCTTCTTCGAATTTGAGTCCACTCTCTCCGAATGGTTTTAACTTTACCATTTCGAAAGCAGCAGACATCGCATTTTATTGTCAACAAGCAAACCTCCCAGGGATTACTCTTGGTGAGCCAACATTCTCAACACCTTTCGCTACTAACCCAGTTCCAGGTGATGCGTTGACATATGACTCTCTTCAGATTCAATTCTTAGTTGATGAAGAAATGTTAAACTATAATGTATTGTATAACTGGATTGTTGCTCTTGGTTTCCCTGAGTCATATGATCAGTATGTTACCTTCTTAGCTGGCGACACTACACAATACGATGAACTTGCGAAAAACTATTCTGATGCGACCCTAGAGATTCTTGACTCAAACAATAATGTTGTAAGAACTATCACTTTCTATGATGCGTTCCCAACAACACTAGATTCAATTACATTTGCATCCACTAATGAAGGTGTTAACTACGTAGTAGGTTCTGCAACCTTTAGATTTGGACATTTCAAGTTTACATAATTTAAATTTGCTTTTATTGCAGATTTGTAGTATAATGATGTAACAAGTGAGGATATTATGAACATCGAACAACTTCAAGAAATGTGGGAAACTGATTGCGAGATAGATGATAACTATCTCGGTGAAACTACCACAGCAACCCCCAAACTCCACGCCAAGTATTTAAAGTTACTTGTCAATGTCAAACTCAAACACACTAAGTTGAGTTCTGACCACAACATTCTCCGTAAAAACAAATTCCGTTTATATCGTGGAGAACTATCACGTGATGAATTAATTGCTTTGGGTTGGGAACAATGGCAAGGTGTTAAACCTTTAAAGAATGAGATGGATGAATTTCTATCTGGTGATACTGAACTAAATACATTGAAGGTAAAAATTGATTACCTAGAAACAATGATATATTTCCTTGAGTCAGTCCTTGGTCAAATTAAAGCAAGAGACTGGCAAATTAAAACTGCAGTTGAGTGGAAGAAATTCCTAGCTGGGATGTAATGATAAAGATTGAAAAGTTAGACGAAGTTTATGTAAGAATATTTGGTGATGCTTCTATTGAACAAGAACTCGCCGACTTCTTCACATATGAATACCCAGGTGCTCGGTTTACTCCGCAGTTCCGAGCAAGACTCTGGGATGGAAAAGTTCGTCTATACGATTCAATAAGAAAAACCCTTTACCTTGGATTAGTCCCTTATGTTGAGCAGTTTGCCGTAAGTAATGGTTACGGTATTGAATATGTAAATCAAGTTGCTCACACAAATAACATCACAACTGATATCATAGAGAAGTTTGTTAAGGCATTAGAAACGCCAGACAAAATTGAAATCCGTGACTATCAAATAGAAGCAATGGCCACTGCTATTGATAAGGAAAGAACCTTACTTCTATCACCTACTGCCTCTGGCAAATCTTTTATCATTTACTCTATTATGCGTTGGCATCTAAACGCAGGACGTAAATGTATCATCATCGTTCCAACAACATCTTTAGTTGAACAGTTATATACTGACTTTGAGGATTACTCAACAGTAAACAACTGGGGTGTTTCTGAACACTGCCAAAAATTATACAGTGGTTTCACAAAGGAATTTACCAAGGATGTTTTAATTACAACTTGGCAATCAGTATACCTACAACCTCGTAGTTGGTTTGCTCAATTCAATGTTATGTTCGGAGATGAGGCGCATAACTTTAAAGCGAAATCTCTTACCAGCGTTATGGAAAAGATGGATAAGATCCGCTACCGTATCGGAACTACTGGAACACTAGATAATAAGAAGGTTCATAAATTAGTTCTTGAGGGTGTATTTGGTCAAGTCCACAGAGTCACTACTACTAAGAAATTAATGGATAGTGGGAAACTTGCTGACCTAAATATTATGTGCGTGATACTGAAGTACAATGAAGAAATTCGTAAGGATCGTAAAAATAAAACGTACCAAGAAGAAATGGATTGGCTAGTTTCTTGTGAACCAAGAAATAAATTTATCCGAAACTTGGCAGTAAATTCTAAAGGTAATACGCTAGTTCTTTTTCAATACGTTGAAAAGCATGGCAAGATTCTTTACGAACTTATCAAGAACAAAGTACACGAAGATAGAAAAGTATTTTTTGTTTATGGCGGAACCGAAACAGCTGATCGTGAAGCGATCCGTCATATAACTGAGGATGAGACTGACGCTATTATTATTGCGTCCTTTGGAACTTTCTCCACTGGTATTAACATCCCTTCTCTTGAGAATGTAATATTTGCGTCACCCTCTAAAAGTAAAATCCGCAACCTACAATCTATTGGTCGTGGGTTGAGATTAAAAGATGGCAAAACAAAATGTAATTTATTTGATTTGGCTGACGACTTGCATTGGAAGTCTTGGAAAAATCATACGCTTAATCATGCAGCAGAGCGTTACAAAACATATGCTGAAGAAGAATTTAAAATCAAAATAGTCGAGGTAGATTTATGCTAGACGACAATGATATGTATGTTGTTATAAAATTTAACAGCGGTGAACAAGTCATGGCAGTTCTTGAGGAAGAAGACAGTGAGTATGTCCAGCTTCTTTCACCGATGGTTATTAAATCAATCCCAGTCCTTAGTGAAGGTAGAGAGCATGTAACGGCTCACCCATTCTGTCAATTTACAGACGAGAAAACATTCTTGATTGAAAAGAAAAATATTCTTTTTGTGAAGCGTCTAAAAGAAATTATGATCCCCCACTATCAACGCATCGTTCAAGAGCATGAAGAGTTTACCTCGTTTAAACCAAAGGGTGAGGCAGAAGAGAAGTATTGGGGACAGGCTGAAGGCATTACTCAGGAAGAGGCAATGCGTAGAATCGAGATGCTAACCTCTTTGTCGGAAGAAGCAGAGGAGAGAGCAGAAGAGTTAGTTACATCGTTCGTAGAAGGAAACGATACTAGACATTAACTCATCAACAAACCCGACATGGTTATTATACATGTGGTCAAATAAAAAAGCAAATTTAAAATAACTGCAAAATGCAAGTTAAAAATAAGTTTGCTTTTTTCAATTGTGTAGCGTATAATCATAGTATGTTAAATTATAGGAAGAATCCAATGTCATGGCTCATTACGTAAACAACGCAGATTTTCTAGTAGCAATAACAGAGTACCGAGAAAAAGTAAAACACGCAAAAGAAAATGGTTTACCTAAACCTATCGTGAGTAATTATATTGGTGAGTGTATTTTAAAGATCGCAACGCATCTATCATACAAACCCAACTTTATTAATTACTCTTATCGTGAGGACATGATTTTGGATGGCATTGAAAACTGTATTCAGTACATCGACAATTTTGATCCTTCTAAATCTAAGAACCCTTTCGCTTACTTTACACAAATTATTTACTACGCATTTCTTCGTAGGATTGCTAAAGAAAAGAAACAAAGTTATATTAAAGGTATGTTGATTCAGAACATGCCGTTTGAAATGTTTGAGTTACAAGAGCAGGATGAGACTGGTGAATTCCATAATGCTTATCTTGAGTTTATGCAACAAAATAATACATTCGATGATTTCATTGGTCGCAAGAAAGAAAAAGCTGCCAAGAAAAAAATGGAAAATACATTGAACGCATTTATTAATGATGAGAATGATAATGGGAACCTCGACAACATCGATCCAACAGTGGATATCGAATCTGGGATTATCGCAAGTAAAGACTTACCCTCCGATCCGATCTAGAGGTAGGAGAGGTAGACGTCGTAGTAATACAAGAACGCTAAAACGATATTGCTGGGATAGTTGGGATAATGCTTTACCTTTGAATAAAATTATGAACGAAACTGAACAAAATAAAATTTTCCTTGGCGCCTCTGACTTTGATGATCTAATCGTCGCAGAGATTTTGAAGCGTCGTGTTGATGCTGGACAGCGCACAATTCACCGTGAGACTAATGTTCTTTGTAATAGAGAGCATTGGGCTGAGTGGGCTGAAGAGCACTTCAAGAATGACCTTCATGTCCAAGGAAATTCTTCTAATGGTATTATCATTGAGCGTGATACAAATAACTATATCAAGTTTGATGTTAATAGCAACACTACATCTGTTCGTGCTTATGGTGATGTTGATTTTGCTGATGCGATCATTGCTATGGTTGAAGCAAAGTTTGATATTGTAACATCACATATTGAATGGATCTATTCTTCTGATGGTCAATCAGTTAATGTTCCATTGAATCGCGACCGACTTCCAGTTGCTGAGATGTACCCTTTCTTAAAAGGTGAATCTCTAGAATCATATTACGATCGTTATATGGAATCATCAGCTAACATCTTGTTGTTGATTGGACCTCCAGGTACTGGCAAAACTACATTCATTCGTGGCTTGCTTGCCCACACAAACTCTTCAGCAATTGTTTCATATGACTCAGGCATCCTCGACAAGGATGGTTTCTTTGCTCGCTTTATTGAGGGTGATGATAGTGTCATGGTTCTTGAAGACTCTGACGCATTCTTGAAATCTCGTAGCGATGGCAACACAATGATGCACCGATTCCTTAATGTGGGTGATGGTCTTGTGACTACCAAAGGTAAGAAGATGATCTTCTCTACCAACCTTCCATCTATCCGTGATATCGATTCAGCGTTGGTTCGTCCAGGTCGTTGTTTTGATATTGTTACATTTGATGAACTGAATTATGACGAAGCAGTCATCTTGGCTAAACGTCTTGGCGTTGGCGATGTTGAATCAGGTAAGAAGAAATATAGCATTGCTGAAATCTTTAACAAACAATCTAACAAACCAACTGAGCGAAAGGTAGGTTTCATTTGAAGGTAGCGATTATTACAGACCAGCACTTCGGTGCTAGGAATGATAGTGTTGCGTTCTTAGACTTCTTTCAAAAATTCTATGACAATACTTTCTTTCCTACTCTTGACGTATCTGGCATTGATACTGTTCTTATTCTTGGTGACACTTTTGATAGACGTAAATACGTCAACTTCTATGCCCTTGATAGAGCCAAAAAAATGTTCTTCGATAAATTGGAAGAGCGTGGCATTACTGTTTACATGTTGGCTGGGAATCATGATACTTATTTCAAGAACACTAATGAAGTAAACTCTCCTGACTTATTGTTGGCTGAATATAATAACATTGAAGTTATTGATGACCCAAAGACTATCAACGTGAATGGTTTTGAGGTTTGTATGTTGCCTTGGATTTGTCCAGAAAACTATACGCAAAGTATTGACGAGATAACGAACACAACAGCTACACTATGCATGGGGCATTTGGAAATTGCTGGGTTCTCAATGTACAGAGGAATGGAAAGTCATGAAGGATTTTCTGCAGAAACTTTCAGCAAATTTGATATGGTCTTTAGTGGTCATTATCATCATCGTAGTAACGACAGCAATATTTACTATTTGGGAAATCCGTACGAACTTACTTGGCAGGATTATAACGATCCCCGAGGATTCCACTTGTTCGACTTCTCTACAAGACAACTCGACTTCATTGAAAATCCTTATCGAATGTTCGAAAGACTCGAATACACCGATAAAGAAGTCGAACCAATCGACCTTGATCAGTTAGAATTAAAAGACAAATATGTTAAACTTATCGTAGTTGACAAGACTGACTATTATAAATTTGACAAATTCATTCAGAAGTTATATAATAAAGGTTGCCACGAAATTAAGATTGTTGAAGACCTTTCTGAATTTGAGTCTGGTGAAATCAATGAAGAGATTAACTTAGAAGACACAGTTTCTGTTCTTGCTAACTACATTGATTCAGTTGAAACTGATGTTGATAAAGAGAAAATTAAGTCTTATATGCGTGGTCTGTATACTGAGGCAGTAAATATTGAGGTCGTTTAATGGCTAAGAAATATTTAAAACATATTGTAACAAGAGACAATCAATTAGTTGATCAAGTTATGATTGACTATGTTGTTGATCATAATAGGCAAGAAAATATTTTATGTTTCGCCGATCATGTTTCTTGGCATATGTATGATATGATACAAAGTGGATTTTATTGTAATTGGCCAAACACCAATAACAATAGATATTTTATCAAAGCAAACTCTCTAATTCTTTCTAAAGGGTCTGAGGTATATCATAAATCTAATCGAAATTTAATCAATAATTATTTTGGTTATATCATTCTAAATGGAAATGATAATACTCATGTTTCTTTTGAGGTTGATGGTTCTTCGGAAAACATTTTGGCTGAAACAGGATTACTATTAATCTCCCCAGAGACCGATGAACAACACAGTATTAAATGGGATCTTGACTATGACTTGGTCATGGTGAAATTTAATATTACCCCTGTTCAAAATATAGTTCACCCAAATAATTGGATACCATTTTAATGCAGCAACTTGAGATTGAGTATTTCTTTCCACTGACGGAACAGATTCCGTTGGAATTGGATTATGAACCTAGTAGATTATATGCCAAAGAACTCAATCGTCAACGATGCATTGAGGGTAGTTCTGGACAGTTTCTAACAAATGGTGGAACTGGATATACTACTTGGTCAACTGTTTCAAACACTATCGCATTCAAACCAGAAGATGATAGTGTTGGTTACTGGGAACTTGGAACAGGGTTCTACTTTTACAACAAAAAGAAACCTAACTGGCTTCATCAAAAGATGGTTGCTTTGTTTATGGGTTTGAAATGGAAAGATAAATGATTGTATTCAAGAGCGTGTCCTGGAAGAACTTTTTATCTACAGGCAATTCTCCAAACAAAGTATTACTTGATAAATCACCAACAACTTTAATCATTGGTAAGAATGGTGAAGGTAAAAGCACAATCTTAGATGCATTGTGCTTTTCATTGTTTGGAAAACCATTTCGAAATATTAACAAGGGTCAACTGATTAACTCTATCAACGGCAAAAACTGTTTAGTTGAGATTGAGTTTTCTGTTGCTGGTAAAGAATATAAAATCATTCGTGGTATTAAACCCAATGTGTTTGAAATTTGGTGTGATGGTGAAATGCTTAATCAAGACGCAGCATCACGTGATTATCAAAAGGTTCTAGAACAACAGATCCTTCGTTTGAACTATAAGACATTTACTCAAGTTGTTATTTTGGGTTCTGCTTCTTTCGTTCCATTTATGCAGTTACCATCTAGTCAACGCAGAGATGTTATTGAGGATATTCTTGACATCCGTATCTTCTCTGCTATGAATTCATTATTGAAAGAAAAGGCGCAGGAGACTAAGGATGCCATCACACAAACTGAGAATGAAATTAAAAGCGCAAAGGATAAAGTTGAATCGCAACAAGCGATCATCAAGACTATTGCCGAAGCAAAGACTGAAAGCATCAACAACATACTATCAAAAATATCTGCTAACAATGATGAGATTCTACATGCAGAGGGCGAGATCCAATCTATCCTTTCGGAGATCAATACTCTTAAAGCAAGCATCGCTGACAAGGAAACTATATCTGAAGACATTGAAAAAGCAAAGTCCCTCAAGTCAAAGTTGCTCCAGAAGATCGAAACTTGCGAGCACCACTCAGAGTTTTTTAACGAACATGACGTATGTCCAAGTTGTAACCAAGATATCGCAGAAGAATACAAAGAGAGTATTGTCAAAGACCTTAATCAGAAAATGTTGGACAACAACTCAAAGGTTGATGAACTCCAAACCATACTCACTGGACTCAATGAAAAGTTATCTAAGATTAACAAAGTGGTTGAACAAATTACCGACAAGAACATTGAGTTATCTACAAGAAACAGTACGATCACCTTACTCAACAAACAAAACACAGAACTTGAAGCTGAGACCGAAAGGGTTAAGTCTGACACAACTAACATCGATGAAGAGAAGTCTAAACTAAAAGAACTTGCTCAGAGTGCGTTAGATAAAATTAGTCAGAAGAACCAACTTCAAGAACACCGAAACATTGAAGAAGTTGCTTCTGTATTGTTGAAGGACACTGGTATTAAGACTGCGATTATTCGTGAGTATTTACCAGCAATGAATAAGTTGATTAACAAATACCTCAATGCTATGGATGCCTACATCCACTTTGAACTTGATGAATCATTTAATGAGATTGTGAAGTCTCGTCATCGCGACGAGTTTACTTACGCAAGTTTCTCTGAGGGGGAGAAGATGCGTATTGACTTGGCTATTCTTTTTACTTGGCGTCAAATTGCTAAGATGAAGAACTCAGTTAACACTAACCTTCTAATCCTTGATGAGATCTTTGATTCTTCTCTTGATACTGCAGGTACGGATTACTTCTTGAACCTGATGAATCAAGTTGGTGAGAACACGAACATCTTTGTTATCAGCCATAAGGGTGATCAGCTGTTCGATAAATTCCGTTCAGTTATTAAGTTTGAGAAACGTAATGACTTCTCTATCCTCGTATAACCCTGTTGCAAGAAGGGTCAAAAATTTCGCTTGACTTTAAACGAAAGATGTAGTATACTAAATACATAAAAGGGTTGGTAGTCAATCCTTATAATTCTTAGGAGATAAGAATGAGAACTGGTATTTTTATTGGGCGATTCCAGCCCGCACATCAAGGTCATATCCACGCACTGGGTTTGGCTGCATCCCAAGTACAAAAACTGTACATCCTAGTTGGTTCTTCCAACGTCTGTCGTAGTATTAAAAACCCTTGGACGTTTGATGAACGTAAGCAAATGCTTCACCTGAAGCTGCATAATGCTCGGATAACCAACTACGAAATTATCCCACTAAACGATTACAAATATTCAGACACTCAATGGATGTCTGATGTTCGCGCCACAATTGAACACTTCAATATGGGTTCACCGATTCTATTTGGACACATGAAAGAAGGTAATGATTACCTCAAGTGGTTCCCAGAACTAGAGTTTAGAAGTATTGAAGCGCAATATAATATGAATGCCACACAAATTCGTCAACGCATGTTTGATTTAAAAGATCCTGATATGCCTGAGACTGTGCTCGGTGATTATCAATTTTATCAAAATGAAAAGAAATTATTTAAAGACTATCCCTTCCCAGAAACCCTCAACTTCAACTGCGCAGATGCAGTCCTTGAATGTCAGGGGCATGTCCTTCTCATTCAAAGAAAGTTCAGCCCAGGAAAAGATGCGTGGGCAGTTCCTGGAGGTTTTAAAAATCAGCGAGAAACATTTCTCGACTGCGCAATCCGAGAGTTAATCGAGGAAACAAATGTCCGTGTTCCTGAGAAGGTTCTACGTGGCTCGATTGTGAAGACTGAATTGTTCGATAATCCAAATCGTTCATTTGGTATTCCAAGAAACACCATGGCAGTGTATATGCGTATCAGCCCAAACCCTGACTACTCATTGCCACGTGCTAATGGTGCTGACGATGCTGCTATGTGCAAGTGGGTGCCACTTACTGAAGCACTTAACAGCATTGAAATGTATGATGACCATAAGGACATCATTTCAAAAGTAACAGGTGTTATGCCAATGCCTGCTTTCGCAAAACTTTAATCGATTAGGAGATAATCATGAAACTCGCAAAAAACATTCTGTTGAACACAGACAGCTACAAAGTTAGCATGTTCAAACAATATCCAGCTGGTACAACTGGTGTATATTCATATATTGAATCTCGTGGCGGACGCTATGATGAAACAGTATTCTTCGGTCTTCAAGCGTTCATCAAGGAGTATTTACTTGAACCAATTACCCAAGCCGATATCGATATCGCAGATGAAATTCTCACTGCACACGGAGAACCATTCAACCGTGCTGGTTGGGAGTATATCCTTACCAAACATAACGGATTCCTTCCAGTTGTTATTCGTGCTGTTCCTGAAGGCACAGTGGTGCCTGTTAAGAATGTTCTGGCGACAATTGAAAACACTGATCCAGAATGTTTCTGGTTGACAACTTATTTGGAAACTGCTTTGCTTCGTGCTGTATGGTATCCTACAACTGTAGCAACACAATCTAAATCTATCAAGAAAATTATTCTTGACTACTTGGAGAAAACTGGTGACCCTTCTACTATCGATTTTAAGTTACACGATTTTGGTGCTCGTGGTGTATCTAGCCTTGAGTCTGCTGGAGTTGGGGGTGCGTCCCACTTGGTTAACTTCATGGGCACTGATACTATTACTGGCTTGCTCTATGCTCGTGAGTATTATAACGCTGGTATCGCAGGCTTCTCAATCCCAGCCGCAGAGCACAGCACAATCACAAGCTGGGGGCGAGACAATGAAGTGAAGGCATATGAGAATATGCTGAAGCAATTCGGTCGTGAAGGTTCTATCTTGGCAGTTGTGAGTGATTCGTATGACATCTTCAATGCAGCAAGCAAACTCTGGGGTGAAGAACTCAAGGAGCAAGTTATCGTCTCTGGTGCGACTGTGGTTATCCGTCCCGACTCTGGTGATCCTGACACCGTATGCCGCAAACTCGTCCAAATCCTTGGAGAGAAATTCGGTTATACAACCAACGCCAAAGGATTCAAAGTACTGAACAATGTTCGTTTGATCCAAGGTGATGGTGTTAATGAACACACTATCCGCATGATTCTCGGTGGCTTCCAAGCCTATGGGTGGTCAGCTGATAACATTGCTTTCGGTATGGGCGGTGCTCTTCTTCAAATTGTTGATCGTGATACTCAGAAGTTCGCAATGAAGTGTTCTTCTGCTAAGATCAACGGAGTTTGGGTTGATGTTCAGAAAGATCCTGTTACTGATTCTGGCAAGAAGTCAAAGGCTGGTCGTGTAACCCTTTGGGAATCTGGTGGTGAGCATCGCTCTGCTGTTACTCAGCCCACTGGCTGGACTGACAAAGGTCTTGGTTGGACTGAGGTTCTGCAAGAAGTTTTCCGTGATGGCAAACTTATCAACGAAATTACTTTCGAAGAAGTTCGCAAGAACAGCAACAAGTAATTGAAAATACCCCTTGACTTTTATTAAGTCTTGGGGTATAATTTGTGTTCAATATTATGGAGTTTTGAGATGTCTTATTTTTTGCGTGCTGGTAATACTTTCCGTGTGGCTTCTGAAGAAGCAATGGATCTAAGCAAAACCTTGCCTGTTGGCAACTACACTGTTAAGTACAACCAGATGGCTGACCAGTTCTTTCTAGAAATGGTTGATGCTTTCCCACAGATCACTAAGTTGTATGGTGATACGACTCGTCATGCCGATCGAATTCTTCGCACGTTCATGGATCGCACCATTAGCACTGGTGTGATGCTGAATGGCGAAAAGGGTTCAGGTAAAACCCTATTGGCTAAGACCCTGTCTATCGAGGGCGCAAAGATGGGTATCCCAACTATCATTATCAACGCACCTTGGACTGGTGATGGTTTCAACAAGTTCATGCAGGATATCGAGCAACCTTGTATCATTCTCTTTGATGAGTTTGAGAAGGTTTACGATAACGATGACCAAGAAAAAGCATTGACTCTGCTTGATGGAGTTTTCCCTTCTCGTAAATTGTTTGTTATCACTTGTAACGACAAGTGGCGTGTCAACGAACATATGCGTAACCGTCCAGGTCGTATCTACTACATGCTTGACTTTAAAGGGTTGACGCCAGACTTCATCCGTGAATACTGCGAGGATGTTCTTTTGAATAAATCTCACATTGACAAGATCGTTGATCTTGCTGCGTTGTTTGAGCAATTTAACTTTGATATGCTGAAGGCATTGGTTGAGGAAATGAATCGTTACGATGAAACTCCGCAAGATGCTCTGAAGATGTTGAATGCTAAACCTGAATTCAACAATGGTGGTAAGTTTGAGACTCAGCTGATTGTTAATGGTGAGCCTGTAAAAGAACGCAATGTCCGCACTGAATGGAATGGTAACCCTCTTAATGGTTCCATTACTTTCGGTTGGTACTCAAAGACTGACTACAACTTTGGTGGTGGTGCCAATGATGAAGACTTTGTTGCTGTTACTTCAGCTGATGAAGATGATGAGTTCTACAATGAAATTACTTTCACCCCGAACAACATCGTTAAGGTTGACGCAAACGATGGTAAGTTTACTTACCAACAAGGCAACGTATTCTGTATCCTGACCCGTAAGAAGGAACAAGGCTACAACTACCTCGCATTCTAAACAATAACCCTACGGATAGTAGGGGATTGTAAGTTGTTGATTTTAAAGGGGATTTTTATCCCCTTTACTTTCATTCTAGTCTGGGGTATAATAGTTGTATAAATTGGTTGAAAAGGATATATTATGAAGATTACGAGAGACATGTGGGCTGACTTTAATGACTATGAATTAGCCAAACTCTGTTATACCTACGGTATGGAAGAAGAGTTGAAGTGGGGCGATGACCTTACTTTGTTGAATCGTGAATTCATTGAGACCCTTCTCACTGACTTTGAAATGGACCTTGCTGAATCGGAGGTAAAATAATGGACAATAAAACAAGTGACTTGTCGGCGCGACTGCTGGCTACTGAAAACCTTTCAGTCGTTCGTGCTCCAACACGCACTGCATCGTTTGATATTAAAAATCGTGTGTTGACTTTGCCTCTGTGGAAAGATATGACACCTGAGATCGAGGATATGCTTGTCGGTCACGAAGTTGGTCATGCCCTTTACACTGGCGATGATTATCTGAAACCGATCCAAGATAACCCTAAGATGATGGGCTACCTCAACGTCCTCGAAGATGTTCGCATTGAGAAGATGATGAAGCGTAAGTATCCAGGTCTGCGTAAGCGCATGAACGAAGGTTACAAACAACTGAACGATCGTGACTTCTTTGGTGTTAAACAAGTTCAGAATTTTGACGACTTGCTGTTGATCGACAAAATCAACCTTTACTTCAAAGCTGGCTTCACATGCGGTGTTACCTTTACACCTGACGAGAAACCATTCGTGAATCGTGCTGAGCGTACTGAGACGATCGAAGAAGTTATTGAGTTGGCTGATGAGATCTATGCCTATTCAAAAGAACAGCTGGAAAAGAAGAAGCAACAACAATTGTCTGCTGAACCTGAAGATGAATCTGATGATGACGCAGATGGCGAGTTTGACGATGACGATCTAGATATGGATGGTTTCGAGCAGATGGATGACATGGATGATCAGGATCTCAAACCTATGAAGTCCAAATCTCAACCTAAGCAAGACCCATCTGCTGCGAGTCCAGAAGAACTTGAGTCTAAGACTGAGCGTAACTTTGCCAAACAACTTGAAGATCTTGCTGATGAGAACACCAAGTATTTCTACTATGAGTTTGACAAAGAATATTATGAGTCACCTGTGATTGACTTCAAGCGAGTTTTGGCTGAGACAAAACCTTACTGGGTTTCTGACGCCATGACTGAAGAAGACAAACTGACAATTGTTCAATGTAACAACGACTACGAGAAGTTCAAGAATGAAACTATGCGTGCCGTGAATTACTTGGTCAAAGAGTTTGAGATGAAGAAGTCGGCTCAGATGTATAAGCGTGCTCAAATCTCGAAGTCTGGTTCTCTTGATATGAAGCGTATCTGGTCTTACAAACTTCAGGATGACTTGTTCAAGCGTGTCACTGTTTTGCCTCAGGGTAAAAACCATGGCATGGTATTCTTGCTTGATTGGTCGGGTTCTATGGATGGTGTTATGGAAGATACATTGAAGCAGGTTATCAACCTTACTATGTTCTGCCAACGCATTCAGATTCCTTTCCGTGTTCTTGCTTTTACTTCTCAGTATACTGATCGTCGCGATCGTATGAATGACTGGGATAAACAGCGTGAGTTCTATCGTCAAAAAGCAGTCAAACACGAAGGTAAGCGTATCCTGAGTAATGTTAATAATTTCCACTTGTTGGAATTGTTCTCTAGCAAGATGACCACTACCGAGTTCCATTCTATGGCTCGTCGTGTTATCAATCGTCGCTTCCAATGGAACGATGGTTATAGCATGGGTGGTACTCCGCTGAACGAAGCATTGGCTTGGGTATACTTGAATCTTGGTGACTACATCAAGAACAACAATATCGAGAAAACTACTTTGATCACTTTGACCGATGGCGAGGGTGGTTCACTGCAGTCTAACATGGGAGATCTTTCTGAGCAATCTTATGAGTACGATGAGAATCGTCAATATAAGAAGTTCAAACAGAAACACTTTATCCGTGATGAAGTGACTCAAAAGACTTATGAGTTGTCTCGCTATTCAGGTATCCAAACTAACACCATCTTGAGTATGATCAAAGATCGTTATGATATCATGGTTGTTGGTTTCTATATCTGCCGCAATGCTCGTCGCGATTTGGAAAGTGCTATCAATGCCAACTTACCTAAGTTTGCTGGTAATCACTCAAACCAAATTGATTCTTGGAGGAAAGAATTCCGTGATAATGGTTTTGCTTCCATCAAGAACACTGGTCGCGATGACTTGTTCCTGATCCCTCAAGATTCTACCAAGATTCAAGAGGGTGAATTGAGCGTCAACGCTGATGCGAATGCAAAGGTTATTGCTAAGAATTTCACTAAATTCCTCAATACCAAGAAGACTTCCCGAGTCCTACTCAATAGGTTCGTGGGGTATGTTGCGTAAGTTGTTGATTTTAAAGGGGATTTATTCCCCTACTTTTTGTAAGGGATTACAAAATATCGCTTTACTTTAATGCAAGGTTGGCGTATAATAGTTGTATAAATTGATTGAAAGTAGTTTTGTTATGGAGAAAATGATGGCTAAAATTGACAGTGCGTTTCAAGCTGAATTTGAAGGTAAACTCTTTGAGTTGTTCCCCGATGTTAAAACCGAGGGAGTCGTTCAAAATGCTCAGTTGCTAGAAACTATGCGTGCTCTTGGCACCAAAACATCACCCAAGTGGTTGATGACAACCAAAGTCGGTCGTGGCTTGTATGCGATCGATGGTCGAGGTAATGCCACTGTTGGTAATGCCGCATTGAAACCTAAAGTTGAGGAATCATTCCAAGTGGATTATACGGATGTTCAGTCGCTGATCCCAAAGAAGGATCCAAATTTCGTGCCTTTCGGCAACTACTCTGATCTTGAAAATATTATCAAGTCAAAGATTTTCTACCCAGCCTATATCAGTGGTCCAACTGGTAACGGTAAATCAACTATGGTCGAACAGATTTGTGCCAAACACAAACGTCCATTGATTCGTGTTAACTTGAACATGATGACTGATGAAGAACAACTCATCGGTACCAAAACCCTCGAAGACGGCAACGTCCAAATCGTTGAGGGTCCAGTTCTTATCGCTATGCGTACTGGTTGCACTTTGTTGCTTGACGAGATTGACGCTGGCTCAGCAAACACTTTGCTCTGCTTGCAACCAATCCTCGAGGGTAAACCTTATTACTTCAAACTCAAGAATGAGATGATTGTTCCCGCTGAAGGTTTCAATATCTTTGCCACTGCTAACACCAAGGGTAAGGGTAGTGACGATGGTCGCTATATCGGTACCAACGTATTGAACGAAGCATTCTTGGAACGATTTGCCGTAACCTTTGAACAGGACTATCCTTCTGCAAAGGTTGAAGGTAAGATTATTGAAAATCTTATGGACTCTTTCGGTTGCCCCGATAAAGAGTTCGCTGAAACATTGGTCAAGTGGGCTGATTCAATTCGTCGCACTTTCGCCGATGGTGGTGTGGATGAAACTATTACGACTCGTCGTATGATCCACATTGTTCGTGCTTACGCTATCTTCAAGAAGCGTGAGAAAGCAGTGGAACTTTGCTGCAATCGTTTTGACTCTGCAACTAAAGATGCGTTCTTGAAATTGTATGAGATGGTTGCTAACCCTGCGCCAGAGGTAGCACCTGCTCCCGAGCAAGTCGCTGCAACACCTTCTGACGAAGTTCCATTTTAAACTTGACTTGCAGCAATATTTGTTGTATAATTATATCTGAAACTTGAAAAAGGAATTTATTATGTTAAAATTTTCTGACTTGTCTATGGCTCAAAAGAAATGTGTTGTGGCTTTGATTGAAGCGCAACCCTCTCTTAAGAAAAATAGTAAGATCTCTTTGAAAGAAGTTGTTTCCATTACTCAGGATCTAGCTGCGAAACGCAGTAAGGGTGCTCCGAAAATCGGTTATCCTAACTGGTTATTCAAGTCTAATAAACTTGAGCGTGGTTTGTATCAGTTGCCTGTTCCTACTGAGAAAGAACTTTCTACCTATGTTCAAGACCTGAACAACAAACCTTCCACTGCGAAGATTGTTAAGAATAAAAAGGTAATCAAAGTGACTGCTAAGAAAGCATCTGCTGCGACTACCGATCTTTCCGAGACTACTCGTCTTGAAAAGATTATCAATGACTCTGTTGAAGTTGACCAAGATGTGGAAGACTTCAATCAGATTCTACGTGAGAACGGCATCGAAGTCTAATCACGTCTTTCGACCAAAGAGGTTACTGCCATCTCCTCTTTGGTTTTTTTCATATGATGGTTATACTATGGAGTTACTAATAAATGAGTAAACAGAATCTTCTTTTGAAGCACCTACAGGCTGGTAAGGCATTTACTGCTAAACAAATCTCAGCATCTTTCGGTTTGAAGAACCCACATGAAGCAGTTCGCTCTTTGCGTGAACAAGGCTATTGCATTTACAGCAATGAAACTAAATTGAGCACTGGTAAAGTTGCTACTAAATACCGCATCGGTAAACCAAGCAAGCGTATGCTCGCCCTCGCTTACAAAGTAGCAGGCAACGGCATTTTCGCACGTGGCTAATTGAGCACTTGAATCTGGATATTGGAAAGTATCCAGATTCATTTTTGTTATGGAGATTATATGTTTGAATTTATTGCGGTAATTGTTTTAGCAGTTATGATTGGTTTGATCTACAGAGCAATCCTATGTTTTAAAAACAAAGCTGAATCGGCGGAGGATTAATGGCAACTCCAGAAGAAGTTAAAGCGTCACAAATCGCCACAACAGGTGGGCGAAAGTTTGATGGTGGTAAGCCACAGTATGGTTTGCTACCGCCACTAGCATTGAGAGCGACAGCAGAGATTCTGACTTTCGGTGCTGAAAAATATGAACCAGATAATTGGAAATTTGTTCCTGACTCGAAGCGTAGATATTTTGATGCGATGCAGCGTCATCTTTGGGCATGGAAAGAGGGTGAGCAGAATGACCCTGAGACTGGTAAGAATCACTTGGCTCACGCCATGTGTTGTTTGATGTTCTTGTATGAACATGATGTAAAATATTCTAAGGATGTATAATGTTTTTGTTCGGTATTAATCCTATTACTCATTCAAATCTAAAAGTGGAATTGGAAGATTTGAAGAAAGAAAATGAACGACTGAAGTTTGCCAATGACGCATATCAGAAGCGTCTTGTTGGTGAAATGGAAACTGCTTCATTTGCTGTTGACTGGGACGCAATGAAAGTGTTTTCAATTGAGCGTGTTTGGGATAATGGTATTCCAAAAACAATTCTTGGTTATATGTTATCTGAGCCAGCAGTTCACACTGAAGGTGAGAATGGTGAACAGCGTGTAACCTATAAAGACATTGTTCGTGAATGGACTTTGTATTGCTCTGCTGCTAAGCATGAAGAACTTGTAAAAGAATTCGTTGCTTGGAAAGGTAAGAAGAAATGATTAGAGGAATTCTAGCATTCCTTGCTGTATGGGCAATCGTATTTGTTGGAATCAGTTTCTTCTGGCATTCACCAATGTCACTGAAGCTGAACATGATCAAGGTTGGTCTGTATAGTTTGGTGACAGCAATCATTGCTTTTGCTATCGTTATTGGTATCGTTGTTTTATTCTAAGGAAATATTATGAAATCGTTTTTGAAAATTGGTATGATCGTTGGTCTGTTGGCTCTCGCTACTGGCTGTACTCGAATTGAAACTGGTGAAGTTGGCTTGCGAGTCGGCTTTGACAAACAGGTTAAGAATGAGGAACTGTTGCCAGGTTCATTTAACCAAACCCTCGTTGGTTCGGTTATGACTTTCCCTGTTAAAGAAGTTGCGGTGAAGATCGATGACTTGACCCCTCAAGCCAAAGATAATAGCACAATGAAAGACTTTGACGCTATCCTTATTTACAACATCAACCAATCGCAAGTTGCTGAGTTGTATAATACAAAGAACAAATCGTTCCACGCTAATCACAATGGCGATACTTACCTGATGTATAACTACATCTTCAATGCTACTCGTAATGCTATTTACAAAGCTGCTCGTCAATACGAAGCATTGGATATGGGCGACAATCGTCAAGCGATTGAGCAGTTCGTAAAAGAAACTGTGACAAAAACTTTGGCTGATGAGAAGCTGGATGGAACTATCACTATTACTCAAGTCTTGGTTCGTAATATTGTTCCTGCTGATTCTATCGTTGCTTCTGCCAACGAATTGGTTAAAGCGAAGAACGAACTGAAGACTGAAGAGATTAAGGTTGCTACTGCTAAGAAGCGTAATGAATCTATGCAAGCCAACCCTACTATGATTCCTTTGATGAAAGCTGAATCTGAAGCTGAGTATCTCCGTGAAATGCCAAAGGCTATCTCAAACTTCAAGGGACAAACTCTGATCATTGGCCAAGGTGCTCAGCCAGTTGTTTCTGTAAACCAAGGTAAGTAACATGGAAGACATCCTCGCAATCGTAGTAATTCTACTTTTGGTGGGTGCCTTCTGGTTCACCCTTTCCAAAATAATTACATGGCGACAAAAGAAAGACGAAGAAGAAATGGCTGAGAGAAAACTTCAACTTGAAGCCACTCGTAAATGGCGTGAAGAGATGCACCAAAAAATGAAAGCGCCAGTAGTAAAACCTGCTACTTCAACTGCATCTAAACCTGCGAAAACTACTGTAACAAATGCCCCTTCCTATTCAACATCACCAGCTCAAAGTACTGATGATGGTTTTGTGAATGGTATGTTAACAGGTATGTTGATTGATAATGTTATCAATTCAATCTCACACAAATCCGAACCAAGCGTTTCTGTTTCTAAATCAGAATCTTCTTGGGGGTTTGATGACCCAGATAGTCGCAAGTCTATCTCTAGTTCTATGGATAGTTCTAGTTCTTGGAGTTCTTCTTCAAGCGATTCTTATAGTTCTAGTTCGTCAGACTCTGGACCAAGTAGTGATTGGTAAAAATAAATTTGCTTTGTGTCCCGTTTTGGGGTATAATGTTTTATACATATTATTATGTTAATTGAAAAAGGAAATCTAAATGAAACTAAGTAAAGAAACCATCGGTCTAATCAAAAACTTTGCTGGGATTAACAGCAATCTTTTGCTGAAGTCTGGTAACAAACTTGCCACTATCTCTGCTCAAAAGAATGTAATGGCTGACGCAACTGTTACTGAAACCTTCCCTGACTTCGGTATCTATGACCTCAATGAGTTCTTGGGCGCAATGTCAATCTTCGAAGATCCAGAGTTGGACTTCAGCGAGAAATTTGTTACTATCAAACAAGGCGATCGTAGCATTAAATACTTTGCCGCAGAAGCAAGTGTATTGACTGCTCCACAAAAAGCAATTACATTCCCTGAAGCAGAAATCGAATTCAAACTTACAGCAAGCATGCTTGATATGATTCGTAAGACTGCTGGTGTTCTTCGTGCTTCTGACTTGACTATCGTTGGTGATGGTTCTAAGGTTGTCGCAGTTGTTGGTGATAAAAAGAATGCTACTGGTAATACTTTCCAAGAGCCAGTTGGTGAGACTGACAAGAAGTTTACTGTTCATCTAAAGGTTGAAAACTTGAAGATGATTCCAGGTGACTATACTGTGAGTGTTTCTTCTAAGAAAATCTCTCGCTTCCAAGGCAATGGTGACTTGGTTTATTACGTAGCAGTTGAAGCAGATTCTTCTTTCGACTTCTAATGTCAAAAGAAGTAAAGGATCTAATTCATATCTTGGAGGCAATTGATGCCTTCAAGAAAGAATACAATTATAATCCTTTTGATAATTATGCTTGGCGTGAAGTCTTAACATTCCATTACCTTAAAACTCATTATCCAACAATCTATAAGTTGGCTGGTAGATATGGGGCTGATGGTGCTTGTGAAGAACTAAACTTAACATACATTGAGCAGAAGTCAACCAAAGCAAAGAAAAGAAAGAAGACTCTTGACTATAATATCAGAGGTAGCAAATACCAGATTGATATGTCAAAGTCTTTAGAAAAGACATTCAAAGCAGATGCCTTTATCTTTTCTTTGTTTGATAGCGATGACAGCACATATCCTGTTCATGTTGTATTTGTTCATGACCCAGTTAATGTTCAAAAGGTTAAAGATCTGATTCTAGAAAAACAGAAATCATTTGACGCAAGAGTTGAAGATAAAAAGACTCATGCTCATATTGATTTAAATTATGATGAGTTGAGACCACTTGGTCAAATCTTTGATAATCAAATGTCAAAGACAAATATTATGGAGTTTATTTTATGATTGAATCACGTGATGACCAGTTTCTGTGGGTAGAGAAATATCGACCACAGAAGATTGACGATTGTGTTCTTCCAGAATCTTTGAAGCAAACCTTCAAACAATATATCGGGCAAGGCGAGTTGCCCCATTTCTTGCTTTCTGGAACAGCAGGTGTAGGTAAAACTACCGTAGCCAAAGCACTATGTAATGAGATTGGTGCTGAATATATTATGATCAACGGCTCAGAGGAATCAGGTATCGATACCCTCCGAGTTAAGATTAAGGGGTTTGCCTCAACAGTATCCCTGACTGATTCTCCAAAGATCGTTATTATTGATGAGGCTGATTATCTTCAAGCCAATTCAACCCAACCAGCCCTTCGTAGTTTCATTGAAGAGTTTTCTTCTAACTGTCGTTTTATCTTTACTTGTAACTTTAAGAATCGTATCCTAGAAGCGATTCATTCTCGTTGCGCATGTATTGACTTTAAGATTGATGCTAAAGATAAGCAGGTTCTTCTTGGTAACTTCTTCAAACGAGCAAGCGCAATCCTCAAGCAAGAGGGTGTAGAGTTTGATCAGAAAGTTGTTGCTGAATTAATCACTAAACATTTCCCAGATTACCGTAGGGTTCTAAATGAACTTCAACGATATTCTGTTTCAGGTAAGATTGATTCAGGCATCCTTGTTAATATGTCTCAGGAATCTTTCAAAGATCTAATCAATCTTATGAAAGAAAAAGACTTTACCAATGTTCGTAAGTGGGTTGGTAAAAATTCTGATTCAGATACAGTTGCTCTGTTCCGCCAACTTTATGACACAGCCACTACTAATATGGCTCCAGAGAGTATTCCTTCTTTGGTATTAGTCCTTGCTGATTATCAATACAAAGCAGCATTCGTTGCTGATCATGAACTAAATATTATGGCTGCGTTGACCGAGATTATGGCCAACTGCAAATTTAAGTGAGGATAACATGGAAGATAATTTTATCTTACTAGCAGTCATTGTTTGTGTAGCGTTTGCCTTTGGCACTGTCTATGGATGGGGCTTGCGTGAGCGCCATGCTAAACGAGTAGCAGATTCTCTATTGAAAGAACTTGAATCTGATATAGATAATAGGATGACTGAACATAAGAAGTCGTTGATCCCTATTAAGATTGAAAGACACAGTGGAGTCTTTTATGTTTTTAATAATGATACTGATGACTTTATGGGACAGGGAGCAACTAAGGAAGAATTGGAAGAGGTTCTTGCTAGCAGATTCCCTGGAAAACGATTTATGGCAATGCCTGAGAATTTAAAGGAAATGGGTTTTTAATATGCAAGACTTTTATGAAAGTGAAACACGAACAGCGTCTATTGAATCTTTAATCACTAAAGATTTTTCCGTTGCTTTTTATGATGATGAAACTGGAAATACTCAATACGAGACTTTCCACACAATTGAAAAGGCACAAGATGCCGCATCGCGATGGATTGTAAAAGAATATGTCCCCCTTTGATTTTTTAAATGCAATAAACAGTACCAAAGAAAATTTATTTGAGAGTGATCCGCAAGCAGGTAAGGATTATAAACCTTTCCTAATAAATAGAGGGTTATCGTATTTCCCCGATACCGTATTCTATGCCAACCAGATGAACCAACATCCAGGTTTGGATAAGGATATGCAGTTTTTCTTTTTCCTAAATATTATTTCAAGGAAGAAGAGGTTTAGTAAGTGGTCTAAGAAAGACTCTGAATCTGAATCTCTAGAACTTGTTAAAGAGTATTATGGGTATTCAAGTGAGAAAGCGACAGAAGCGTTAAAAGTTTTGTCCGATGAGAACTTGATTATGATAAAAGAAAAACTATATAAAGGTGGAAAATCATGACTGTTGAAATGATTTATTACGACTGGACGCCAGAGTCCATGCTTGAGGTGGTGTTACCTGAACCTGATAATTTCTTAAAGGTTCGTGAGACTCTTACCCGCATCGGGATCGCTTCCAGAAAAGAAAACAAATTGTATCAATCCTGCCATATCTTACATAAGCAGGGTAGATATTTCATCGTTCACTTCAAAGAACTCTTTGCTTTGGACGGTAAAGAATCGAATATCACTGGTGGTGATATCGAGCGCAGAAATGCTATTGCTGGTTTGCTACAAGATTGGGATCTGTTAAAGATACTAAATAGTACGCAAGCTGATCAAAAAGCATCGCTGTCGCAAATCAAGGTCGTATCTTTTAAAGAGAAAGACCAGTGGGAATTAGTACCGAAATATAACATAGGAAAAAAATCAAAATGATTAAACTTGAACTTGAAATTAATGAAGTAAACGCTATTCTTCGTGTATTGGGTAAGCACCCATTTGATGAAGTTGTTGCATTGATCCAGAAGATCAAACAACAAGGCGACCCACAAGTTGCTGCTGAAGCACCAGCTGAACCTGCAGCACCAGCTGCTTAAAGAATTCACCTTAGGACCGCTAAGTTACGAATCGTTTAAAGCTGACAGTACGTTAAGCTGTCGCTGGAGTCAGTAACCAGCAACAACTGATACGCCTTCGGGGTATCAAATTTTATTACACTCGCTTAATAGGAGAAATCACTATGACAAAATCATTCATTCCAGCATTTTTTAGCCAAGATGTTTTCAAGGACTTCGATAAAGTATTCGTAGGCTTTGATGACCAATTCAAACGCATGCAGCAATTGCATGACGACTTGACTAAAGATATCCCTAACTACCCTCCATTTAATGTTCGTAAGAACGGAAACACTTACACGATCGAAATCGCTGTAGCTGGCTTCGCTCAAAACGAAATCGACATCACTATCGATGGTGGTAAGTTGATCGTTAAGGGTAACGCTGAATCCAAAGAACCAGAAGAAAACTTCTTATTCAAAGGTATCTCTAATCGTGCGTTCACTCGTGCGTGGGCTATCGGTGATCAGTATGAAGTTAAGGATGCTGAACTTTTCAATGGTGTTCTAAAGATCGCTCTTGATCAATTGGTGCCAGAAGAAAAGAAAGCAAAGAAAGTTCCAGTTAAGACTGGTAAAGGTAAACAGTATCTAACTGAAGAAGACCTATGAAATTTCTATCCGCACTTAAATCCTTAATTGGTAATGTATTGCGTGATAGAACTACAACACTAGAGGAATTCATTTTAGCCCACAACCCACAAACTCCGCTTCATGTGGAGCAATTGGAGCGTGAGTATTATGCGTACCTTCGAAGAGGGAGCATGGTATGAACCAATGGATTCCAATGACAGATGACGATTGGGATTGGGTGAACGGAAAGGTTCCACCAAACCCACATAATAAAACAAAGTGAGAAATTATGTCTGTAACATTACAAAATCTTGAGAGTGCATTGGCTGGCGAATCAATGGCTCATATCAAATATCGATATTTCGCTATGATCGCTCGTGAAGAAGGTTTCGAAGATGTTGCAAAACATTTCGAACATACTGCTGATCAAGAGATCAAACATGCGTGGGGTCATCTTGAGTTGCTAATCGGTAAGCCATCCACTAAGGAATGCCTACAGAAAGCAATTGAAGGTGAGACTTATGAGTTTACTACAATGTATCCAAAGTTTAAAACTGATGCAGAGTTGGAACAGAATCCTTTGGCTCGTTCAGAATTTGCTGATCAGATTGCTGAATCTAAAGAACACGCTGAACAATTTGCTCAAGTTTTGGCTAAAGCAGAAAAGCGTTTTGCTGCTCTCGCTAAAGTAGAGAAGCGTCATGCTCAAGCATATCAACAAACATTGGAGAACTTATAATGGATTACGTATGCGTTGTTTGTGGCCACGTCCACGATGAAGTCACTGAAGGTAAATGGGAAGAACTTCCAGATACCTTTGAATGCCCAGAGTGTGGTGTTGGTAAAGAAGATTATGTAGAGATGTAATACAAGTATGGGGGAACTTCGTGTTCCCCTAAATACTTGTATGAAAGCAAAACTATCACCAAATCTAATTTCATTCTTCCTAGTTCGTAGGGGGAATTGGACACTGAAGGTTTCTGTTTATAAAAACAAACAGATTTTAGTTTTGATGAACCACGTATATGATATGGATAAATTTGTTATGCAGGTTTTCCAAAGTCAAGATGAGGCAGCAAATTTTATTGAAAATATGATAGAGGATTAAAATGATTAAAGTGTTTAAACTAATTAATGGTGAAGAACTTATTGCTAAAACAGCAGTGACTGCCCTTGGATATACATTGGAAGATCCAGCCGCAATTGTTATTCAACAAACTGAGAAAGGTGTTGGTGTTGGACTTGCTCCGTATATGCCATATGCCGAAAGTACCATTGTTCTATACGCATCGGCTATCGCATCCGAGGCAACCCCTAATACGAACATGGCTAATGAGTACAACCGTATCTTCGGTTCGGGTATCGAGGTCGTTTCCGCTAGTGCCCTGAGTGGGCTAAAAATGGCGTCCTAAGAACTGCCAAAACGATCGTAGAGACGTTTTACGGCTATCCCTGAGGGTTTACCCACCCTCGCCCTCCAAACGTCCCTACAGCCCTCTCTCGGGGTTTAAAACCTAATAAAAAAGGTTTAAAAATCAAGAACTTACGAATAACCCTACAATCTGTAGGGTTTTCAACATTTCGCTTTACTTTAATTGCATCTTGATGTATAATATATGTATGAAAGTTGAAAAGGATCCAAAATGATTGTAAAGATTCGTGATGTTATTCGTTCTTATGACTTCAAACCTATGATCGGTCGTGAGGATTGTTTTGTTGAAGGTGTCGTTGAACGCATTACAACTGAACCTGGATATGAAGCATACAAGATTACCGTGACTAAAGATTCATGGATTGATGAGAAAGATCCAAGCGACAAAGGTCGTATCGGTAAAATTGTTTATGTGCCTGTGAAAGTCTCTTACAATGACTATCCAGGTCGTGTTATGAACTTGTCTCGTATTTAATTGAAAGGATATATCATGTATAAATCTAAAGCTGAGTTGCGTGCTGAAACTGAAAAAGCATTGAAGAAGTTTTTGAAACAAGGTGGCTCAATCGAAGTTGTTAAGGCTCGTAAAGCACCAAAGATGTTGATGCGTTCTAAGACTACTCGTGTCGCTTCCACTGGCACTTCTGGTTTCGCTGTTGGATTCCCTAGAAAGTCATTCGTCTAATGCGGGTCTTCCAAGAGACAACTGTTTGGGATGGTAAGGTAGCCAACCATATCTATTATACCAATGACAGTAAGAGTAAAATCTATGCCTTCTATAACACAACCACCAAAGAGGTTAAGCGATTCAAGCAACCGATTCGTTGGGACATGCGTTACAGAACTTTTAAAGAATTGAAACACAAATGAACATTAATGAATTTTTGAACTCTCTTGCTGCTAACGCATCCCGCAACTTTAAGATTGAACAACTGGAAGCCAACAAGGATAATCAAACCCTCCGTGAAGTTATCCGTCTTGCGCTAGATCCTTTTACTCAATTCTATCAACGAAAGATCCCAGAGTATGAATTTGCTGGCGAGGATTCAGAACACCAAACAACTCTAGAAATGGCGATCGATAACCTTTACTACTTGTCAAGTCGTGAAGTAACTGGCAATGCTGCTATTGCGCATCTCCGTGCTATTCTATCTGGTCTATCACCAGATGACGCAAAGGTTATTGAACGAATTATTCAGAAGGATTTAAAATGTGGGGTTCAAGTATCAACCGCAAACGCAGTGTGGAGTGGCTTGGTGAGCGAATATCCGTGCATGCTGTGCAGTCAGTTCGACCAAAAGTTGGTGGACAAAATAAAGTATCCAGCATACGCCCAACTAAAGATGGACGGGATGCGCTTCAACGCCATCGTCAGAAATGGTAAATGTGAATTCAGGAGCAGAAATGGCAAAGAAATATTACTACTTGGCAATCTGGAGCAAGAATTTATTTCTCTTGCTGGTGATATTGATTGTGTTTTCGATGGCGAACTACTGGTGATGGATGATATGGATTACCAATTCATGGATCGTCAATCAGGAAATGGTATTCTAAACAAAGCAAACAAGGGCACTATCTCAGCCAAAGAAGCTGCCATGGTTCACGCCACTGTGTGGGATGTTATCCCTTATGTATTATTTGAGACAGGTTATTGTGCAACTCCATACTCAACTCGCTTCTCTAGTTTAAAGATGCTTATTGATAAGCAACCACCACAAGGTAAAAAGATTTGGATTGTTACTAGCGATATCGTTGAGAATCTAGAACAAACAACTAAACTATTTGAAGGATACCTCGCCCAAGGATTAGAAGGTATTATCCTCAAAGATGGTTCTGGTGTTTGGGAAAACAAGCGTAGCAAAACCCAAATCAAATTCAAAGGCGAACTCGAATGCGATCTTAAGATTGTTGCGATTGAAGAAGGTACTGGTAAGTATGCAGGAATGCTCGGTGCTATTGTTTGCGAATCATCAGATGGTGTAGTTAAGGTTAATGTAGGCTCTGGCTTTACTGATGCGCATCGCAAGACTTATGGTCAAGAAATACTTGACAAAATTGTCGCAGTCAAGTATAATAGTCGTATAAAGAATAAACTTGGTGAGGAAAGTCTATTCCTTCCAGTGTTTGTTGAGATTCGTGATGACAAAGATGAGGCTGATGCCAGTAAGGATATTAAATGAGCGTACTCGCTGCGATTATTAAACCGAAGATGTTTTTCGATCCAAAAAGTAAGCAACATATTAACATGTATAAAAACTTTCTCAAGACGCATGCTTGGGGAAATAATGGATGTCCATTTATTCTTGAGTTCCCATATCTAACTATTCCAGATATGATCAAGGATAAAATGATTCATAAGTTGTTAGGTATTAAGAAAGAAGATTTTAGGAGTTGGGTATGAAGGTTGTGATTAATCGTTGCTTTGGTGGGTTCTCTTTATCAAAAGAGGGTATTGTTCGCTATTGTGAATTGGCTGGCTTACCATGTTTTATCGAAGAAGACACTAAGTTTAAATCTCTTGGTTTGTTTACTTGTTGGTTGCTACCAGAAGGCGAACGAGTAGAATTAAAAGAGGGTAAAACATTCTATGAGATGAGCATGGAAGATCGTAGAGCATATAACGCTGCATATTCAGAACAGACTATTTCGTGTCGTGATATTGAAAGAAATGATCCACATCTAGTTCAGTTGGTTGAAGAGAACAGTGAATTATATTCTGGTCGTTGTGCTGAGTTGGCAATTGTAGAAATTCCAGATGGAGTTAACTACGAAATTGAAGAGTATGATGGTCGTGAACATGTAGCAGAAACTCATAGGACTTGGTATTAATATGACTGATGAAGAATTTCAAAACTATTTTCCCGCTGTATATCCATTGATGTTCACTGAGCACTATGGTGGTATTGCCTGCGGTAAAGGGTGGTTCAATATCCTAAGAATCCTATGCCAGAATATTCAAACGCATATCGACTGGAGGAATAGTCAGCGCAATAGAGAGATTGAGAAGTTCAATGCTCGTGAACAAGGTTATGATGCTCTACTTGCGTTCCTTTCAGGTAAACGAGAACCAAGTGATTGGGATATTGAGAATGCTGAAGAAATTATGAAGGATGGTGTTGTCATCCCACCAGAAGTCCCACAGGTTATTATTGCTCAAGTTAAAGAGAAGTTTGGAACATTGCGGTTTTACTATGATGGTGGTGATGATTATATCTCTGGTCTAGTTGCTATGGCAGAAGGTATGACTGCTGTTACTTGTGAAGAATGTGGCGATATCGGTGAAGGACGCCATGGTGGATGGGTTAGAACCCTTTGTGATGAACATGAAGCAGAATATCAAGCAAGGAGAAATAAAAATGACTGATAAAGTATGGGTAATGGTTGAGGCGATTGGTCAGTATCGTATGCGCTATATGGTTGAGTGTCCTAAAGAACATCCTGAATATGCGCTTGATGATGTGACTATGCAACGACCAAAAGAGTTTTCGCAGAAGTGGCTTGGTGAAACAATTTTAAGTCATCGTGTTGTATCTCAAATGGAAGCATTGGATATCTGCGATGAAGATAATGATTACACTCAAGAGTGGACTGACCAACAAAAGATTAATGCCTTCTTTACCAAAGAAGGCGAAGAGAGAGATTACTAATGTTTATTTTTGACGTAGAGACTTTGGGTGTTGAATCAACTGCTGTCATTTTGTCAGCTGCATTAATTCATTTTGACCCAGCTGATAAACCAACCTATCAAGATCTACTTGATAATGCTTGCTTTGTTAAATTAAATGCCAAAGACCAAGCGAAGCGTCTTGGTCGAACAGCAGACATATCCACTCTTGAGTGGTGGGCGAATCAACACGATTACCTTAAACAAGTATCGTTTGAGCCAAACTCAACTGATATGTTTGCTGAAGATGCAATCAAAGAGTTACATAACTATATGAACAAGTATGTAAACGCAAATGGTCAGACTATGTGGGCACGAGGTTCCCTTGATCAAATGGTAATTGATTCTCTCGCTAAAAAACTTGACATGCAACCCATTACTGGGTATAATATGTGGAGGGACGTGAGAACTGCCGTTGACTTGCTCAGTGGTGGCACTAATGGCTACTGTGAAGTTGATCACCCTAAATTTGACCGAGCACAAGTTATTAAACACCACCCTGTTCATGATTGTGCTCTTGATGCTATGATGTTAATGTACGGAAAGTCTTAATGGAATTTTATACCTCAGTACATCCTATTGGTGATAAGATATTCATCAGAGGTGTTGAGAATGGTAAACGCTATCAACGCAAACTAGATTTTAGTCCCACTCTCTATGTAACTTCTCAGAAACCCTCCAAGTGGAAGACACTGGAGGGAACATTCGTTGATGAAGTCCAACCTGGATCTATCAGGGAGACTCGTGACTTCATCAAACGATATGATGGTGTAACTGGCTTCTCAGTCTATGGGAATTCCAATTACGCCTATCAGTACATCAGCGATAACTATTCCCATGATATCAATTGGGATATGGATCAGATTAAAGTATTCACTGTTGACATTGAGACTTCAACTGAGAATGGTTTCCCTGATATTAAAACTGCCAATGAAGAGGTTCTTCTCATCACAGTTAAAGATCTTCACACAAAACGAATCATTACCTTTGGTAGTAAGTCATTCGTTCATGGTCGTGAAGATGTAATCTATGTTGGTTGTAAAAACGAACAAGAACTTCTATCTCAATTCCTAGAATTTTGGACTAAGAGTTATCCTGACGTAGTCACTGGTTGGAATACAGACTTCTTCGATATGCCATATCTCATCCGACGCATCGAGCGTGAGATGGGCGATGGAACATCTAATAAGATGAGCCCATGGGGTTATGTCAATGAGCGTAAAACCTTTATCAAAGGTAATGAAGAGATTCACTACGACATCGTTGGTATTGCTCAGCTAGATTATCTTGAACTGTATAAGAAATATACATATTCTAAACAGGAAAGTTATCGTTTGGATTATATCGCTGAACAAGAACTTGGCGATAAGAAGAAAGAGAATCCAGGTGAGTCATTCAAAGATTTCTATACCAACCACTGGCAACAATTCGTTGAGTATAACATTCATGACGTAGAGTTGGTTGACAAACTTGAAGACAAAATGCGTTTGATTGAACTGCATTTGACCATGGCTTATAATGCTAAGATTAATTTCGAAGATGTTTATTCGCAGGTTCGTATGTGGGACACAATCATCTATAACCATCTGCGTAAGAAGGGTATTGTTATTCCAGCAAAGAGCCACTCAGGTAAAGATGCTCAGTTCGAAGGTGCGTATGTTAAAGACCCTCTGATTGGTATGCACAAATGGATGGCTTCCTTTGACTTGAACTCATTGTATCCTCACTTGATCATGCAGTATAATATCTCGCCTGAGACTTTGACTTCTGAAAAGATTAGTGTTACTGTTGACAAGTTGTTGAATCAAGAGATTGATACTTCATATGTCAAGCAACGAGATCTTGCTCTGACTGCCAATGGCTGGACTTACACAAAAGAGTTCAAAGGGTTTATGCCCGAGTTGATGGAAGAGATGTACAAGAATCGTTCTAAGTTTAAGAAACAGATGCTTGGTGTTCAACAGGAATATGAAAAAGATAAAACCAAGAAACATCTATTGAAAGATATTTCTCGTTTGAATAACCTACAGATGGCTATGAAGATTGCGTTGAACTCTGCTTATGGTGCGATGGGTAACCAGTACTTCCGTTACTTCGATATCCGTATGGCTGAGGGTATTACTACTTCTGGTCAACTGTCTATTCGTTGGATGGCTAACAAGTTAAACGCATTCATGAACAAAACTCTTAAGACTGAGGGTAAAGATTATGTAGTTGCGATTGATACTGACTCAATCTATCTTACACTTGAGACTCTCGTTGAGAAAACCTGCGAAGGTAAAACTGACGAGCAGAAGATTAAGTTTATGGATAAGGTTTGTGAAGATGTCTTCCAACCTTTCATTGACTCAGGTTATCAAGAACTCGCTGACTACATGAACGCATATAGTCAGAAGATGCAGATGAAGCGAGAGGTTCTGGCTGATAAAGGTATCTGGACTGCCAAGAAGCGTTATGTTCTGAATGTGCATAACTCTGAAGGTGTTCAATACGCAAAACCCAAGATTAAGGTTATGGGTCTTGAGATGGTCAAGTCATCTACGCCAGCAGTCATCCGTGATAAGTTACGTGACTCTATTGAAGTTATTCTTAAGGGTGATCAGAAAGTCCTACATAATTATGTTATGGATTTCCGTAAAGAGTTTGACAAACTTCCAGTTCAAGATATCGCATTCCCACGTGGTGTAAATGGTATGAAGCAGTATGCTGGTTCACCAATCTATGCAAAGGGTACTCCGATTCATGTTCGTGGTGCGTTATTGTTTAATCATTACACAAAGCGTATGGGTCTTGATAAGAAGTATCAGCCTATCCGTGATGGTGATAAGATTAAGTTTGTCTATGTTCGTAAACCTAATCCTTTCCAAGAGGATGTGATTGCGTTCACAACAGAACTTCCAAAAGAATTTGACTTGCATAAGTTTATAGATTATGATAAACAATTCGAGAAGGTATTCTTAGATGCCTTGCAAATTGTTATTGAGCCACTTGGTTGGAATACATCAGAACAAAGTTCATTAGAGGATTTCTTTGGCTAACATTCGTATTATTAAAACTGGAATCAATGTCAGTAAGATATTGAAACAGTTAAAAGACCATCCTGAAGATTGGGGTGGTCAAACCAAGATTGAGGGAGTTGAAACATTATTAGATTATGGTTTCCCTCAAGTTGATGCAGGTGTCCTTCAGTTGGTTATGGGTGGTGTTGAATCACTCGACCAATATGTTGGCGATACTGAGATTTGTATCCCAACACCAGCAGCAAAACATCACACAGAGATTATTGGTTTCCTAAAAAGAAACTTCAAGAAGTTTAGTCGTTGTGGTTTCCTTTCATTGCCAGTCGGTGGCGAGGTTGGAAAACATATCGACATTGGAACTTATTATCAAACAAGAGATCGCTACCATCTATCCATTCAAGGAAGATACATATATACGGTAGGTGATGAATCAGTTACAGTTGAACCTGGAACCTTGCTTTGGTTTAATAATAAATTACCACATGGCACTAAAAATATCGGAGACTGTGTTAGAGTTACATTTGTCTTTGATGTGCCGCATTCAAAGAACAACCCATAAGGAGAATATATGAAAGTACTTAAATTTTACGCAGAGTGGTGTGGACCATGCAAAGCATTGACTACAATTATCAAGGGAGCAAAAGATAAAATTAATGTTCCAATTGAAGAACTTGATATTGATAATGAGATGATGACTTCGATTGAATATGGCGTTCGTTCTGTTCCAACTATGATTCTAATTGATGAAAATGGCGCAGAGATTAAACGCAAAGTTGGTATGATGAATGAAGAACAATTGTTAGACTTTCTAAAGGTATAATATGGGAATCCTAGACAAAATCAAAAAGAACTCAACTATCAAAGACTCTGCGATTCTTTCTGAATCAAAGTTCTTTAAGAAGAAGGATATGATTCCTACTTCTGTTCCTATTATCAATGTAGCCTTATCAGGTCGCCTTGATGGTGGATTAACTCCAGGTCTAACTATGTGGGCTGGTCCATCGAAACATTTTAAAACTGCCTTCAGTTTATTGATGGCAAAATCTTACTTGGACAAATATCCAGATGCTGCTTTACTATTTTATGATTCTGAGTTCGGTACTCCTCAGTCTTATTTTGATACTTTCGGAATCGACACAACACGTGTTGTCCACACTCCCCTTACCGATGTAGAACAATTGAAGTTTGACATCATGCAACAGCTACAAAATGTTGAGCGTGGTGATCATTTGATTATTGTTATTGACTCAATCGGTAACCTTGCTTCTAAGAAAGAAGTTGAGGATGCGTTAGAAGGTAAGTCTGCAGCTGACATGACTCGAGCAAAACAAATGAAGTCCTTGTTCCGTATGGTAACCCCACACTTGAACTTGAAGGATATTCCTTTGGTTGTTGTTAACCATACCTACATGGAAATTGGTTTGTATCCTAAAGCAATTGTTGGCGGTGGAACTGGCGCAATGTATTCAGCAGATAATGTCTATATCCTTGGACGTCAGCAAGAGAAAGAGGGCACTGAGATTGTTGGTTATAACTTTATTATCAACGTAGAGAAGAGCCGATATGTTAAAGAAAAGTCTAAGATTCCTGTCAGCGTATCTTTTGATGGTGGTCTTTCTAAGTGGTCTGGTCTATTGGATATTGCCTTGGAGTCTGGTCATGTTGTTAAACCATCCAATGGTTGGTATTCCAAAGTTGATGAAGATGGGGTTGTAGAAGATAAGAAGTATCGCCTCAAAGATACAGACACCAAAGAGTTTTGGATGCCTATCTTACTAAACAAAACATTCCATGAATTTGTAAAGAACAAGTATTCAATTGGTCAGGGTGAAGCGATGATGCGCGACGAACTTGATGATGCTCTTGATGCTTTAGAGTTTGCAGAAGATGAGTGAGCATTTGGCTAAACCACCATTCGTGGTGGTTGAAAATCGCAACACTGGTCACGATGCTTTAAAGTTGACTTCTGGACCGTATCGAGGTATAATATTCTCATACGGTAAAGTTTCTTTTGATGAACAAGGTGACACTTGCAAACTAAACTTTCAGTATGAAGTTCATGAGAATCACATGGAGTATGATCAAACCGAATTTGAAACATATATCGGGGATCTACTTCAGTTTATAATTATGGACCAGTTACAGAAAAACAATATTACTTACACTGGCGGAATTGATGAGAATAGAAACGAAGATTCTGAGTAATCTTGTATATGATGAGCAGTATTGCCGTAAGGTAATTCCTTTTATCAGCAAGGATTATTTCTCAGATAGAAAGGAAGCGATCCTTGCCAAAATCATTTTAGATTTCTTTACAAAGTATAACAAACCTTTGACCAAAGAAATTCTTTCAATTGAGGTTGGCAACCGAACTGACATTAATGATAAAGAACTGGCGGAGATTAATGGTTACGTTGATTCATTAACTCATGAAGAAGTAAACGAATCGTGGATGCTTGAACAGACTGAGAAGTTCTGTAAAGACAAAGCAGTTTATAATGCTATCCTCCAGTCAATCAAGATTATTGATGGAGCAGATAAGGTTCATACAAAAGATGCTATCCCTTCTATTCTATCTGATGCTCTTGCCGTATCATTTGACAATCATGTTGGTCATGACTATATTGACGATGCTAATTCACGCTATGAATTTTATCATCGTGTTGAAGAGAAGATTCCTTTCGACTTGGACATGTTCAATAAAATCACAAAGGGTGGACTCTCGAAGAAAACCCTAAACATCGCATTGGCTGGTACTGGTGTTGGTAAGTCTTTGTTTATGTGTCATGTGGGAGCATCAGTTCTTGTTCAAGGCAAGAATGTTCTTTACATTACTATGGAAATGGCTGAAGAGCGTATCGCTGAGCGTATCGATGCGAACCTATTGAACTTGACCATGGATGAGTTGAAGGTTATCGACAAAGATATCTTCGACAATCGTATTGAAAAGATTTCTAAGAAAACTCAG